TGCTCTACCTAATATAAATGGTCGGAGTACAAGGATTCGAACCTTGGACCCTCTGGTCCCAAACCAGATGCGCTACCAGGCTGCGCTACACTCCGACGGAAAGCCGGTTACGTTTTTCATTTCGTCTAAGTTTCCCTAGTACAATTTTTCCGGCATAGTGGGAAGGACGCCGCCCCACTATCGTTTACACAATCAATCAGGCGTCATAGCTTGGTGGAAATAAGTAGATTCGAACTACTGACCTGCGCCGTATGAAGGCGATGCACTACCGCTGTGCTATATTTCCGATTAATTTACTTGGTTAATAACTCTATCGCTTGTTGCACTAAATCCAATTGGATATGTAGTCGGTGCGATATTTCTATGGCATCTAAGTTTCTACTTAGAAGTTCTTTGACTTGCGCTAGCAATGGTGACATACATATATAACGCCTAGTGCTGTCAAAAAGTTTACAATGTTTGGCGGAAACGGTGAGATTCGAACTCACGGTGCCTTTCGACACGACAGTTTTCAAGACTGTTGCAATAAACCGGACTCTGCCACATTTCCTAAATTTTGGGGTAACTGATGGGATTCGAACCCACGACAACCGGAATCACAATCCGGGATTCTACCACTGAACTACAGTTACCATTGGTCTGCCCTGCAGGAATCGAACCCACATTAAAAGGGTAGAAGCCTTCTGTATTATCCATTATACTAAGGGCAGACATTAATAAATAGATCATATGAACAATCAATCACTTGCGTTCACGTACAAGTATTACAACATACCCAACCACCCAGTGGAAGGTAGATTCCAAATACGTTTTTCTCCAATCCGACGTGCATTGATGCCGTGGAAGGATGAGGTTGCCAATACTATACAGGCCATATACCATTCTGCAGACAGTCCACTGTTTGTGGCCTTGAGCGGTGGTATTGACAGCGAAATTGTTGCAAGAAGTCTGTTAGAAAATTCCATACCGTTTTCAGCAATAACAATCGAGTACACCAACGGGTTCAATGCTCACGACATTCAATATGCTCGAGATTTTTGTAAAAAATATTCAATCGAGCATCATACTGTCACCGTTGATCCAAATTATTTGTACACTACCAAAATGGAACAGTACATTGATCATGGATACTGTGCTAGAAATTTATACAGATACCTGCAACTGTTTATATTAGAGACTGTTGAAAATCTAAATGGTACTGCTGTCTTGGGCGCCGAAACTCAGGCCTACTACTTGCTGGATGGTCAACTGCACATAAGATATTCCACCGAAATACTAAACACCATCCGGTGGTGCAAAACAAACAATGTTGATCACTGTGTGAATTTTTTCTTGCACAATCCCGAATTGTATGCTGCGTATATGCAAATGCCCGACGTACAGCAAGTGTTAAACAATCCACTGGCTTGCAAAAATACTGTTGAACTGGATCGCACCCGTAACGTGCCAAGCGGAGCCAGTCCTGAAAAAGAATTGGTGTATCGATTGGTGTGGCCCGATCTAACAGAACGGCCCAAGTACAACGGATTTGAAGAAATCATTCAAATCCGTATCCACGCACAAGATCAACTGCGAGCACGTTTTCCTGAAGTGGGCTTTGTTTATATACCAGTTAACAAAATTAAAACTCAACTGGGTATCTGATTGGAGCGGGACAGGAGAATCGAACTCCTAACCGAAGATTGGAAATCTGCTGTTTTACCATTAAACTAGTCCCGCACAAACACATCTTCTACTACGTTACGCATAATGAGTTGTTTAAACTCGGCTGGATCTGCTGCTTTTGGCGCACAAAATCCACAGCGACAATACTCTTTCTTACATTTGATAATGGGCATACCTGAGGCCAATTGTGTTTTCAATGTTGCAATGATCTTTCCATCATCAACGTATCCTAGTGGCTCAACACGACCAGTGGTACTCATACGGCAATCTTTGTTGGTAAAAACTGCACGATCTACCTGTCGCAGGAACAAAAAGAACCAGTTCACGCTACACGACCAACCTTCAAATCCTTGACGCTGCACAAAGGAGACATTGCTCTTTAGGTCACCATTTACACTCAAACGCCGTCCGCCACAACAGGCGCGACCTTCGTCAATGGCCTGTACTGTGTCTTTGGTTTCAGTTATGGGAATCATCCAAAATGTTTTTAATTCGTTAAACTGTTGGCCGGTGTAAGTCCATTCCTCACCGCGGTTGTCCAAGGGCTTGACCACGTGACGTATGTTGTGATACTTGCAAAAATCTATTATAGACTTGCTGTCATCAAAGTATACAGGTTCGTTGTGCATCATAACAATGCATTTGAATCTACGATTGTGTTCCTTGAGATACAAAATATTGTCCAAAAATTGTTGTTTTTGTTTGGGCAAATTCTCTGCGTGGTAGCTTACTGTAAACTCATCCACCAACGGAACTATTTCAGCCCAACGTCTGGGACCAACAATGGCATTGGTAGTACAGGTCACTGTCAGGTGCCAGCGATCCTGATATGGTTCGTAGCGACTGTGACACTCACGCAGGATCTCTACTATGTCAGGATGAAATACACTTTCACCACCGTAAACATTTAACACAACTTTGCGCTGACTAGGTCGTTTGTGTTGCATATATTGATCCACATACCTGTACATAAAATCAATTGATGCTAGGCATTCTTCCAAAGGAGGATGCTGAGTTGTGTTGTCGTGTCCCCCATCTAGACCACTTGGGCAATATGAGCAATCCAAATTACATAATTTGGTCAATTCCCAATCTAGTAAAAAGGCCGGTACATTGGCAGGATCTAATGCAAATGCTATTGAGTTAACTGTCATAATTCGCTTGTCAAATATTCTACTATCTCTTTTACTGTTTGTATCTTGGTAATATGTTTGACACCAGCACCAGCATAGATATGCCCCACTGTGCCGTCACCCTGTATACCTGTGGTTAACGAACGTTCTCTGTTCCAATCACCTTCGGCAATTTTGTCGTTTACCACCGTATCTAAGTCGCCCAAGATCAAAGCATTTTGTTTTGTGTCAGGCAATTGTGTTGTGCCGTTTGCCGAGATCATTGATTGTTTGGCAGCTGTGCTTAGATTACTTTCTTGGCTGGCTGCAAATAGTGTACCTACCCCAACCGCAGTTGCACCCGATTCCACATAGTCTCGAACTTGCTTGGCTGTGCCTACTCCGCCGTACGGTATCAAAATTGCCGACGGAGTTAACTTTTTCTGTGCCTGGAACAACTCCCAGGTTGTGTAAGTATCTCCACTGGATCCAGCCGAATCACTGCCCTTAAGGCAGTAAGCAAAATTAAATTTGCTGTATTCGGGATTACGTCTACGATACATAACCTGCATCGGGCTTATATATTTGAGCATACCATTCATCACTGTGGCATAGTTGTTGCCTAACCGGAGCTTGATGCGTTCCCAATCGTTTAGTGTATCTCTGGGATTGTTGATGGCATATACTTCCAAGTGACTGACTTGATGTTCCTTGAGTATACGCATTAGTGTTCGATCAAAGAAATGTTCAACACCGATTGAAAATACCAAATCGCTGGCACCAGCCGCGTGTCTAAATTCTTTAAGCAACGCATTGACCTGATCGTAATTTTTTTCTGCCACTTCAAATTGCACAAACTCACTGACTACCAAGCTGGGCACAATGCCTGCTTCCCAACAGGCCAAGGCCAATGGCAAGTCTGACACTTGATTCATTGCCGCTTCTACAATGGGGTATCTTGAATTAAAGTATGTTTTCATATGTTTGGCGGGACTCCAGGGAATCGAACCCCGATCTGCGGTTTTGGAGACCGATGTAATGCCATTATACCAGAGACCCAGATACTGGTAGGACGTGACGGGTTCGAACCGCCGACATTCACGGTGTAAGCGTGACGCTCTACCAGCTGAGCTAACGTCCTAATTAAAACTTTGCGTTCAGTGCTTGAACCTGTGGTAGCCCTGACTCTTCCTGGCTCCTCTCCACGTCGTCCGGATTCCTAGTGGAGTTTAGAGTTGTTCCAGTGTAGCTACTACGCAAATCTTGGAGCGGGAGACGAGGTTCGAACTCGCGACATCTACCTTGGCAAGGTAGTGCTCTACCAGCTGAGCTACTCCCGCTTTGAAACTTGGCGCTCCCGACCGGATTCGAACCGGTGTACTTGCCGTGAAAGGGCAATGTCCTAGGCCTCTAGACGACGGGAGCCTAAATCTTTTAATACACGATCTGGCGATATATCGCTGTAGATTTTTATACGAGTATCGGCAGTGATTTTTTGTTTAAACGGTTGTTCGCAATAGTACTCTACTATAGGACTATTTAATACAGCCGCAAACTGCCAATAATCTTTTAAAAAATCATTTTTTCCTTTTTTACCAAGCACCAGTTTGAATGAATCCAAATCATCGGGTATTTGATAAAACTTTATTTTGTTTGAAAACTTGCTCATCAAAATGTCAAACAAAATAAAATCGCCAAATGACACACAGTACACATCATCGATTCCTTCAGCACGGTAGTTGTCGTACAAGTCGGCTATGCGTTTAACGTGTTCTATTGTGGGTTCGCTTTGTGGGCGGTTGATACCAAAAATGAGAATTCGTTTTGCAGATAGAGAATCAGATTCTAAAAAGTTGCCTTTCATAGAATCTGATTATACTTTAAAACTATTTAAAAGTCAATTAACTTTTACGGATGCTGTCTACCAAACCTGGTAAAAATACGGAATCATACTTGGCATACAATGGTTCTGTCAATGCTTCGAACTTGGCCATTTCTTCTGCTGATAATTCTTTGTATGTTACACCAGTTTCAGCTGGATCTGCTTTGGCCAGCTTGTCGCTGTCTTCAACGGACCACTTGCGCTCTAAACGTGCAGCATTGATAGCAGCTTGGCTTAGTTTGGCTTGTAGATCTTCGCTTAAACTGCTCCACCATTTCTCGCTAACGATAATGCTGGTCAAGAACAAGCTGTGTTTTGTATCTGTAACATAACGCTTGTTGGTCTTGTTTACAGTGGCCAACAAACGTGGAACTGTTGTGTCAACTGCATCGTGCTGGTCGCCTTCTGCGTGAACAGCTGCCCAGTAGTCTTCAATAGCGTGTGGATCAGGTTGACCGCCAATGGCTTCGATTGTGTCGATACCGATTGGGTTTGTGCCTGTATAAAAACTTAGATTTTTAAAGTCTGCCAAAGATTTGATTTCTTCGTCACTGGCAACAATACGGAAACCACCTGAGTATGTAAAAGCTAAACCACGTGCTGGTGATTTTTCTTTTAGCTCGCTCAACATAGCTTGGCCGATTTCGCCTTCTAGAACTCTAGTAGCGTGGTCGTGATCTTTAAATAGGAATGGTAGTTCCAAAGCCATAAAAGCTGGAACGTTCCACTTCCATAATTGGCTAATATGCAACTGGCTCATTTCAATTTTGCCTTGGTCCATATAAACCATTGGATTTTCTCTTGTGCCATTGTTGTGCTTTTCAGCATATTCTGTAGCAGTAAGAATTTCGATGTCAATTGCACCGTTTGTGCTGTTGCGTACTTCTTCAGCAAAAGCTTCAGCTGTACGCAAAAATAGATGTACTGGCTCGTGAGCAATTAACCACTTAATTTTGTTTGTTTGTTGCATTTAGGAATCTCCTGGATTGTAAGTATTTATACACTTGATAAGTATATTTATTACTAATCCGCTATTTGGGCTTAATTAGTACCGTCGTTGACGTTTAGTACTGTTTCACTGATAACTTTACCATTCAACAACAACTGTACTGTAAAATTGTCGCTGTCGTCGTATGGACCAACAGTATTAAACGAGTTGATTGTTAAATTTGCTGTTAGAAACGCAATTAAATCTTGTTCTGTCATATCTGCTCCTGTACAACTATTTAGCTTGGTGGAGAATACTGGGATCGAACCAGTCGTGTCAAAGACGGCGGATTTACAGTCCACTGCATCACCATTGATGCTTCTTCTCCAAATTTATGTGTTCTCTGTTGCCAAAGAATATAGCAAAGCCTACTAGTTTGTCAAATGGACGACTATGAGTCTTTTCAATTGACCTGCGCTTTCCAGGCGCGACTATTCGTCTAATAGACTTTGCTATATACTTATTTTACTCCCGACGTTGTCGCCATCAGTTTGATCCAAGTACCCGCCCCTTTATGGCTTTTTTAGAGTGGTCCAACGGAGCTCGTTTCCTACGTCCACTTTACTGCTTATTTTTTAGAACGGGCCTTTTCTAACAGTCGGGCCTGTTCAACCAACGCCTGCACTTGTGCCTGCGCTCTTGCTACCTTTGCTTCCATCAAAGCAACCTTCTGCTCTGGAGAAAGAAAGAACTTGTTTTCTTTTTCTAGTTTTTTATGTTCTAACATTACCTTCTCCTTTAAAAACAAAAAACCCTGGGTGTTTAGTCCAGGGTCTTAATTAAAATATATGGTTAGATTGATATCTTAATTAAGACCCCCAGGTTCACGATCACTATTAATCATTGTAAACACTGACCAATAGGCTAGCCCGCCTAGGTTTGGCTGTGGTGCGGATAGATGTTTACAAGTTCTAAGTGTCATAATGTTATCAATTATACATTTATTTATCTTTTGTGTCAACCTGGTGTGGTAAATAATTATATTCCCTGAAAGTACACTACTATATGCAACTAATCAAAGCAAGCGCCGGCGTCATTGACCAATTCAATTCGATGTATCCATCCAAATCCGAAAAAGTTACCAATGCCACTGTTGACACTATTCCTTACAGCACCATATATGGGTTTGTATTGGACGGACAGGCTCGTTTACCAAACGGTTGGATTGCCAGCAAAGATCAATATTTCTGTTATACACCAAAAGACGGCGACACAGTTGCAGTTGACGGCGTTGCTGTTATTATAACACGATTGGGATTTATCGGTCAACAGTCAGTGGGTGGCCCGATTGAACAAAATGGACGTTTGTGTTATATTGATGGTTGCAGTGACAGCCTGTTGATTTATCCGCCAAGATTGGGAGACCCCAGTTTGAATATGTTGTATTTTCCACCCGGCATTGATCAAACATTTCACATACATCCTAGTTTAAGACTGGGTATGGTAGTGCGCGGCAAGGGTTACAGTTGTTTCCAAGATCAAGAAATTGCACTTGAAGTAGGAAATATTTTTTCGATCGAAGAACGCGAATTACACAGATTTAGAACTGAAGACGAATCGATGACCGTTATTGCGTTTCATCCCGACGGTGATTGGGGTCCTACTGATCAAAATCACACAATGTTAAACAGAACCTACATTACCACTAAGTAGTACGTTTTAAAATCCTGCCCAATTCTTGTCTGGTGGGTGTGTCTTCCAGGCTGTAGCGACGCCAATCCTTGTCTATAGCAAAAATGTCTGCTTGTGCATCGCTGTACAGTCTGCTCATTGACTTTTCTTCACGTTTGTTGGACCAGTATAGATCGTTGCCATCAAAATCAAAAATGTATTTTTTTGGAAAATACTTGGGATCTTCCACTGTGCGTTCTCTGCGTAGGTCTTTGGTCAACATACTCCAAATTTGCAATTCGTCTGCGGCATAAAATCTATACAATGTATTTTCATAAAAATCTTTGAACTGAGCTTGATCTAGATTTTTAGCATAGTTTAAAATTTTACGCAACAGTACATCGTCAAGTTTTAGATTGAAATTTATCCACCAAAGAAAATCATACACAGTTTCAATTGGTATGGGACTGTGTTTGATAGTTTCTTTGACCAGGTCCACTGTGAAGTATAATCCATTCAGCGTGGTTTCAAATATGGAAGTTGATGTTTGTCTGGCAATCATATCCCGGGGGTCAACTTGGCTCCATGGCGAATTCAACAGATCAAATTGTTTCTTGTATGCCAACTTGTGTATGGGTGTTGACCCCATACATTGATTTCCAGCTTCACCGTCAACCACGAGAATCTTGTTGTAGTTGCCGGCATCAATGACAAAATCAGTTATGTCTTCCACTTGCAATCTTGGCTTGATGAAATTGTAATAAAAGTATGCGTTTTCTCCCACAGACAACACAGGATCGCACAGCACGGTAATACGGTCTAGCACATCTTCATCAGCCACTTTGAGCATACTGACCAAAATGCTGGTGCTGTCAATACCGCCCGACCAACAAAAGTATGGCTTACGTCCGGTCTGTTTGATCCGCTGGCAAAAGGCCTCTGCTACAGTTTCTATTACCACATCAAATCGTAATTCATTATTGGTTATGTCCGGAATAGGGCATAAGGTAGGTGCAAGATCCCACGGAGTGTTTAGTTTGTTTACACGAGACTGTATCATTGGCGGGAAATGATCGATTCCCATTGTGTTGAACCAACCGTTATACTCGTAACTTTCGTCCCGCAGATACGGATCGTACAGGGCCAATCGATCTAGCGGAATATAAATTAAATCACGCATACAATTTGTCCAACTGCTGTAATATCAAACTAGACACACGAAGATCCTGATCAGTTTTTAAATTGTTTGTGGCCATCTCAAATAATTTTTCTTCTATATCGGCCACTGTCAATTCTGTTTTACAAATTTGCTTGAACTGTTTGATAACAGCGTTGTCAAGACTGTGGTCAGATTTGGTTCTCAACTGTTGCAATATTCCACGCTTGTAATTGGGCAGTGGAATTTTGTTAAACAAAGTCACAAAGTGATGAGCCAGCATCATCTGTTGTTGTAGATCCTGCTGTCTTTCCACAGAAAGTCTACTGTCTGCACGTTGATTGATCAACAGTTGACCGGCATTTTCTTCGTGAACGTGTGTGAACATATTGGATATGATAGAAGTTTCTACCAGGCGTATGTTTGACACTACGGGAATTTGCCAATCCAAGCAAACGCTGTTGTCCAACAAGCCCGGTTGATAATTGTCAAACGATTGCAAATCAAATGCGATTACATTCAATTTGCTAAACGAAAATATTTCTCTAACTTCCAGTAACACTTCAAGATCGTCGGACAATAGCCATATTGCTCGGCTAAACGAGTCCACCAATGCATAACGTCCCGGTATTCCAAAGAAGAAATATTTACTATTCATAGTTCACACGTGGTGCGAGTGGCCAGAATCGAACTGGCACGGGGTCTCCCCCGAGAGATTTTAAGTCTCTTGTGTCTACCGATTTCACCACACTCGCAAATTTTGGTGCCCCAAAGGAGACTTGAACTCCTACACCTTGCGGTACCGGCTTCTAAGACCGGCGTGTCTACCAATTCCACCATCGGGGCATAACTTTACTTAGCAACAATTTTGGTGGGCCTTGTTGGAATCGGACCAACACTCCAACGATTATGAGTCGTTTGCTTTACCATTAAGCTAAAGGCCCTTATTCAAATACTCCTGTGAATTGTGCGCTCATTGCAGTAAACATTCGTGGATCGCGCTCAATCAACACAAATCTGCGATTACGTTTTTGGGCCGCTAATCCGGTACTACCCGAACCAGCAAAAGTGTCTAAGACTAAATCTCCTTCGCGGCTCAACAGTTCAATCAGGTATTCCAACAACTCTACAGGTTTCTGTGTAGGATGAATCTTTTTGCCAATGCCGCCACTAAATGTAATAGTATTAGGCACTACGCATTGTACAACATCACCAGATCGTTTGCGATCTTTCAACATTTGCTGTGCTTCTTTTAATGCTGTTGCAAACACCTGCTCAATGTCTTGTTCGTTATCGGCATCTTTGGCATACTTGTAGACAATACTTGAAATCTTATCTGCAGCTGTGTACCGTTCAACAATAGTGCCACGTGCTGCATCAGCATTGAATGTACGATCGCCTTTAGGTTTGATGCCCCACAAGATATATTCGCAACCACTAACCAAATTAACCTGTCGATTGAACGGAACTGCCGCAGGCTTTTTCCAAGTAATAACACGCTTGGGTTCAAAGCCGGCCGTTTCCATTATCCGCCACAGGTAACTGATGTATTGATCACTGATGAATATAGCAAAGGTGCCGCCTTTTCTCAACTTCTTGAACCAGAACGCCGCCCAGGATTCCATCTGTGCCACAAACTCGTCGTGTGTGACACTATCCCAATCTTGTTCAAACGATTCTGAAAACTTTTGACTGTGAATGGTGTTTTTGTTTTTGCCAGTTTCTGGATCAATCCATTCGGGCTTGGCACCACCCTCGGAGATATTGTAAGGCGGATCCGTTAATAGCAGATCAACCGAAAGGTCAGCAATGTCAGCATCTGCCAACAACATATCTTTGTTTAGTAGCATCTATAGATTATAGCTTATTGAGAATTTTGTGTCAATACACAATCATAAAACCTGGCAAATTGTTTCCGGGTTTATGACTAGGTGCGTGATATTGGAATTTGAATTGCAATTCTGAAAATGGTTTAGACGAAGCCAAAACTTGTCCGTTATCGGTTATATCCAGGCGTCCCAACCAAGCAGGACTTTGGTTAACAATGTTGGTCATCATTGTGGCATATTCTCCAGCACTGGGTCCACGCAATACCGAATTCAGAGTGGCAACACCAAGTGCGTAGGTCAAAATATCAGTGATTGATTTGACCGGATCCTTGCGGAAGCTGGGAAATCCAGCTTCCTTTTCTGTGGGCTTTTCTTTGCCTTTGGCTACACCCATAAAGTAATTGCCGTCGGCTGGTAGTCCAGTTGGTTTACCCCAATTGCCAGCTGTTAAAATTGGATAGATAAATTTGAGAGCCGAGCCATAGTCTTTTTCTCCGGTACCTTTGCCTAGACCGTTTTTGGTAACCAATGCAGCCAGGCCAGCCCAGTCTACAAATTTGCCGCCCAACACTTCAACCGCTTTGTTGTATTCAGGCAAACTGATGTGTGCTGATGCGGCAATAATTTTGTCTACGTTTTTGCCGCCAGCTTTGGGATGATAGTTTTTAAACAAGGCAAATAATTTTTCTTGTTTCTTATCGTTGGCAATGGTTTTTTCAAAGTTGTCCATCAAGTCTTGGATACTTTTGAAGCTGGTACCTGATCCTGTCAAGCTCTTGACGCTGTACTTGTTTTTGCCAATGATAACATCGATCAAAGGAAAGTTACCCTCGGCTGGAAATTCAATGGCATCGTTTTTCTGTGCCATCTTGATTGGAGCTAAGATTTCACCAAAGTCTACACTGAGTTGATTTCTAGCACGAGCACTTAGATTGGCATTGGCGTCAGGTGTCAAAGCCGGTTGTGCTCCTGCAGCCACTTCAATCAGTTCTAATAGGATCTGTTGTAGTTCAGGACGAGTTTTGGTTTTGCTGATAACTGCGGCTCTTGTTTGTACAATCAATTCATCACGCTTCATTGGACGTCCCGACAAGCCCAAGGTAACTGGTGTAAATTCTTTGATACTCACCGTAACACCACCTGTATCGTCGTCTTTTTTGCCCGAACCTGCAACAACAATACTGTAAAACACATTACCGGCGCTGTAGCTGAGAATGTTGCCGCGATATTTGCTGCTCAGTGATGCTTGTAGTGGTTCCAGTGGTAAATTGTCTAGACCCACTGCTTTAAAATATTGTGCTATTGTTGCTTTGTCAGATCCAAACACACGGATATAGGGAATTTGTTTGTCGTTTTTGACTTCAAAACGAATATCTGGCATATCGCGTTGCATACTGGCTGCCAGATATTTGATTTCGTTACGATCAGCAAACCTTTCATCGGGTTCGGGCGCCAATGCTGTTTCAAATAGCTCAACTAATTTTTGTAGGTTCATTGTATTCATATTTAGCTATTTTCGTTCTATATCTGTTTCGTCACAGCGTGAGCCATATTGTATTTCTACTATTTTACACGGCTCTGTGAAAGGGTTTGCCAATTGGTGCCATTCGTTTACCAGTATACTGTACTGATCGTGCCGGTTAAGAGTTTGTGACGGCATTTCGTATCCGTTGTTGGTCAATGAACGAACTACACATTGACCTTCACTCACGTGCCAGTGTTCCCAACGTTCCGCGTGTCGTTGCATACTCAAACTTTGCCCAGGGTTTACAGTAAGTTCTTTTACTTTGGTGCCAGGCACTTCGTGTAGCACACGATAGTAACCCCAAGGACGTTCTGTACGGGGTGCTTTCCATTCTTGCAAAATCCAACTGCTTGAATTGGCTTTGTTTTCCCCGCCTACACCAAATACAAATTCTACACCCTCTACTGACATTTCAGGAATATTATCCGGGGTGCGGTCGCCACCGTTGGCAAAGATAATTTTGGCATCGGGATAGTGGGCTTGAACCTGTTGTATCAGGTGTCTCGCTGAACCGTCCTCGTCGTCAAAGGTATAAACTTCGTCCACCATGGACAAATTGTTTACTATGCAAAGTCGTTCATTCCAGGGCATAAATGCGCGACCTTTTTTGCGTTCTAGCCACTCGTCACTGTTGATTCCCACAATCAGCAAATCGCCCAAGGTAGACGCAGCTTTCAAGTACGCAATATGCCCACTGTGCAAAGGATCAAATCCGCCGCTTACTACTGCAATTTTTGTCATATCAATTTGTAATTAAATAATTTTCTTTGTCTAGCCAATGCACTACTAGATCGTCTAATCGAGCATAGCCGTATTTTTCTACGCTGGCAATTAAGAAATCATTGACAAGATTTTTTTCAGCAAGATCATACCAAGTTGGATGCTCTGGCAGTGGTGTGTTGGTTGCATACACCGCCGCATACAACCAGGGACTGTTTGATTTACGATAAAAATACGCATCTCTGCAATCAAAGCCACTTACTGCCAGCATATATATGAGATTTAAAATGTTAAAACTGTAATATTGATGACTGTGATTTTCAATGGTCAATCTGTTTTTAAACGAATAAGTTGTTTGTGGTATACTCAACATCAACATACCATTGGGGTTCATCTGGCTGTTCCAGTGCTTTAAACAACTCAGCGGATTCTTGGCATACTGTAAACTGTCGTGGCTCCAAATCAAATCGGCTTTGGTAGGCAGTATCACTGTTTCAAAGTCGTCTTCAATTTTTTTAAAATTTGGATTGTCCTCAATGATGTATTGCTCAATCTGATGTATGTTGGTATCTACACCATATACTGTGTAATTACGATGTATTGGAGGATCGTCACGTGTTTCAAGTCGAGCCCACCATTCGCTGTCAAAACCAACGCCACAGCCCATATCAGCAACAGTATTCAGGCTGTCGAGAAAACTGTCGTATCCGTAAATAAGGTTTAATACTTCCAAGCTGTGCTCGTGACTGGCTGTTGCATTTTTAAACAGGGCCATTGGTTAATATCTCCATTACTAGTTTTTCTTTTAATTGTTTCAATCTTGGTTCAAGTTGATGGCAAGCTTCTGCTATTTCTATTTCACTGCCCCAAGATCGCTGTGTGCTCAAATGATACGCAAATTTACCACACGCATCTTTTTCTAATTGTACATTGATTGCATCATGCCGAGGTTTGGCTCGGCAACACAAGTTAAATTCTTCCAACAGTTCGTCTGCACGAGCCTTCCAGTCTATCATACCACAATGTCTTCCATTCCTGCTGTACGCAAACGAACCACGTGTCCCAGCATAAAGTTCTTTGATTCAACACCTTTCATAACTCCCAACCATTTGTTACGTAATAGTGCCACTTCGTTGATCAATGTTTCAAAGTCAATTACTTCGTCTTCACCGTCTACATATTTTTCAGCATCTCTCGATGTCAAGGCACGCTGATATGCTTCCAAGTATTTTTGAAAATGCTTACGACGTATTTTACGCAGTTGTATATTGAGATACTCCAGTACTGCTTCAATCTCTTGCAGTTGGTTGAAACGGTGTTCACTTTGACCCGGTAAGTCTGCCAACTCTTTTTCTACTCGTCCCTGTATCTTGATGTCGGCACGAGCGGCTATTAGTTCACCCTCGTAATAGTTAATAAAGTCTGGCAATGCGCCAAGGTCGGCTACAATTCGATTATAGAACATAAGTGTGTACGACTATTGCCTGTTTTGATTTGATGTTATTTTTTAAAAAATTATCACTGCAATGCAGTTGTTTTTCGTCCCAATATACCACACCGCCCAAACCCCAAGGAACAATTTGATCAATGGTCAAACACTCCAGATCTTCAGGTTTGAGATGACTCAAATGTTGCTCAAAGTGTTTGAGAGCATTGTTCTCTTTTGGTTGTCTGTTGTTGTTCCACTCAACTCTTTTCCACATTTTACGCACAGGATCTGCGGAATCTACAAAAGTGTCAGCTTCATTGAATGTGACTGTGTGTACACGTTCAAACCCCTCAAACTGATTTTCAATGCCCATTGGAATCAAAAATGCTTTGTATGGTTCGCCAACACTTTTGTAATAGTAGTCTGAATGTAACTGTTGCGGAATTTCTTCATTGATAAGACCGCCAAACAACAACCTCATTGGCTCGTCAGTTAACTCTCTCAATCGGCCAAATACTTTTTTATCAAACCAGCTGTGTAATGTATGATCCTGTGTGATAGCAGTATGATACAAATGGTCGCGAGGCAGTTTAGACAGTCGATCCAATAAGAATTCTACTTCCGTGCGACTGAATACATCTGCAACTACACCACTGTTACCAATCACCATCTTTGTCTTCTTCACCCTCTTCGTCGTTTTGAGCTGTGTATTCTTTGAGTGCTTTTTTCAATATGTTGTCAGATGTGCCGAATTCCTGCAGTTCAACATCGCCCAACATATCAACCAGTACACTCATAAGATTATCGGCTGCTTCCTGACGATCTTTGCTAGGTATATATTGTTTTAAAATAGTGTATGTCTCAATGAGAACTTCTACGTCGATGCTCATTCTACTGTTTCCTCTTTTTTGGTTTTCTTTGTTTTTTCTTCAACTACTGCATCAACTGCTGCTTCAAGCTCTTCGATGTTGGCTTGCTTTTGATGTGGGTTGGCAACAAAATCTACCATGGCTCGATCCAAACAAGAATCCTCGTTGCGTTCCCACGCCTTACGGAACTTCTTGATAATTTCACCATCGGCCAATGTGTACACCAGACTGTTGCCTTCTTTCTTCAGCAGGTCTTTGCCTTCAAACAAGTCTACTAGACCTGAGTACGGATTCATACCTTCTTCGTATGGAATCTTGACCTGGACAGATTCAAATGGTTTAGCGTAACGAGTTTTCATAATCTTACAAGCGGCGCGAATACCTTTGACTTCTGAGATCTTGTTGCCGTCTTCGTCTTCTTTGAGCTTTAACTTACGCATAGCAACCACAATAGAGCTGGCATAGATAAAGCCCTGACCACCCGAGATCTTGTCATCGGGATCAAACATATCTTGGCTAGCGTATGTGTGTGCTGTGGTAACCAAGCCAATGTTTAAACTGCCAAACATATTGACACAGTTACGAACCAAGGCAGCCAACGCTTTGGGTTTACGACCCATATCGCCCTTCATATCGCCTGCTTCAAATTGGTTAACGTCTGTGGGTGTCAACAACATACCCAATGAGTCAACCACAAACAACACTTTGGGACGTTCTGTTTCTGGTAGAGTTTTGTATTCTTTAACAAACTCTGAAATCATCTTGCCCACATCGTCAATCATGGCCATATTTAATTTTAGCAGTTTGTCCTCGCTGGTGTCTACGTCTAGTGCGTGTAACCATTTTTCATCCAATGCATTTTCACTATCAACCAAGATAACATAAATGCCTTGCTTTTGTGCGTTGGATACTAGGTTACCCGAACAGATAAAACTTTTACCTGCACCAGATTCGCCAGCAAACACAGTGACTTTACCTAGCGGTACACCTTTGTGGAAGTCTCCACTGATAAGATAATTGAGAGCATAGTTGTTGGTTGAGATCCAATCTGTTGGATCAGTAAAGCCCACGGAGATACCGTCAATGCTTTTGGTAATGCTCTTGCGAAATTTACTTACGTCGAATGGTTTAGCCATAATGATTTTCCTTGATAAAATGATAAAAACTTTTAAATACTGCTTGACTACTTATACCTCTACGCTGATCCAAATCAGCAATTTCCTTGAGACTCTGCTCAATGTTGGCTGCAAAAGGTTGTTGAATATAGTTCAGCATATTACGTAATCCATCTTCCAATAGATATCCTGGTTGTTCAGAGATATGATATTGCAGTTTTAGTTCTACTGATTTTAACATATCTTTTGGTAAATGTCTAATGTTTAGGTATTCTGGTGTCAACAACGGGCCCAGCACAAAACTGTTGTTATGGAAACCCAATCCTTTTAGATAATATATACACTCAAATATACTCAAGTAGTTCAACAGAAAGTGCAACATATTGAATGATATTTTATGGTTGAGCTGTTTGATTGTGCTCAAATTGTCTAAAAAGTCTCGCCACCGGCCGCCGTATCGAATGTATTCAAATTCTTCTTCGATTGAGTCAATGCTCACAATCCAGTGTACATTCTTGAACTCACATATACGTTCAAACACACGAGTGTCCACTTTGCTGAGATTGGTATTGATACGCAGATTCACATCAGGATCCAGTAGATCCAACAACTCCAGGTTTTCCTTCATCAACAAGGGTTCGCCGCCGGCCATATACACGTGTTTTAGTGTGGGCGCACGATCCAAGATATACTGTTTGAATTCGGCACGTTGTTCGTCAGTGGGCACCGCAGGATGTATCTTTAATTCATCAGCCCAACGACTGCTGAACTTGGGACCACAATATGTACAGGCAAAATTGCACAGGTTGGTCCAACGTACATCAACAGTTTGTAGATCAAAATTTTGTTCGGAGTAAGTAGACGGTGGCACATTTTTGAGTTCACGTATGTAAAACACACGATCGCTAATGTGTTCAAAACCACGTTTACCTTTATCTAGATCATAACACGGAGAACAATTTGGTCCTGGCTCACGATTGATCATATTAAACTGTGTGTGCATATTGGTAGGACCCATCAAGATCTGTTCGATGCTGTTGTCTCTGATGTTGCCTAGCTTGCCAGCACTACGAATACAGTTTTTAACGTCGCCGTCAAAGTTGTACATAAGCCCAGTCCAAGGCATAGGACAAAATGCAGGGTTGGTCAATATGTCTTTGGGTGTCATATTTTGGGACCTAGGCTGATATCAGCAATGGCCAGATTGTTAGCTTCGGCCATTCTAAATGTTTGTACTAGTATTCTAGCCCACGTTGCAGGATCGGCTGCCGGTGGACTGGTAGTACCTGGTTGTGTGGCAATCCATCCAGGTCTGATCACTGTGATATGTGGACCACGTGGTGTCTTATACCTCAATTGATGTGCAGCCAACTCTAGGCTGATCTTTTGTATGCGATACTCATCCATACCTTCCACTGTGCTGACCGGTTGCTGAGTCATCATTGTGCTGATCACCCAGATCCGTTTATCTAAATCTGCCCATCGGCGATGCATTTCAAACAGCAATTCTGTTTGTGCAAATCCGGCCTGTGCATTGCTAACAAACAAGTCGCAAGGCTCAATGAGATCTGCTACTTTGGCAATGTTTCTGATGTTGTGTCCGGTACGCCGACTCAGGCCCACAATTTCCTCGCCATAAAATGCTTCAGCAAGTGCTTGCCCAATGCCGGCTGTGTGTCCGGTAATTGCTATTTTCACTCAATGCCTCTCAGTTGTTTTTGTTCTTGTATGTATGCCTCTAAGGCTGCTTCATCGGTATTATTGACATCCAATACCGCAGGATGTTTTAGGTATGCGTATTCGTGATCAATTCCGTGTAACTTTGCAAATGCAACAATCTCAGGTAACTGCTTTACATTCAATCTGCTGACTGTGGTCCATAAGTTTAATCGGACTGGCATACGTTTGTATTCCATTAAATTAGCGTAGAACTTGTCCCACTTGATAGGCCAGCGTACAAAATCGTGTACGTCTTGTACGCCATCAAAACTGACGGTGACAGTGACATCGATGCCGCGGTTGACCAAGTCTACTAATTCGGTCAATACGGTACTGCCATTTGTGTTTAGTCTGATACTTTCAACATTGGGCGGCAAATTGCGTATGACCTGTCGGTAGTTTTTGCTATGGCTGGGTTCGCCACCATTCAGGTCCAGGTGCACAATTCTCTCTTGTGGTAGTGCCCAAAAGCGATTGGTATTGTCAACTATGGTATACTGTTTGGATTTCAAACTGCCAATCTTGGTGCTTAGGCCTTCGTGGCAGGTCATACAGGCACTATTACATACATTGTCTAACACACCACCCACAGTTAGATAGTCTGGGCGTGTTTGTTGACTGTCAAATTCTATACTGTGTGTGCGTACACTTACGTTGGATTCGCGTTCGGTTTCTTCACAACGTCGACACTCACTGGGCCACAGATCTTGCTCAAACTGTTCACGTATTTTGCGTAACCATACGCTAGAATCCATTTGTTCCAGGCTATCAAATTGTGCAGGGTTGACCATATGGCCACAGCGACTAACTGTTCCGTTATGGTTAAAGCGTACAAAATGATCTAGTCTAGGACAGCGCATAAGTCTCGGCTTCGTTGAATTGTTTCTTTGTATAGTTCGGGGTACTTGACCTTGATGTGTGCCAGTATCATTGCAAATGTGACAGTTTGATCTCTAAGGTCTTCAAACAGTATCTTGTCCAACTGCAAATAAAACCATAGTTGTTTGTTGTCTTGGAAACGATTTATCAGGCTTTGATCTCTAGCCAAGGTGTTCCAGGTTTCGCCAATGGTTGAATCTAATTCGTCTGTGGTCTTGACAGTTATCCAAATGCCATTGGTATGTCTGTGCAAGTTCATGATCCAATGAAACTGTAGTGCAAAATGACGATCTAGAAACAAATATTGTTCTATCAATGATAGAGTAGTTGCTCTATCAAACTCAGGATGGTACGCTAGATAAGTTTGTACACCCGATACATAACGTTCAAACGGATCACGCAGATACACCGTCACACAACCAACTTTACTTATCTGTTCTGGTGAGAGTGTGCGTAAACTTTTTTCTTTGAGTCCGCTGGAACCGTTTTTAAAAATAGGGTAGACATAGTGGTTAGCAGATACTTCAAGTATCTCGCACTCGTCGGGAAATAGAATAGGATCTATATATGATAACATAAGCAAGAAGTGGGAGCCGAAGCCCCCACACCCTAATCAGGAAAGATTATTACTGCTTACGATTGCGAATCATCGCTAGGATGTCTTCGGCACGTTTGCTACTTGGTGCAGCTTCGGCAGCTGGAGCAGCTACTGGTGCTGTTGCTACTGGTGCATCATCTTCATCAACAGGATCAGCTGACACGGCTGGTGCTGGTGCGGAAGCGTCTGCGGCTGGTGCGGCATTTGGAGTATCCAAACCGTATGGTTTGTAATACGCACCCCATTTGTCTGCATCATATGGTTGACCATCTACTGATGCTTCAAACATTTCTTTAAGAACTTTGAGTTCTACTTCGGTTGGTTTCTTGGGCAAGAAGTCACTCAAGTTAAACAGACCGTGTTCGTCGATTGCGGCTTGTTCTTCTGCGGTCAGTGCAGATTCTTTGCGTGACCATTTGCTTGTGCTGTAGTCAGCGTAGCCACCTTTGGAAGTTTTAACAATTTGGAAATCCAGGCCAGCTTGATAATCAGTTGGCAATTCTTCCATTTCTGGATCCATCAAAGCTGCTTTGATGATGTTAAAAATTTGTGGGCTGATTGTAAAACGACGAATTGGATTAGCCGGAGTCTTGTCATCGCTCAATGCATTTTCACGCACAAAGCCTTGAAACACATAACTCTTCTTTTTCCAATACTTGCGACCCATTTCTTCTAGACTAGGATCTTTGAACCAAGGACGTACTTCTGCCAAGATTGGGCAGGCTTCGCCGTACATTTCCATACAAGGAACTTGTACTACTACTGGTTTTGAATCTGCTTGACCTTTGACACCAGCAAATGGCAAACGGATCATTGCACGTTCAGCCCAAAAGAATGAATTCTTGGTGTTGCCGTCGGGTAGAAATCTGATACGAGTGGTGGAACCTTCTGCAATGTTCCAGTGTGGATAGATAGCGTTGTCGCCACCTGCTTGTTTGTTACCTGCGCCACGGTTTTCTGATGCTTGAAGCTTTGCGCGAATTTCTGCTAATGTTGTAGCCATAATGTTTCTCCTTAAGATGGTCTTTAATTTACTACTGTGCCTAGATATATACTTGCACCCTGCTAGTATATAACAATACTATTTAGCTTGTCAAACGATTTTTAAATTATTTTCTCAATCCGGCTAAACTGCGGATAAAATCCAAACTGTCGGCTTCTTCCATTGCCATATTTGAAACATTTGGATGTTCGGTTGTGCTGCCGTATTCGGTACCGGTTGGTGCAGATGGGCTGGTCTCTGGAGCAAAATTGGTTTGCTGATCGCGACCGTTTTGTTGTAGTTCTGCTGTGACTTTGGCAAATAATTCGGGCATATGAACTTCTAACCAACTTTTGATCAACGGAGTTGCATCTGCGTCAGGACCTTGGCTGTGACTCAATTCGGTAATTTTGTCATTTAACTCGTCGTCACCAATCAATTGATCCAGCTCAGAAATAGCATCAACACCATCAATGCCAACTGATACAGGAGTTTTTAATAGTTCTATCAATGCTCTGGCACGGTCTGCATCGTCGGGCTTGAGCCAGTTGCCTTCGGCTACCAAGTCTGCCCACTCTTCCAACTCTGCACCCAAGGTGTTGGCCGATTCGCGTTGATATTTTTTATATGCTTTGTACACAATTGGTAGGGCTTCGGTAAAACGATCGTCGTAGACCTTTTTAACAAAACGTTCACGCAAGGCATCTACGTCCACTTCATCTTCAACCACGGAGCGATCTGGCACCCAGGATTCAAAATATTCGTTGTAGCCTCTTGGTCCACGCATACGACGCAGTTGACGTTTCAACTGATCATAATGTTGTACAGCACTATGAGTCATATCTGCTGTTTCTTGGTCTTCAAACTGACGATGTTTGGTACTGCGTACAAAATGACGCATATCACTCATTTCTTTTACCAATGAATTGATATGTTCGGCACGTTCGTCGTGCAAGGTTCCGCCGGCATTCAAATGCTCAGCCATTGCATACGCACCGTGTAAGTTTGTGTGTGGTAACAAGAAACGTTCACCGCGTTCGGTTTCTAAAAAGATTTCTTGAATTCTACGACTACGAGCGCCACGAACTTCGTCGTTGACTTTGTCTGCGTGGCGAATTAGTATTTTGGTGTTGCCTTTGTCGGCAAAGCTGTTGTATGGACGACCCGGTGTGCCATACAAGCGACTTTCTGTCATTGCCACGTCGCTGGTTGTTGCCACGTCGTCCACTTTGGCCTGTTGTTTGATATCTTTGAGATCTAGATTAGATTTGTTAATGTCACGGGTGTCAAATGTTAATAAATTGCGTTTTGCAAACAGTCTCAAATTGCGTAAAAATTCGTACCATTCTTTGCGTTGCTCGCGATCCATTTCGCCGCTGATGTTTTGTCCATAATATACTTTAAGACTTGTTTCGTCAATTAGGCTAATAGTTACTGTGCCAAATTCTGCGCCGTCGTCGCTGGAATATGTGAAGTTAAAAAATCGTGCTTCAGAAGGGTCTGTTTCAGCCTTGGCTTGTTCGTCGCCCAGAGTTACGTTTGCAAAACGTGAGCGTATTTTATCAAATAATGCGGCGGCAATGGATTCTATTTCTTTACTCATATATCTATTTATCTTAAATCATTATGAACGGCATCGGCTCTATAAAATTGTCAATATTATCACGTAATTCTGAGTCCAATGTGCTGTCAAACTGCTGTAACAGCATAACCATACGTATTGCCAGCAGTAAGCTCATTACTAGATCATCGTGTTCGCCTATTTTGGCTGCAAAACTGTTGCCGCTGGCCACAAAGGTTTTTAGTTCGCTCAACAACGGCTTGCTGGCTATAACAAAACGTCGTGTTTCTACTAGACTTTTTAGTTTGCTACAAGCACTCAGTTTACTTTTGTTGGTAGTAGTAAATCCTTTGCGATATCTGTGTCCCACTGCACCTTTTTTGGGTTCGCTTAGGAAAGTGCCTGGGATATTTTCTTCGCCCAGCTCGCTGATTGCTACCAGAGCTGCTTCACCCAGGGTATTGTTTTCCACCGAGTAGTAAACATTGTTGCTGCCGGCTGTGTCCGCTAGATACTGACAGATTTCTTTAAGAATTACAATTTGACGTTGCACTGGTGTTTTGTTATCGCGCCACTCGGCCACTTGTTTCAACCCGGGCATCTCTAATACCTGTATGGCCGCAGGATCAGATCCTGTACCTAGACTGGGATCCAATGCTACCACATAGGTTCCTGTGCGTTCAGGGCGTTTGTACCAACGTATTTGTCCTTGCTTCTCTACTGGATCAATACCAGACATTTCTGCCAGGTGTAAGGGATTGATAAGTGTTTCATCAAAGATAATGAATTCACATTCCATTTCTCGACGGAAACGTTCTTCGCCCAGCTGTGCCAACATTTGTGCGGCCCACTTTTCATCACGATCTGGATGTTCTTGCCACGCACTACGGAATGCCTTGAACCCGTTGATACCCAACTCTGTTTCGTTGCCTTGTGCATCAAAGCACTTGTTGGCGCCACGCCAGATCTGCGCAAACTGATCTTCGTCTGAGTTTGGTGTTGATGTAATAATACACTTACCACCAGTTGCTAGTGTAGGTGTAATGGAAGTCCAGAATTCACTCGCAATAGTTGGGCGAACGAACGCAAACTCGTCACAGTATAAGAGTGATATGGACATACCACGACCTGTATTTTCTGTTGTTGTTTGACTTACTATGCGGCTACCATTTTCAAAGTCCAAGCTACCTTTATTGTAACTTGTTACCCCGGCTCGGATAAAGTCTGGACAGTTCTCATAAGCGTGACGAACACGTTGCATAATCTCCTGTGCGCCCAGGTATTTGTGTGCGGCTACTAAAATAGTCGAATCTGGAACAAACATAGCATACCACAACAGGTAGCCAGCGGCACTGGTCGATTTGCCCGTTTGTCTAGGCATTAGGCTTATAGAGAATCTATAATTATGATACGTGTGTATCAAGCGTTCTTGATATTCAAATGGATGATACTGTATGGCACCTTTAGTTGGATGCTGAATAAAGAAGTAGTTGTCCATAAAGTATTGCGGACCTGTTACCGGATCAGCACAGCGAGCTAGCTCTTGTATTTGCTGTTCAGTATACGACATCCGTTTGTACGGTGTCTTAATAATCGCGGTTTCTAAGTCTTTGGCCATTTTGTAATAATCTTTTGTATAAGTATATTTAATGTCAGACACATTACTGTTAAATTCTAATTACGAGCCAATTAGCATTTTACCTTTAAGCGTAATCAATTGGCAACACGCAATCAAACTCATGTATTTGGGACGAGTCCACGTGCTGGAAACCTATCCAGATTGGATAATCCACAGCGAACGTCTTGCAATCAATGTGCCCAGTATCTGCGTGACCCGGGACTATTTTCACTATAAAAAATCAGTTAAGTTTAGTCGTTATAACTTGTATATGCGCGACCTGTTCAAGTGTCAGTACTGCGATGATGTGTTTGATTATGAAGAACTGACCATTGATCACGTGATTCCACGTAGTGCAGGTGGCAAAACAGTATGGGAAAATTGTGTTACTAGCTGTAAAGCCTGTAACCACGCCAAAGGTAGCCGGTTGATCAAACCCAGAATGAAACCGTATCGTCCCGACTACTATAGCTTGGTGGGAAAATGGAAACAGATGCCGTTCAGTGTCAAACAAGAATCCTGGTATCAGTATCTGGGACGAGAAAAGATAGCTGCTTAGTCAAACACAGGTTTCTTACGAGCCCTAAATGCAATTTTCCAATTGGGTACTTGATCAATTGAAGTGCAAGGTGGCTTGGTATTGTGTAAAGCACGACCATCCTGTACTATTACTCGGCCTGGAACTGGACTGACAATACGTCCTTGATCAGGCCAGCCAATATTGAATCCTCTGCGTTGTCCGTGTACACCAACATTGAATTGTTGATGATCTCCTGTGAGTCCTTCAGGGTCCTCGGGGAAATACACAATTTCTGCACCCCACCTAGGATACCAAACTGGATTGGCCACGTACAAAATTGTTGCAGTTGAATCATCGTTGAGGTCCGGAGTATCTCTATGCGGTCCCCAAGAGCCCGAATTTGCTTGTCCATACAAACCGTTGACATAGCAGCGCCAGCCTTCGGTTTTGCGTTCAGCTGAATACTCTTCGTCAAACATATCTTCTGGGTACCCGGTCAATTCCCAAACATCACCTAGACCTTTGTTGATCATTTTCCACAGGTTAGCAATCAGCGGATGATTTTCTGCTAGGTCGGATTCTTCAATGCCCAAACAGCATCTATGAAAACTGGTACAGGTCGGAAATGTAGGAGTTGTAGTGAGCCAAGGCTTGCCCTGGTTTGGATAGTATCTGTCTAGTTTGGCCGGTATTTCTGGAACGGCGTCCCACTGCACGTGCCATTTTTGTCGTGCAAGGTAATCCCAAATCAGTGTTTGTGCCGAGCTTGGAACCAGATTGTCGTAGACATCAATTTGATATAGATTGTTTTTGAGCATAGATATAGTTGTGTGTTACAACTATTTACTCGACTTATTGTTCGCCGGGCAATTTCTTTTGTCGATACTGCGGATGTTCTTTGAGATAGCGTTCCACGTGATCACGCAAGCTACCATTCAAGAATGGTTTGGTAAAGTTGATGATGAACCAAAGATCGGTGCCAGGCTTGGCATTGTATTCGGCTTCTAGTTGTCTACGATCGTTGGCAGTATAACTGATGTTGCTGCCAACCGGACTTTGAATTCCTGTTTCCGCAGCCTGAGGTACTGTGTTTTGCCCAGTGTATACCCCAGCTTCGGCTTCAAGCAGTCCAGTGATACCGGCCAATCGTTTTAGTTCGTTTAAATCATGACTATCCATAACTGCGTCAGCATCGCCGGTTTCACCTTGATGTACAAAGTGTTCGCTAGTTATACGATACTGTTTCATTTTTTCTTTTTGAGAACAATGGCGCCAACGCGACGAGTTGGGCTAACTTTGTGTACCGAATCTGTTTCGGTAGAACCATCGGGTGTAAGTTTGATATGGTTAGTGGCTTCGGGACCAAACGCTTTTGAAGCTTGATCTAAAATACGCTTTTCGCCTTCTGAGTAAGCCGATGTAATCAATGACTGACCGTTGGGACCATCCTTGACTGGCTCGTGTTCGTACTTGCCATCGGGTGCACCTGCGCCGCCAAGAAACAACGCACCAAATCGCCAAGGGTGATATGGATCTGAGTTGTTTAAATTTGTATGGCTTCTTAACCCCGGAGTAGCAGACTGGTGGCTATCGGGTAACCCGTCATTATTTTTGTCTTCGCTTTCGGTGATAATTTCGTTAATCTTCATACAAGTATTTATGCTGGATGGAGCAGTCGGGCAGGCTTCGAACCTTCTTCTCAGCTGGGAAGCTGTGTTTTACCGGGTTAAACTACGACTGCAAAGAGTGGAACAAACTGGGTCGACCGTTGAGTTTGCGATTGAAATAGTTGGCAATGGCCTGATGTGTGTGCGGGCCAATACTGCTGTACACTCCGTATTCAACAAAATCAAACGGTACTTTTTTATCTTCTCGATTGATGTACAAATCGTAGTAGTCCACATCGTGTCGAGCGCAAATGTTTTCCATCAACAGGCGATTTTTGTGAAAATTATAGTTGTTGCTTTGCCAATCAATATGATCCCACCAGTCCGCATACGGCAAATTGTAGTTGCGATGTGTGTGTACCCCGCCTTTGTATCGCTTGCTCACAAATTCTCGTAAACTCATTGACGGATAATGTATCAGTACTGCATCAACAGTATTGCCCAAGGCCTGTATGGTTTGTGCAACTATGCGAGCCAGTCCATCAATACTGATTCCCGGTACACTGAGATTTAACACCGTGGCATCTGTATCCAACAAGCTGGGCCATATTTTGTCGTGCTCAACACCAATACCAAATGTGTCGCTGTCGCCCAGACATAACACAGTTCTTTTTTCTAACAGTTCTTCTAGCACATAATCAAACTGTGAACGATACCCAAGATTGTTATAATGGTATTCGGTTGAATCGCCATTGAAAAATCCCACACTACTGGCCTTTATAATAGGAGCTGGATTTTGTATACGTGCTGGCACTGACCAAGCTGTGGGTATTTCCGCATCAAAATACAAATTGCGTAGTCGATCTTTGCCAAGATAGTATTCAATATTTTGATCCAGGTCCATCCCAGGCTTGGTTGGCTCTGCTGGCACATAGGTCAATGTTTTTCTAAAAGTAATGGTTTTGGCCAAATTACCAACCACTGTTTTTTCAGTTTCTTGCACGTGAGTACGTACTGCGGTGTGAGCCAATTGTTTATTTCGTAACGGAAGATTATGCCAGGTATCTGTTGTTTCAAATTCTGTACCGACTACTATTTGTCGTTTTGGCAACACATAGGCATCAACTGTTTGTTGATGTATTAACTCAGGTCTCATTATCAGCGCAATAGAATCGCTATCGCCGAGCGTACAGGTAATGTCAAACAATAGTTCTGAGTCAAACAGGAGGTCCTCGGGCATTTCAATATCCAGGTGCCCGGCAACAGTTTGATTATTCCACGTGCCCGCTGGTAGGTCAGCAAACTCAACTGTTTGAGCGATGTCAAGTTGAGTTTCGGTAATTGTAACAGTACCGGTAGCAGTTTTATCTAGTCCAAAATCAGAAATTACACAGAATGGAAATCTGTAGCGAATAGTCATTGTCGAATATTTATAGGTGAGAAATAGACAGCCATTAAAAAAGGCACCTAAGTGCCTTTCTTATTACTTGCTTGATTTTTTAATGCTTTCGTATTCGGCAGCCAACTGCGATTCCAGTGTTGGCGTAGTTGTCAACGGATTGGCAGCTTTGTTTGCTGTGTGTGGATCTTGACGCTTTTGACGATTCAAATCATCACCTTGTGTGGTAATTGCTTTGATACTACCGTACTTTGGTTTTGGTTTGTTGGCGTGTTCTTCTTTGTCCTCATCAGCATTGTCAACTGTGGTATCACCGTATTCACTTTCTTTTACAGGATACTCTTTGCCATCAACATCAAATGTATCTTTGTGTTGTGCTCTAGCTTTGGCCAATTCACCCGAGAACTCGTTACCTTCAAATTCTGGTTGTGGATCTTCTGTCACTTCATCTGTATTGAACAACTGACCAAAAGCGTTGAATGAGTCTTTGCCAGATTTTTCTGCTTTTGCATCTTGTTGCTTGATGTATTCGCCGCGGCTAACTTCGCCTAAACCAGCCAACTTGGCCAATTCATCCAATTCTGTTTTTAGAGAATCTGGGTGTGGCTGGCCGTGAGCACGTTGATGATAATCAAATTCTGCTTTGCGATCTTTGTTAACAATGTCTTGACGTGACAATGGTGCTTGGCCTTGAGCTTTACGCATAAATGCTGGAATTTCGTAGTCGCGTGGATTGGTAGGGTCAATGGTTTCGTCCATCTCTGCATTGGCAGGATCGCTACCGTAGGCTTTGTCGCCCAGCTCAAGATCTAAACGATCACTGATCCACTCGTATGGGTCTCCATCACGTGCTTTGGCTGTACCGTAAGGAATTTCGCCACGTTCAAAATAATAATCAAACAATGCGTGATATAGATCTTCATCCAACTCGCCACCTTGTTCAAAAGATTTAACTTCGTGTTTGAAACGATTTAAAATATGATCAAGTGTTTCACCTGATTCATCAATGATGCGACCTTCACTTAGTTCTTGCAAGAAGCTGTCAGCCAATTGATTCATGCTTTCGGCAACTGATGCTCGTTTGTGTGCGTCTTTTTTAACGCGACCAAACGGATCGTGCGATTTGAATGATGACTTACTGTCGCTGCTGTCGCTTTTTTCTTTCTTGGGACGGCCACGACCTTTTTTCTCTGCATTAGGATCGCGACGTGGATTCTTTGTAGTAGCCTTGCGTGGACGACCTTTTTTAGGACCGTGATCTTTTTCACCGTCTTCTTTGTCGTCTTCGTCTTCTAGGTCATCACTTGGATATCCTGGAAAATCAGTCTTGGTATGCTTGATACCAGTAGCAGTTTTTTCTGTCTTGCCTTCGTTGTACTGATCGTGCTTGTTACGAATTGTATCTAGTTCTTCTTCGCTAGCTCCTTCACGACCGGCTTTGGCTAGGGCTTCCATACCTTTTTTACCATACTTCTCGTAGCCTTTGGCTGCACGGCTCATATCTTCGTTGGTATGCTCGCAACCGCATTCGCTTTCATACATACCACATTCGTTGCAAGTGGCTTCACCAACAATAGTATGAACCGACCCTTGTAATAATTTGCCACCAATGCGAACGCCCTTGTCTGCGTATGCTTTGGCATCTGCTTCATTGTCAAAAGTTTTTACCGGTTTACCATCGTTGTGTCCAACAACACAAACTCCATATTTTGCAGGACGGCCCATGTATTCGCCTTCATTGGTTGGGCACTCGCATGGATCGCAATCGCACTTGGTACAATGATCATCTTCGTTTGTTCTAACCGGTGTTACACCTTTGGTCATGGCGTTATAACCGCCGTGAGCAAGTTTGCCTGACGGTTCTGTAGTTTTGTTAAAAGGTAGTTTGCTACCAGCGGCACGTGCAGACTTGGCCATTGCGGCTGTGGCATCACGATGCGCCTGTGCTTCTGGGCTACCATCTTTTGCAACGTGTTTCATGTGCGAGTAGTGGCCAATTGGTCCTTTTGTATTACCTGCAACACGAACTGCTTCGTTGGTATTGCTTTCGGCAAATTGTCGAGTCAAACGTTGCTCTGTTGAGCTAACATCACGAAGGCCTTTAAGTATACTACCTTGACTTTCTACACTTTCGTAAATTGTTTTAGGTGCTGGTGCTGCTGGCTTGTCCTTGGATTCTAGTTTTTCTAGTTTGCCTAGGATGCTGTAGATATTGTCGTGTGGATGATTCTTGCTCATAGTATTAACCTTTAGTTGGGTCTGAAATCTTGTTTTGGCTTGTCCCAACTGGGCTAGCTTTGCCTTCGGGCGAGTCAACGTTGAATTTGGCTTTTTCTTTGCCGCCTTCGGCAAATTCAAATTTACGTGATTCTAATTCTTTCATTAAACTACCGATACGACTTTGACCAGCTAGTTCTTGTGCGTTAGGTGCATCTTTTAATTCTGTTTCGTCTAGTAAGGCACCGGTATGATCTTTGCCATACGCTTCGGCTTCGTCTGTATCTACTGCTTCGCCCAAGGTACGCACAACAATCCAATCAGGATTCAATGCTGCACGTTCTTTTAGCGTTTGGCGAATTTGAGGAACTGTTACAGGATATGCTACTTTGATGTCAAATGTCCAGCACTCACAAGGTCCCCATTGTGGAAATTCTCTGTGTTCCTGAATTGGCAAACTTTTTACAGCACTGATGCTTTCAAGTTGATAAGTTTCTAACGCATTTTTAATGCGTTCCATAACTTCGCCCCTTGGGTTTACGGTCGCTAATTTAACGCGAAACTCGTAGGGTTTGTTTAATTCAGCAATGTAAGTTTGGAATGGTTTCATCATAATAATCCTATATTCTATATTTAGCCTTTTTGATCTTTTTGTCCCAGGATCTGCTTTAGCAGTTCATTGCGATCAAGCACAATGCCTTGCCCTTCAATGGCTTCTTCACCTGGTTCTTTGGTGTCTTTTTTGATCTGATGATCCAACCGCGCTTTGGCCAGCTGTAGTTGTACCATCTTGAGTTTTTTGTCTAGTTTGGCTGTTTTGGCGGTGATAGCGTGTCCCAACATTACGCCAGCTGTTTGTAGTATAACTCCGCTAAATCTTGGTTCTACATTCATACCCAAATCAATGAGATCCTCGGCTTTGTCTTGTGCCAAACGTGCCAGTTCATCCAGCTCTTGATCCCCAGTTTCTAAATCACGTACTGTGGGCAAGGCTGCATCTATACGATCAATGGCACGATCTACTTCGGTAATTATTTCGCGATTTTCATTGACAAAACTGGTGCTGTCTGTGACAGCCGGATCTGTGGTGTTTTCTTGTGGTGTTAAATTAAACAGTTCTTCTAATTTTTTAGTCATACAAATATTTACTCTATTTAACTACGTGATTTATTAATTGCTTGGCTAGATCTGTGCGTTCTTCATAACTGTTCATACCCAGTATAGAAATGGTATACTTTTTGTTGTGCCGTTCAACCAGCATAGACATAGAATAACCCGACTCAACGCTGAGACCAGTTTTACAAAGTTTGATTGATGTTCCAAACATATCCAAAAGCTGTCGGTTGACGTTTTCCATATAGGTTTCACGCACCGTGGTTTTGACAATGTTGTTGAGTTCTACTAGATAACTGTATTGGCCAGCAGCCAACATTATTTTTGTAAGATCATTTGGTGTAGACACATTGTCAGGAAAGCATCCGTGAGGCTCATTGAAAAATGTGTCAAGCGCACCCAACTGTTTGACTTTGGTGTTCATATCTGCCACACATTGTTCGTAGCCCGTTGAGTAGTTGGCGGCCAAAGTTTCTGCCGCTCCGTTGTCGCTGGTAACCAAGGCGGCTGTCAGCAATTCGCGTCTGGTATATTCGGCTTCGGGCAATTGAAATGCTGTCCTGTCGTATTGTTTGTCGATTAGGGGTCGTGTGGATCTATTTTTATAGGCTACTACAGCATCCAGGTCCTGCTGGTCATCGAGTACCACCATTGCTGTAACCAATTTGGTTATGCTGGCAATTGAGCGTTGTATATCGCTGTTGGTTTTTAACAATATTTTGTTGTCGGTGGCGTTGTATACCAGTATACTGGGCTTTGAAATTGACATAGCAATATTTATTCTTGCTATTTCTTGCCTTGATGGAAAATCTGATCTTCAGTAACTACCCGAAATGTCAGCCCGTGCGCTTTGCACCAGGCTTGAGCAGCTTGCCATTTGGCCATATTGAGTACAGCGGCCGCTTGATCACGGATATTTTTGGCACCTTCTAGTGTGGTTTCTTTTTTGGGTTTGACCTCAACTACCTCGGCACGTTGATTGCCGGTGGCATCTTGATAGGTAATTAAAAAATCCGGAACGTAGATAGTATTTTTGCCAGTCAAAGGATTACGATAGTTGATGTGTACTGCTTCGCTAGCCCATTGCAGTATGCTGGGATTGTTGTCACAGAACTGCATAAACACATACTCCCAGCTTGACCGATAGGTGGGTTGTTTGTTTCCCACATACTTGGCTGGATTTATTAATTGGTATTTGCCTTGTGCGTACTTGCTCATAACAGTATAAGTCTGTCAATGTAAGGATTAGATTTTTTTTGATCCTTGACACCAACAAAGCTGGTTGGAGCTCGATTGGAATTTAAAAACGCAGCCAGGTAAGTGTTGAGTTGACCTTTTGGTAAACTTTGAAAATCACTCAGTATTGACAAGGGATTTATGCCTTGGCTTTGTGCTGTGTACAATACTGCCGCAGCCAAGTTGTGTGCCGATTTTTTATTTTGTGTATATTGTTCAAAGAACGCAATGATAGCATCGTTGGCTGGACCAGTACTGTAATCAATTGAATAAAAATTATTAAAATACTTTTGTGTTGATACCAAGGCGCTACTGAGATTGGGACCTTGCAAGTTGGTAGCTGTGGTGTATTGTTGATTGGTTGACATTGTTAACCTCCATCCCAGCCAGCTGGGTTTGATGCATCAATTGATCCATCGGCGTTTAACGTTGCTTTGGTAGCTGTTAAATCGTTGACTGAATCGTGTACGTAATTGTAAGCGTCGCCGGCGGCAGTGGCAGCCTTGCTGGCAAGACCGCCCAACAAAGATGATGATCCTGCCTGTAGTCCACCAGAAATAGCTTGTGTTGCATATTGAGTCGCACCACCAACCAAAGTTGCGGCTGCGGCGGCCGGATTACTGATTGCAGCGGCCAGACCACCAACCAAGTTGGCTCCACCAACGCTGCCTAGACCCAAGTCGCCGAGTACTTCGTTGGCAGCTGAATTGACCAGTTTACCTAGTTGCCCAACCACTTGATTTGCAATACCAGCAACACCAGCACCAATTGCTCCGGCTGCGCCGGCCTTTAACTGTTGACCAATCATGGAAAAACTTGGTATGCCTGCGCTCAAACTTCCCAGGTTAGGTATACTGAATCCACCGCTATTGACTCCACCGCTCAGGGTTGACAGTATAGTAGCGCCACCAAATGCAGCAGGAAAACTGCCAACTGGTGTTTGTACTAGACCACTTTGCAAACCTGTTTGTGCAAATGATCCTTGTGTCATATAATTGTTATAGGCCAAATCTTGTATGCCATCGCTGGCTCTAGTAACACCACCCATACCATCATCAACCCAGTCAACACCATTGGCAGGTGCCAGCGGACTTTGTTTGGTATCGTAATGTAGATCAACAAAGCCGCCGGCTGTGTCTGAGGTAGTGTAACCTGTTAGATATTTTACTGTTTCAAATTGAATACTCATCGAATGCTCAACCAATTCACTGCCGCCTTGTGCGTGTGAACCGTGGCTGAAGCTGGTAATGGTTGGATTAACCAATTGGTATTCGCTAAACTGACGTTGATATAAACTGTATATGCGGATAGCCTGTATGTATTGGTACTGTTGATATCCAGCCGAGTTGTTGTAGCTAGGAGCCGGACGAGGACTATAGCCCCAATCAAAACTGGCACGACTTTGATATTTGTGTATGCCTTGGTAAGTTACATCGGCATAGTCGCTGTCACGATAGAAGTAGCTGTAGTAGTCATACCAAAAGTTACGAACGTTGTCAGCTTGGTCATCGTGGAATACAATTTGTACCGGATCGTATTTGATTTTGTTTTGCACAATGTTCACACGATTGTAAGCATTGTGTATTTTGGTATCAATGGTGTATTTTGGCAAGCCTACACTTTTGACAATCATACCTAATTCTTGTGCAGCTGTGTTTGATACATTACTGATCAAAGGATTGAAATCAAACTCTACATAAAATAAGAAACCGTATTTGGGACTGAGACGATAATTGCCATCCAAGAAAATTTTCTTGGCGTGTTGATAATCCTTGAGAATAGCTTGACCGCCCAGAGTTGTATCGTAGTCTGATGCAGGTTTGGCTGGCGCGGCAGCAATTAGGTCTTGTATGGCACTCATACTAATATTTAGTCCATAAAAAAACCCGGGTTTTAATCCGGGTTTGATTAATATTCAATCTATTACGCAATAGTAGTAGATGAGTTATTTCCACGAGTTGGTGAAGTTACTGCGCTTGAGTCTTGATTGATAGCTGTTTGAATAGCATTATCGTACTTAATAGTCAATGCAATCATGACAGGCTCATTGCTCTTGTAATCCATTGCACCCCAGTCAACTTGACTTAGGAAGCAACCACTTAACTGCCAGCTTTCTAGAATGTTTGCTTGTGCTACGCCATTGGCGCCATCCAGCATATCATACTCTAGTGTAAACTTGTAGTCGGCACCAGACACAGCACTCTGTTGTTCCAAGAAGTCAAACTGTTTCTGTACTTGTGCGCTGACCAATTTACTTACTGCACCAGTAGCATCGTCACGCAAGTTGATAGTAACGTCTTGCCACTCTGGTTTACCTTGTAGGTATACTTTGCTGTTGTAAACATCAATGGTGATTGGGTTGAAGTTTACGTTTGGACGCTTGATATCAGCAACCTGACGTGTTAAGTCAGACAGTTGTCCTGCGCCTGATCCAAAGCCTGTAAATATCGCACGAAAGCGATATTGTAACTTTGGCATTAACAGTCCGCTACCATTGTCTGGCGCTGGGACTGTAAATTTACTCATATTTGCTACGGCCATATTATTCTCCTAGTACTCTTATTTATCGTTAACCTAATGATGCAATTTGACCAGGATTGTAAATCGCGATTGGAATGTAGATAAACTCTACGTCGCGTACTGGTTCAATGGCCACATCAACATACAACTGATTATTAGCAATCGTGCTTGAAGTATTGTTACTTGTATCGCAGATTACCAAGAAGTCGTATAAACCGCGCTTGCTTAGAACATCGTGCAAGGCGTTTTCAATTTGCTTCTGAATAGATTTTCTTGTTTGTGTATCATTTGGTTCAAATAGGTATCCATTGGAAACACTCTTGAATGCTGTACGCAAGAAGTTCTCTAGACGAACTACGTTTACACGGTCTCTTGCACTGGTAAATGGATTCTTAGTGATTTGACCCCAAACAACCAAACCTGTGCCAGGCAATTGAGTCAACGGATTGATTTGCTGTGTGTACAATGCATCACGTAGACCTTGATTGATTGAGTTGTGTACCCATTCGCCGCTTGTGGCATCTACGTAACCAATGTCGCTTAGGTTGCTGATCAAACCACGGTGTGCGCCAGCTGGAGCAAACCAAGGATAGCTTACATTGTCGTTGTACATAAATGTACGCAATACTGCGTGACTTGCTGGTACAACAACTGTGTTGCCACTTAGGTCGTTTGTACGGCCTGCTGGGTAGTAAACACCTAGATATGGATCAGCTGTTGCTAGACCATTGCCGTTGGTGTTGTTGTTCCAATTAGTGATATCAATTGCGTTTGCAGCCAATGTCATTGGTGTGTCGCCAATAACAAATGCTGTGTTTGCACGATCGTTGTTTAGCTCAACCAAGTTTGGAATCAACTCTGGGTAACCAGGTGCAACCAACAGGTTGAAAGAGAACACATCGCTACGTACATCAAAGTTGCTGTCTACAGCACCCTTCATTGCAGCTACAACGATAGCACGTTGAGCAGCTGAACCGGCGTGCATTACGTCCATATCATCAAGACCACTAGCACTTACCCAAGCGTCTGTGACAGTTGGGAATGTGACTGGGAAGCCGTTGTTATTTGGCTCTGGTGTGAATGCTGTGCTGTTGAAATAATTCTTGTGGAATCGTTTAACATTGTAACCACTGCGACGTGTGTTGAACAACAACATACCACGTGGATACAATGTTGGATTTGGACAATCCAAATCAACATAGTTACTGCTCAATAAAGATTTGATTGTTGGCAATGCATCAGAAGCAACGTTGCTTTGACCGTTTGTGTCCCAACGTGCATCAGCAAAAATAATACCATTGCTGCTTACGTGGTCGGTATTGTCAATTGCTGCCCACTTGCCAGTGTTTGTGTTGTAACGACTCAACTTTGGATAGTTGATCAAATCGCTTGTATCCAACCATAAATCACCATCACTCAATGGAGTACCATCGCTTTGTGCCACAGGCTTGCTGGCGCTTACGATAACACCATTTGGATCAGTGTTGGTCAAATTAAAGTTACGAATATCAGTACCGGCACGCAAGTAACCTTTCCATTGAGTACCTGTGTTGATCATGATGTCAACTTCGGTTGGATTGCTGTAATACCAATAGGTACCATCAGCCGGTGGGTTGTATGGCTCGCTGGCGCTGTAAATTACGTTTGCTGTTTGGTTAGCAAAATTTGTGCCTGTTACTACACCAGTTGTTGGGCTAACTGTAAAGTTAGATCCTGAACCAGCGGTAAAACCAATTAGGCTTAGAATACCTGTTGTAACTGGTTGCAAGAAAATTACACCACCAGCTGTGTGCGATACTTGTACAGCACCGTTGACCACAGTTGCAGAAATGTATGGGACACCGGCTGATAAAATAGCTGTTACTACATCTTGTACACCAGTACCAGCCAATGTGACTGTGGTGTATGTAGGAACTGTTGACGAGCCTGGTACAGTTGCGCCAATTGCAAAATATTCTGTACCTTGGATTTGACTTTGTGGGTCAAACTGTCCAGCAGTCATATAAGTGACACCGTTTCTTAGTGTAGTAATTAAACGTAAGAAATTGTATGTACCATCAGTTGGTGTAGTGATAAAGAAACTGGTACCTGGATCAATTGCTTCGCCACCGTTAGGGTCAAGTTGTGCAAGTGCATCAGCATTGTTTAGGAACACTGGTGTTGTCAATGGAGTCCACTTGTCAGTTGCTTGGCTGTATGTTTTAACCACAGGGTTAAAGCCATTACCAACCGAGCTGGTTTTCCACCAGATACTGCCTGATGGACGTGGTTTTGCATCGCTAGAAGAAATACCCCAACCACCTGTTGGCTCGCTGGCATAGTTGCCGTAGAACAAGTATGGTGCATTGTATGTGCCGGTGATACGTAGACCAGATGTTGTGCTAGAGCCCAATGCACCGCTGATTGTCATTGCGCCGTTGGCTGCGCCGCCAGTGCTTGAAGAAGCATTGGTAACAAACAAGTAAACCAAACCTGGGTTACCAGCTGCTAGGGCATACACGCCTGGAATCTGTTTGCTGTTAATTGTTTGAGCCAACAAGTTAGCTGTTAATGTAGTGCTGATACCGCCAAAATCAGCAGCAGTAATGTTGGTACTGTTAATGATCAAACGTACATCAGTACCAGTAGTACCGCCAACTGTACCGCTGATAGCGCCAGCTGAAACAGCGGCGTATCTGGCACGTTGCCAATCTGGACTACCAACCATTACCCAACTGTTTGCGTTTGTTTGGCCGTTCCAAGTAGACTTGGTTGACAATGCTGTAGCTTTGTAAAATAAACGGATAGTTGCTGCAGCTGTACCAGTTTGTGTAACTAGTGGCAATACATAGCTACCTGTAACACCAACAGATGCACGTGGTGTTGGAACAGTAACGTTGCTGTATGTAGAAGTATCGTTTACAACTTGTGTTGGATCTGTCAAAGTTAACGGAGCGATTTCATTGAAATCTGCAGGGCTAACTGTGCGATCTAATTCGTAAATACCCCAATCGGTATTGGCTAAATCTAACCATTCTGCGCCGTCGGTCGGAGCAGCTACTGGGCGAACTGATGTTCCTGTTAATTCGTTAAGATCAATATCGGCACGGATAGCATATAGCTGATTACCTAGGCCTAGTGCGCTGTAAGCTGCCATTAAACCGTATTCGCTGATTTCACTGGCATTGACCATTGAACCCGAAGAGCTCATTTGGAATGACGGTGTTCCCATTGCTGTTACTAAATCGCGTTGGCTAGTAAATGATTGTAATTTACCAGCATTGGCTTTTGTAGTACCTGTAGCCAACGAACCGTTGTAGGTTTTATTTTCCGCTGTAGCTAACAATACAAATGGTACTGAGCCAATATTGCTGTTAACATATTGACTCTGATCGTTGATGGAAATTGATATTCCTGGAGAAACTAGTGCCATGGTTTTTATCCTTTAAATTGCATTATAGTTATTTATAATAAAGGAGAAAATTTTGGATCTAATTGGAGCCTTTGCAAAGGTTTAGCGTAAATAACTGTATGTTAAAACGCAATTTGTGCCCCATATGCAACGAAACCCTTGTTGCAGTTAACTATCGCAAGGATGGTGTCACTCACTATCGCAACAGTTGTGCGCCTTGCATACGAAAAGGTCGTAAACTAAAGGCCGTTAGGCCACTGTGGGTCAAGTCTGGCTATAAGAAAAAAGAAAGATGCGAAGTTTGCAACTTTCGTGCCAAGCTACCTGTTAAACAATTATTTGTTTATCACGTGGATGGCAATTTAAAAAATTGCAACTCGTTTAATTTAAAAACAGTTTGTGCCAACTGCCGTATTGAATTGCTCAGCAGTAATCTTCCGTGGAAACCTAGTCCGATTGTACCAGATTTTTAACTTGGTTATACAGTTCTTCAATGGTGCCGTTGTTGTCAATTACTGCATCAAACTTGGTACCAACCCAAGCAGTTTCACTGATGTGTATTCCCAGTTTACCAAGAATCTCACTGCTGGCATTGGGCTGTGGGTGCTGATTTGCGGCCTGTGCCACTCCGTACCATGTGGGTTCTTCACCACGTACCACTCTGATAACAATACCGCCAGCATTGCGAATACTGGCAATTTCGTTAGGGAAACGCACATCACTAATCACAGTATTGTCGCTACGACGGCTCAGTCGTGCCTCCAGTGCTGCGATCCAAATATCATCGTGAAACGCTCGACGGCACACTTCAGTTCCCCAGTGTTGCAGGACCCAACGCGGAGTTAGTGCAGGCATTGATAAACGGTTGGCCCACCATGGATCTACTTGTTCGCGCCAGGCACGTGCTTCGGGTGTACGTCCTTCCAACAGTTCTCTGTCCCACCCAAATACTGCAGCCACAGCATCTTTGAGTGTGCCAGCAAAGCTGTCGCGACGGTAACCGTGAAAGCCAACCAAGTAGTCAGCAATAGTATCTTTACCCGAACCAATGAACCCACATACACCTATGATCATAAAAAAGCCCTCAATATATAAGGGCTATTTTTACATACTTTCAAGTGTTTGTCAATTATCCTATTACCCAAGTTAATGGTTGCGATCCATCCACATAGGTTTTGAGATCTTCTTCTAGTTTTTCCATTTCGGCCTGTGCTTCTTGTTTGAGTGCATCGCCGTTTAACTGCCCGCCGCCTTGTGGGCCAGCAATTTGACTAAACTTGCTACGTGCTTCACCCAAGATGCGCTTGCAGAAACTGTAGGCATATTCTTGTATCCAAGGAAATGCGTAAGTGTCGTTAAAGATCATTTGATCTGGTTTGGTATTGAATATGTGTAGCAATACCGACTCCTGTTGATCCAACTGCGGGTTAGCACCTTGCCAAGGCATTTTGCGAACAATAGTCAGCTTCTTGGTAACTGGATTAAACGTAAAGTTCATAAAGCCACCAAACATTTTCATAGCCAGCTTTTGATAATCTACAAACAATTCATAATTGGTCAAGCCGCCAACACGACCTGCAGTCAACATATATGTGTTCAAGTAACCCGAAGCAAACGGCTCAAATTGACTGGCAGTTGTTCCTGTGACTGATCCGATACCACGACGATAAATGGCCTTGACTGTTTGAATTTCTTTAGGCAAAATATACTCTTGTGTTTCAGGAAGAAGTTGTAGGCTAGCATAACTTTCTTCTGTGGAGTTTTGTGCTCGTTGACGATACTTGATTAGAGCTTGGTTAATGCCCATTTCATAGTGTTCTTTGTCTAGCTCAACGTCAACAATACCGTCGCCTAGGCGCATACGGATATAATCAACAATGCTGGCTCGCATTGAATCGGTAGTGTTACCATACTGCCAGCTGGGGTCTGTTACACCAGGAAATGTTACATCAGGATTGCCATCAAATGCTATATGAGGCCCTGACTGCGACCCTGTGTTGGCATTGAACAGGCTTCTTGCTGTTATGTTGTTTTGTGCATCGTACCCAGGTTCTGGGGTCACTGCATTAGGAAATGGTGTGGCCATCGATTACTCCGTCTATACAGTATTTATTACTGTACACGGAGTAATAGGGTATCTTGATTGATGCGACCGTTGAGTCTGGTTTCAGTTGCTTTGATATCTTCCAAGAATTTGCGTAGCTGTATCTTAGTAGCCTTGGCAAACTCCTTGAGTTTTTCTTCAGGTTTGCGGAGGGTTTTTGACGTGCTTTTGTGCTCATCGTAGCCGATAATCGTGGTTCCTTTGACATTTAAGGGTCCTTTTAAACTGTCAGCTACATACTTGCCCAGTTTGCGTGTTTTGCTGTTGTAAACCCATAGTTCTTGAGCACCAACAATGTCTGCGGGATTGACACTGATCAAACGTAGCACTTTGTCTTCTTTGGCATATTTGAGTTTGGACACTACTTTTTCTTTGCTGACCGACTTTGGAGCACGAACTTTCTTGGTTGCTTTTTTAACTCCGCGATACTGAATAATGTCGTTTAAAATTTGATCCAGGAAAGTGAACACACGTTTGAAGTCTGCAGATTTCATATGACTGTAGCCTTCGACCAATTGCTCGTCTTGTTTTTCGTAGGCGGCACGGAGTTCATTGAACCGCTTTTGGTACACTTCTTCGTATTTGGTCAGCTGGCTCTGGGGAACATTGTTAGCCACAAGAAAATCATAAGGCTTAAACTGGTACTTAGGGTTACTAATAAACTCATCGTAGTGACCTTCAAGTTCGCCAATGGTGTCTGCTGTTTTTTCATTTAGTCTATCCTGGATAGTGGGCACGTATGCCTTGGGTTTTTCTTCTGTTGCTACTTCTTCCACTTCGTCGGCTGTGCTGTTGATGGCTTTGACAATAGCTGACTTGAGATATTCCAATGATCTAGGTTTGAATGGCATTCCTTGACGATGTGCCATAACAAGACTGCAAGCTGTCATTTCGATTGCACGATCCGGGCTACGGCTAAATGTTTTGACGTCTGCGGCAGTAAACCCGTTTTTGGGATCTTTCATCCACTCCACCACATACTTTTTACAGTCTTTTTGGTTGTAAAAATAATTGTAGTAATAAAATGCACGACGCAGGTGATGATCAAAAGTGGCATCATCAAAAGTCAAGGCTCGTTCAGTGTCCCACACCGGTTCTTCACCTGTGTATTTTTCATCCACCATCAGGGGATTTCGTTGAACTTTGGCTTTGGTTCTGACTGTTTTACCGTTGAGTTTCACTGTGCCTGCTCCTTATTCGTATAGCCTAGTATAGCATTTTGGTAATATTTAGTCAACCGCACAGATGCCCCCAACTAATGTAGCCTTCCAATGTTAGTAAACACTGACTTAGCTCAGTTTCTAATTCTGCATACTTTGGTGTTACTTTGTGCAATCGCTTGCAGTTAATTAGCTCAATATCCAATTGATCCCATAAATTTCTAGTGGCACGCCACATACGTCTTAGATCTTCGCGTTGATCTGGGCGCACCTGTATTATGGCAAAAAATGCCTGATCTATACGATGTTTGTAGTCAGAATTGTGCTCCATAGTGCTAGTATAGCATTTTGACCATTGTTGGTCAAACCCATAAATACTACAATATAGGGATTGACTATGCCGCGTTTAAGTCTTTGGAAAGACGGCCAACATTCAAATGATTACAAGTTTATAGATCGCCGGATCAGCGAAATGTTTACCATTGGCGGTACTGGAATTTTGGTAAACAAGTATCTAGGGCCAATCGAACAAACCGGTAGTACTGATGCTACCAAACCCGATTACCTAAATCAAAGTGAACAAAATATTCAAGACTTGCTGTGGTTAGAAAACCGTGATCGCAAGTACGATCAGGATGTTTACAAAATGCGTGGTATCTACCAACGCGGTGACCAAGACTTTGATCTAAGTCAATTTGGCTTGTTCTTGCAAACTGGTACCATCTTTATGGTTTTCCATTTGCGTGATATGGTTGATATGCTAGGGCGCAAATTGATTGCCGGTGACGTGCTAGAGCTACAACATTTGAAAGATTACGATGCACTGGATCAAGATGTGCCGGCTGCATTAAAGAGATATTATGTGGTAGGTGACGCATCATTTGCCGCTGAAGGTTTTAGCCCAACTTGGTGGCCACACCTGTGGCGTGTCAAACTTAATCCCTTAGTAGACAGTCAAGAGTACAAAGATATACTTGACCGAATCAAAGCTGGCCCGGGCACAGACACACCGGTTGGTCAAATTTTAAGCACTTACGACAAATACCTAAATATCAACGAGGCCATTGTAACTCAGGCCGAAGTCGATGTTCCCAAATCTGGTTACGATACCAGTACACTTTATACCACGCCATTTAACAACGACGGTTCACCAGCTGGAATTCCAATTGCAGCCGACAGTACTGTTATCACAGCTGACAATTCGGTAGTTAACTCAGATCAGGGATCTCCTACTCCCAATTATAAAATTGAAGGTTACTTGTCCGGTGATGGGCTGGCTCCCAATGGTGTACCTACTGGTGCAGGCATTGCGTTCCCAGCACATCCAAACGAAGGAGACTATTTCCTACGCCTAGACTACTTGCCAAATCGTTTGTTCCGTTTCAACGGCCGAAGCTGGACCAAGATCGAAGACAAGGTTAGAACCAATATCACTCCGAGCGAAGATTCTAGCACACAGCGTATGACCTATGTAAATAACACTAATACCTACACTGACTCTCAAGGTGTGTCACATACCGAAAGACAAGCATTGAGTCAGGTACTAAAACCCAAGGCAGATAATTAATGGCTGTACAATTCAGTTACGACGGACAGATACGTCGATTCGTGATTCAATTTATTAGAATGGTTTCTGGATTCCAAGTTGAATTTGGTAAAAATTCCGACGGTAATCATACACTACAAACTGTTCCAGTCTACTACGGCGATGTCAGCAGACAGGCTGCAATGATCCTGCGTGGCAACAGCGAAAACAGTTTGAATTCGGTACCGGCAATGGCCTGTTATATTTCTGCATTGCAATACGATCGCGACCGTGTACAAAATCCTTATCACGAAGGATCCATACGTGTCAATGAAAGAGTTTACAACGAAGACACTGAATCGTACGAAGCCAGTTCTGATGGCCTGTATACTGTAGATCGTATGATGCCAGCACCATACAAGCTGACTATGAAGCTGGACATATGGACATCAAACACCGAACAAAAACATCAAATACTTGAACAAATTATTCCCTTGTTCAATCCTGGCATAGAAATACAAAGCAACGATAACTTCATTGACTGGACCAGTTTGAGTGTTGTGCTGTTGACCAACACCGACTATACCAATAGATCAATTCCGTCTGGCGCAGATGAATCCATTGATGTTGCTACCTTGACATTTGAAATGCCTATCTGGATCAGCTTGCCGGCCAAAGTTAAAAAAGGCGGAGTTGTATCACAGATTGTTGCCAGCATATACAGCGAAGAAGGTACCTTGAGCGAAGAAGTGTTAACCAACTTACAAGGGCTAGTGGCACGTCAGCAATTTACACCAATGAATTATGAAGTGCTGTTTGTTGGCAATTCATTGACTTTGTACAAGTATGGAGTAACTGAAAGCGATGGTACTGTTTACGGACAAACTGTCAAATGGAATAGTTTGACTGGTTTATACGGTCGGTTAACCAACGGTATCAGTCAACTCAGATTAACATTTGATAGTCCTACTGGTCTACACCAAATAGTTGGTACTGTTGCATACAACCCCACAGATGATACACAATTATTGTTTACACCCGATCCAGCAACATTGCCGGCCAATACCCTGGCGCCGGTAGATGCTATTATTGATCCAATGACAGTTAATGTAGAACAGATGCATTTGCTGAGCCCTACCGCTGGTACTAGATACTTGATCTTAAATCCCATCGGCGAAGCCAACACTGAGCCGGCCGTTGCGTGGCGCGGAACTCCGGGCACAAACTTGATAGCTCGAGCCAATGACATTATTGAATGGAATGGCAACTACTGGCAAGTGGCATTTGACAGTCAAAACAATCCTGGTGTGCAGTATGTGGCCAATTTAAAAACCACAATACAATACTGCTGGACTGGCTCTGCTTGGGTCAAAAGTTACGAAGGTTTTTACCGATCCGGTATGTGGAGTTTGGTACCATAATGAAAGAATGCTCCGAAGGCGTAGGTGCGTTAATCTACGCAAAAAATACTCATCGTTACTTGTTCTTGTTGAGAAACAAAAGTCGTCACGCAGGCAGTTGGGGTATAGCTGGTGGAAAAATTGAACCCAACGAAACTGTTATACACGCACTGGTAAGAGAAATACGCGAAGAAATAGGTCAGGATTATACCAACCGTAAATTTATTCCATTGGAAACATTCACTGCCGACAATCAAAAATTTGTATACTACACATTCTTGGTAACTGTTGAGGAGGAGTTTGTTCCTGTATTAAACAACGAACACAGGGGTTACTGCTGGGTCAATCTGGATGATCACCCAACCCCGTTACATCCGGGGCTCTGGCGTAGTTTCAGTTTTAATATTGTTAAAAAGAAAATTAAAACGCTAGAATCAATATTGAATTAACCAATATCAGCTTCAAAAACAAAATCTCTAAAACTGATCTGTCTAAAATTCAATTGAGCTTGCCAACTATCGGGACAAAAAGTTTGAACAGTTGGTGTGATGCGAACAAATTCAACCGACAAATAAGTTTTCATAACATTGAGTAAACTCAATTCAAAAAATGCGCCATTGAATATTTCATCTGTTGGATAACATTTTGTTCCAGCGTACACACTTGATGACTTCTGATCGTGTACATAGTTGTCATAACCCAACAAAAATACTTTTTTATGTCCATCAAAACAGGCCAAATAGGCAGCCAATGCACCACTGTCGTAGTGTATGTTTTGTGGTACTAGATAAAATTTACCAGGATATTGTGTGATTCCAAAAGTGTTGGTGTATACAATATGGTTGTCTGCATAACCGCTGTCGGCAATTTCTTTAATGATGTCGTTTTCGTCGCCAGTGTCGGGACCAACTGCTACTAAAAAGTCTGGAGCGAAATCTCTGTATAGTGCATTGCAACCGTAAGTTTGCAATTTGTTTTCGCCCAACAATCCACCTTTGTGGTTGGCCAAATGTGTTAAATCAAATGCCAAACGACTTTCACCGTTACCAATGGCCACAGCTTGATTTGTAGTATGTGTTGCAAACACACTATTTGGTACATATTCAGTTTCAGTTTCCCAGTCGCCGTCGCGAAGAGTCAATTGAGAAACAATGTGTTCTCCACCATATGTAGCACGATAAATTTCTTTTAGCATTTGCATTTTAACAATCCTTGGGTTTCTTATATTGTATTTATGGAGTTTAGACTGGAATCAGTGTTCTAGCCAGTTTTACTGTGTTATTTGCACTCACTCCTGTACCCCATAAAGTAACGTTGCCGGCTACTAGGTTGGAACTAAATGACATTTTGGCATTGCCACTGGAAACTAACAATCCGTAGCTGGTGATAGTTGAGTTGGTGCCGTCTTGCATCAGCAATATTTCTGACGTTTGATATGCGGTATTGGTCACATCAGTAACTGATATCACATATTTGGCACTACGATAAGCTGTGCTGCTAAATGAGTCAATGGCCACCGGGCTGGTTCCTATGCTGGTAGTAGTACTTGAGCTGTTGAGAATTGGTACTACACCGTATGTTAAATTCCCGTAGGCTCGAGTTGCACCAGTGTTGTCAATTGATACGCTTGTGGTTGCGCTGGCGCCAGTTGTGCCAATAGTGAATGTTGATCCGTTTACTGTAAAAGGTGCATAACTACTACCGGCAGTATTAAGACTAGTAATATTATTTTGTCCAGCTGTACTTCCTACTGTAAAAGCCCACTGGTCGCCAGAACCGGAACCTTTCATAGTTAGTGCATATTGATTACCAGTTCCAGTTTGTGATACTGTAAGTGCATTTGCTGTTAATGCACCGTTATACGTTGGTAAGTAGGCAGCCACCTGTGTATTACCATACGTGTTGGTCACAGTTGATAAAATGTTTACGCCATTGGCAAAATTGTATTGTGGTGCTGTCACGTTGGCTGTAACTGTCAACGCATTAGTAATTGTGCCACCGTTGAAAGCAGCCGTGGTCCAGGCCATACCCGATCCGGTAGACACAATGTACTGTCCTGCTAGCCCTAGGTTTCCATTGATAGCAATGGTACCGTTGATCAACAGTACGTTGCCTACTGTTAGGTTGGCATAACTGCTGGGTGCAATATTACTGTTTGTTGAACCGGTGTTTGAGGTAAATGCGGTGACAAAACTTTGATTGGTTTCTGACCAATACAACGAAACATTTGAAACTAGTCCGTTGGCACGATTAAATAAAAATCCCACATCAACGTTGGCACTAGATGCACCTTGGTGAAGGACCGTAATTGGGTCCATAAAATATTCGATATTAGTATCAATATCCCAAATTTTTGGTCTAGTTAATGCCATCAGTTAAATTCCGTGTTATTGTATATTTATCGCCAAACAAAAAAGGCGCCTAAGCGCCCTTTTTGACAATACTGATAATAGTATTAGATACGACCAACAACTACTTCGATAACAGCCTTGCTGTTACCTGGGAAGTCGTACAATGCTTTACCAATCACTTGACCCATTTGTGGGTTAGCACTGGACTTGGCATAACCGTATCCTGCTGAAACTAGCATATCGCCTTTCTTGACAGGACCAATAACCATACAAGGAACACGACCTTGTAATGCTACAGGAACTACGTTGGCACCGTTTAGGCCACCGTTCATCAAGTGAGCTGGGTTAGTAGATACTACACCTGCCACTGCACGTGTATCTGCATCGGCTACTGTAACTTCTTGATCGCCGCCAAACATAACTACTGTACCAGGAGCATACGCTTTGTCGCCTTGGTAGTTTTCTGCCAAGTCAGCGTATTGTGCTGTTGTTGCTGTAGCACTAACTGTACCAGCACTGAAGTTGCCCGAACCATCACGTGCAACGATTGTGCCAGCTGTGTTGCTGCTTGTTGCATCTGAACCTAGCGTAATACTACCAGTTGATGCACTTGCAGTAATGTGACCACCGCTGCTTAAACTTGTGACACCGCTGTTGGTAATTGTTACAGTACCACCTAAACTTGTAGTACCACCAGAAATGCTAATACCTGTACCAGCACTATGAGTAATTGTGCTGTACTGTAATTTGGCATTTGTCACTGCGCCGGATGCGATTGTCAATGCTGTTGAACCACCAGTACTACCTGTACCAGTCACATCACCAGTAAATGTCAATGCTCCAGAAATGCTAGCAGTTGATACTGCGGTTACAAGACCTTTTGCGTTAACTGTGATAACCGGAATCGTTGTTGCATTACCAAATGAACCTACGTTGCTGTTAACTGTGGCAAGTGTTACAGCTTGACTGTAGTTTGCACTACCATCAAATGAACCGCTTGCAGTTGCATCGCCTGTCAACGCAATAGTTCTAGCTGTAGCCAATTTGGTTGCTGTACCAGCGTTACCACTTACTGAACCAGTAATGGTATTGGTTACTGTCAAGTTGGCCAATGTACCAACGCTTGTCAAGCTGCTGTTGACAATAGTGCTTGCTAGTGTTGTACCAGTCAATGTGCTGGCACTTGGAGTAGCTGCTGAAATAGCACTTGATACATAACTTTGTGTAGCAATGTTACCGTATGTGGTATTGTCGCTACTGATTTGCCAGGCTTGAACTGATTCAGTCCATTTTAATACTGCGTTGTTGCTTGTACCACGGTTGATACGGATACCAGCATCTAGAGTTGGAGTACCTGTTACACCGTTGTTTAAAACAGCATATTGATCGCTTACCAACAAGTTTGTTGTGTTGATAGTTTCTGTTACACCGTTAACTGTCAAGTTACCAGTAATAATTGTATCTGTGTTGATAGCAACTTTACCAGTACCTTGTGCAGTGATGGTAAAGTTTGTGTTGGCCGAGTGTGATGTGATCGAGTCAACACCAATTTGGTTAGCAAATTGAATTGCGTTGCCATCGCTACTTGTGATGTTGTAGCCGGCAGCCATTTGCAATGGGCTCTTGATTTGAATGTAGCCAGCGCCTGCTGCACCACCGTCCAGTTGTAAAATACCGCCGCCGTTTGTGGCAACGCTAATGTTCTGACCAGCTGACGCTGTCATGTTAATTGTTGGTGTACCTGTTGTAGACGCACCCAATACTGGTGTACCGTTAATGTACAATGTGCCTGGACCAACGTATACTGAGTGGAATTGTTTTTGTAAACTACCCAAGTCGTATGTTAAGTTAGCACTTGGGATAATATTACCAGTTAAGATAATAGTACCGTTGTTACCAGCAACAATAGTGTTAGCTGTTAATGTACCAATTGTTTCAGATGTAGAAGTAACAACAGCGTTGATGTTACCTGTTGTGGTGATGCTACCTGTTGCAGCATCGATTGTTAATGGTCCAATTGTTAGACCATTTTGTACTACGAAATTTCCGTTTGCCATTTTGTTTTCCCCGGTTCCATATTCCCCGATAAGGTTATTAAGTTAGGCGAGCCTGTCCCGCCTAACCTATCTTGCAATTAAACTGCGATATAATCTTTCTTGATTCTCACTTGGTTACCAGCTGAAGCACCTGTGAACTGCAACAATGCGTTTGAACCGCTTTGTGTTGCACTCAATGTACCCAAGCTAGAACCTGTTGATACTACACCGTAAGTTGTTACTGTTGCAGTTGTACCATCACTGATTAACAATGCTTCCATAACTTGGTAGCTTGAACCGTTAGTAATTTGTACAACGTACTTGGCACTACGGAACTTGGTATTGTCAACTGTGTCAATTGTAGTAGCACTTGCACCAACTGATACGTTACCAATTGCACTAACTTGTGCACCTGTTGTGCTCCAATATGTTGTATTGGTTGGTGTGCTTGTGCCAGTTGAAATGTATACGCCGTTGTTGTCGGCTGATATACCCATATAACCATTGGCACTTGCAATGCTTGAAACAGATTGTGTTGTAGTTAGGATACGTACATCAATGATATCGCCAGATGCTGGGATTTCAGTGAATGTCAATGTTGTTCCACTAGTTACAGAGTAAGCCAATGTTGGGATCTGTACCACACCGTTGATGCTAACAATAACGCCAGCTGTTGTTGTGCTTTGTGTCAATGTCCAACTTGATGCTGATCCGTCAGCAGTAATCTGTTGATCTGTAATCAATGTAAATGTTGAACCCGAACCTTGCCAACCTGAACCTGTATAATATTCAACGCTGTTTGAGTAGTTGTTGAAACGTATCATACCTGCTACGTCTGTACCACCCGAACTACTTGGACGTTGTGCGTTTGAACCAACTGGTAACAAGATAGCGTCTGTGGAGTTGATGATCAACTTGGCGCCAGTTACTAGGTTACCTGTTGTAGCTGTATTACCAATTACAACTTGATCGTATGCACTAGCTGAGTGTGCCCAAATCAATGTACCATCGTTTTTACCTTTGGCAATAAAGTCGCTACCAGCTGTTTGGCTACTGTTAATTGTAACTGCGTTACCAAACGTTGCATTAGCAGTATGTGTTGAAGTGCCAGTTACAATCAATGCACCGGACACGTTTGCACTAGCCAATGTAGCTGCGCCACTTGTGCTCAATGTTGTAAATGCACCGGTTGATGCTGTTGTAGCACCAATTGGTGTTGAGTTTACACTACCGCCTGTAACCACTGCGTTGGCTGTTGACAAGTTTGTTACGTTCAAGTTTGTTACGTTTTCTAGTGTAATACCAGTCAATGTACCGCCAGTAATCTGAGCATTTGCTGTACTGAAGTTTGTGGCAGTTACGTATGTACCTGTTACGTTTGTACCAGTTACGTTTGTAGCTGTAGCTGTTGTAAATGTACCAGCTGCCGGCGTTGTTCCGCCAATTACCACGTTGTTGATAGTACCACCACTCAATACTGCATTACCAGTACTCAAGTTGGTTGGAGTAACGTAAGTGAATGTACCGTTTGTAGCTGTTACACCAGTTGTGGTCAATAAACCAGTACCCGGATTGTATGTTAACGAGCTGTTTGTAATAGGTGCCAAGTTACCAGTTGTTGCACTCAAGAACGCTGGGTAATATGTACCGTTTGTGCTGGTTGTTGTTGTAGTGATGTACAATGCAACGTTAGAACTTGTTGATGCACCGGCCAAGCTACCATAAATTGTACCGTATACGCCACCAAGAGCAACAATGTTACCACCAATTACGTTACCTGTTATTGTTGCTGAGCCACTTGCTGTCACGTTAGTTGCACTAACGTTAGCCAATGTTGTAGCACCAGTTACACCTAGTGTGCCACTTGCTGTCAAGTTAGTAAATGCACCAGTACCTGGTGTCACGTTACCAATTGCTGTAGCTTGTAAACCGCTTGCTGTAGCTGTAGTTAAAGTGGTTGCACCAGTTACACCTAGTGTACCACCTACAGTAGCATTGTTTGTTACTGCGGCACTTAACAATGTAGCAGCACCAGTTGTTACACCAGCCAATGTTGTAGCGCCAGTTACACCCAATGTACCGCCTACAGTAGCATTGTTTGTTACGCTTGCGCTGTTTAAAGTAGCTGCGCCACTTGATGTCAATGTTGTGAAAGCACCGGTTGATGCTGTTGTAGCACCAATTGGTGTTGAGTTAATACTTGTTGCTGTTACTGCACCAGCTGTTAAACCAGCCAATGTTGTAGCACCGGTAACTGCCAATGTACCACCAACTGTTTCGTTACCAGTGATGCTTGCGCTAGCCAATGTGGCTGCGCCACTTGAGCTTAATGTTGTGAATGCCGCAGTACTTGGAGTTGCATTGCCAATTGGTGTGCTGTTGATACTTGCAACACTCAATGAGCCTGTAGTTAATGTACCAGAAACTGTTGCACTAGTAAAGTTGCTGCTTGTGGCTGTAATGTTGTTAACACCACTGATGTTACCGTTTGAACCAGATGTTGTAAAGTTGGCTGCTACTAAATTGCCAGTAACAGTTGCGTTGCCACCAACAGTTGCGTTGCCAGTGATGCTTGCGCTAGCCAATGTGGCTGCACCGCTTGTACTTAGTGTTGTGAATGCCGCAGTACCTGGAGTTACGTTGCCAATTGCAGTTGCTTGCAAGCCACCACTTACAGTCAAGTTACCTGTGTCTGTTTCGTTGGTTACACTCAATGTGCCTAGTGTTGTAGCACCAGTTACGCCCAATGTACCACCAACTGTTGCGTTGTTTGTTACGCCCAAACTGTTTAGTGTGCTTGCGCCACTTGAACTTAATGTTGTAAATGCACCAGTACTTGGAGTTGCGTTACCAATTGGTGTACTGTTAATAGCTGGCATTACAACACCAGTTGCAGGAGCTGCTGTAACTGCTACACCACCAATTTGGATTGTGCTACCACTAATCCATAATGTTTTCCACTGGTTAGTTGAGCTACCTAAATTGTATGTTACGTTTGCACTTGGGATTAGGTCGCCGCTGAATGTTGATCCAGCACCAACAATCAAGTTACCGCCAACGTTGGCGCTGGTAGTTGTAACCAAGCTGTTTAATGTAGCTGCACCACTTGAGCTTAATGTTGTGAAAGCACCAGTGCCTGGTGTTACGTTACCAATTGCAGTTGCTTGTATGCCGTATGCTGTTACTGTGCTTAGTGCTGCAGCGCCTGTTGCGTTCAATGTGGTAAATGCACCAGTACTTGGTGTGTATGAACCAATTGGAGTAGCTTGGATACTACCAGCATAAATGTTACCAACAATGCCCGCACCGCCTGCCACTTGTAAGGCACCCGATGTTGTGCTTGTTGATGTGTTGGTTGAGTTTGCTGTTAATGTACCAGCAACAACCTCTGTACCAGTAATTTGTACTTGTGTTGTGTTTAGGTATGTCAATGTACCAGCAACACTCAAGTTGCCACCAATAAACACAGCACCGCTAATACCAACACCACCAGCAACTACCAATGCGCCAGTTGTTGTACTTGTACTTGCTGTACCACTTGCGGCAACAATGTTACCGTTGCTGATGTGTACACCAGAGTTGATCAATGTTGTAAACGAACCTGTTGAAGGTGTTGCGTTACCAACCGGTGTGTTATTCAAACTAGTTGCTGTTACTGCGCCAGCTGTTAAACCAGCCAAAGTAGTTGCACCAGTTACTGCCAAAGTACCGCCAACAGTTTCGTTACCTGTTATGCTTGCACTGGCCAATGTGGCTGCGCCACTTGAACTTAATGTTGTAAATGCGCCAGTACTTGGAGTTGCGTTACCAATTGGTGTATTGTTTAACGATGCAATACTGATCGAAGCGGCTGTCAATGTGCCGTTTACTGTTGCATTGTTTGTTACAGTTACGCTGTTTAGAGTAGCTGCACCACTTGTGCTTAGTGTTGTAAAGGCTGCTGTGCCAGGTGTTACGTTACCAATTGCTGTAGCTTGTAAACCACCGCTTACAGTCAAATTACCTGTGTCAGTTTCGTTGGCAACACTCAATGAACCTAGCGTTGTGGCGCCAGTTACACCCAATGTACCACCAACGCTTGCATTGTTGGTAATACTTGCGCTGTTTAGAGTAGCTGCACCACTTGTGCTTACAGTTGTAAATGCACCAGTTGATGCTGTTGTAGCACCAATTGGTGTGTTGTTCAAGCTAGTAGCTGTTACTGCGCCAGCTGTTAAACCAGCCAAAGTAGTTGCGCCAGTAACGCCTAGTGTACCACCCACAGTAGCGTTGTTTGTTACGCTTGCGCTCAATAATGTAGCGGCACCAGTTGTCACACCAGCCAAAGTAGTTGCGCCAGTAACGCCTAGTGTACCACCAACAGTCAAGTTACCTGTGTCTGTTTCGTTAGCAACACTCAATTGACCAACAGTTGTGTTGCCAGTTACACTCAATGTGCCACTTGCTGTAATGTTGGTTGCGCTTACTGCAGCCAATGTACTTGCTCCAGTTGCGCTTAGTGTTGTAAATGCACCGGTTGAAGCTGTTGTAGCACCAATTGGTGTTGAATTCAAGCTGGTTGCTGTTACAGCACCTAGTGTTGTAGCACCACTTGAATTTAACGTTGTGAAAGCACCAGTACTTGGAGTTGCATTACCAACTGGAGTATTGTTGATGCTTGAGAACGAAGCTGAAGCAGCACTCAATGTACCAGTTACAGTTAATGTACCGCCAACTGTTGCGTTGTTTGTTATGCTTGCGCTGTTTAAAGTAGCGGCACCACTTGTGCTCAATGTGTTTAGTGTTGTAGCACCAGTTACACCTAGTGTACCACTTGCTGTGATGTTGGTTGCACCAATGTTGGCCGCAGTTGTTGCGCCAGTTACAGTTAATGTGCCGCCAACAGTTGCGTTAACAGTTACAGCCAAGCTGTTTAGTGTGCTTGCACCACTTGATGTTAATGTTGTGAAAGCACCAGTACCTGGTGTCACATTACCAATTGCAGTGGCTTGTAAACTACTTGCTGTAGCTGTAGTTAAAGTGGTTGCACCAGTTACACCTAGTGTACCGCTTGCTGTTACGTTGGTTGCACTTACAGCCGCCAATGTACTTGTGCCACTTGCTGCCAATGTTGTTACACTGGTTGCACCAGCTGTTAAACCAGCCAAAGTAGTTGCGCCAGTTACGCCCAGTGTGCCACCTACAGTAGCATTGTTTGTTACTGCGGCGCTGTTTAGCGTAGCTGCACCACTTGAGCTTAATGTTGTGAAAGCACCAGTGCCTGGTGTTACGTTACCAATTGCAGTGGCTTGGATTGCGCCAGCTGTAGCTGTTGACAATGTAGTTGCGCCAGTTACAGCCAATGTGCTTGATAATGTAGCAGCACCAGTTACACCTAGTGTACCACTTGCTGACAATGTTGTGAATTTACCAGTTGAAGCTGTTGTAGCACCAATTGGTGTTGAATCTAAGCTGCCGCCTGTAACCACTGCGTTGGCAGTTGAGAAGTTTGTAGCAGTTAATGTTGTAACACCTTCAATGGAAATGTTGGTTAAACTACCACCAGTGATAACTGCGTTGGCAGTAGAAATACTGGTTGCAGATAATGTTGTAAATGCACCAGTTGAAGCTGTTGTAGCACCAATTGGTGTTGAATTCAAGCTACCGCCTGTAATTACAGCATTAGCTGTAGAAAAACCAGTTGAAGCAGCTAATGTTGTAAAGGAACCTGTGCTACCTGAAATTGGAGTTGCAGTAATACCACCAGCCGATAAATTGTTGGTAATACTTGCACTGACCATTGTGGCATTACCGACTTTGACGTTGGCAAAACCTGAGTTAGTAACGCTGGTAACTTTGCTGCTACCACCGCCTGTGCTGGTTGTTGTTGCTACTGCAATAAACGCACCAGCGTTTTCGTCCCAAACGAATGCAGTATTAACCGCACCGTAACCAGCCAAGGATGACAAGTTACGATTGATAAACATACCAATGTCATAACCGGCCAAGCTGCCAGTGTATCCGTTGTTGAAAACAACAGTAGGGTCATTGATAAATGTATTAACTGAGTTAATTGTACTTGAGTTGCCGCTAACACTCAAATTACCAGTGATAGTAACATCAGAAGAAAGTGTTAATGAGGGGCTAAACAATGCACCTGTCAGTGTGCCAGATGCAATTTTCTGTGCTGTGATGGTAGAATCAGTGATCTGATTATTTTTAATTCTTGTAATATTACCGGCGCTCATAGTTAAATCCTTTATAATTTATAGGTTATAATGTTATTTATCGCGGCCGTAGGAATTCCGGGCTACACCCTTTTAAAAATGGGTTTTTGGATTTTAGGCTAGCCGGGGAATATAAGAGAAGGTGGTAGAGAAACGAACTGCTGTATTACTTTAGTATTTACCTGGTTGTAAAAAAATATTCTAGATACGCTTGGTTTTTAAACAATTGGACCGTAGGTGATATTGCCGGCAATCATTACATTGCCTGTGCTGTCAATGGCAAATACCTTAACACCATTGCAACTGACCACAACTTGATTGTTGTTTTCTGTGATGCTGAAGGCTCCAGTTGACACAGTATGAGCAGATGTTGTTCCAACCACTGTTAGGTTGCCAGCAATGTTCAAGTTATCTGCAAGACTGGTATTGATGTTTACCGTTGCGCCCAAGAAACGAACGTCAACAATATCAGTCACTTGCGGAACTTCTGTAAAGGTAATTTGATTTTCGTTTACATTATATGCAATACCAGGCTGTTGCACAGTACCGTTGATACTGACAATACAACCGGCTGATGTGGTCACTTGATTTAGGCCAAATTGTTGACTGACGCCGTCAGGAGTTATAATTTGACTTCTAACTGAGTTGGTAACTGCTACCCAGGCCGCGCCATCGTAGTATTCAATTGACGGTATATCTGTGTTGTAACGCAAATACCCGCCCTTGGTTAAGGAAGGACGCTGTACGCTGTTGCCGTTTGGCAGGCCCAATGCACCAACCGAATCAAACTCTGTTACTGTTGTGTAAAGAGAATTGATGCGGTCTGTGTAAATGTTTCCAAAGAATGTAGTAGCATTGACATTGGCCGCTGTGGTAATGTTACCACCGGCGGTGATTGTAGTATTAACAGTTAGGTTACCAAGATTGCCCACCGTGGTAATGTTGGGCTGACTTGGTGTCAATAATGTACCTGTTGCGTTGCCAACAATGTTGCCATAATAGGTTTGAGCTGTTACAGTGGTGGCTGTTATGCTGGTGTTGACTGTCAAATTGCCAAGATTACCCACCGTAGTAATATTGGGCTGACTTGGTGTCAATAACGTGCCGGCAAAATTTCCGTATAATGTTGAGTTGGCCGCAATGTTGTTGGCCGTAATATTGCCAATTACAGCAAGATTGGTCAGTGTACCCAAGCTGGTAATGTAAGGTTGAGCAGGAGTGTTGATGTTGCCGTAAATGTTGCCCGAGAATGTGCCATCTCCAGTTGATATGCTGTTTGAAAATACGCCGTAAGTGCCACTCACGTTACCAGTAACGTTACCGGTTAAACGTCCTATCACGTTGCCGCGCACAGTATTGCTGGCAATGTTGCCGGTTATCAAGTTACCAGTAGTTACGTTACCGGTATAGCTGGCCACGGTACCGTATGTGTTGCCGTAGAATGTACTGAAAGTGGCGGCCGCTGTCAGGTTACCTTGATCCAGTTCAACTGTGTTAACCAACAAGGTTGCCAAAGTAGTTGTTCCGCCAATGGTAAGATTGTTACCAATTGACAAATTACCAGCAATGCTGGCTGAGTTGGCTGTTAGTGGTCCGTTAATATAGGCTGCGCCGGCAGTAACTGAGCTGGCCTGTACCCCACCGGTCACTGCCAAATTAGACAATGTACCAACCGCGGTAATATAAGGTTGCGATGCTGTGCCGATGTTACCGTACACGTTGCCACTGAATGTGCCATTGGTGGTATAAACATTTCCAGCTGTTACATTGCTGGAGAATGTACCATTGGTGCCAGTTATGTTACCAATCACATTGCCAGTCAGTGTGCCGGTACTGTTACCAGTTAGGTTGCCGTAATAGTTTTGAGCTGTTACTGTGGTAGATGTTATGGAATTATTAACTGTAAGATTGCCCAGATTGCCCAGGCCAGTGATATACGGTTGATTGGCAGTTAAAACAGATCCAACAAGATTGCCATAAAAATTATTGGCAACTACTCCGCTGGCATTCACGTTACCAGACGTGTGAATAGCCGATCCAGTACTGTTGGTAATGTTGCCTAGCAATTGATTCAACAACGCTATGCTGTTGGTTATACTGGTAGTGGAAGTTAGCGTAATGGCCGAAGAAAAACTGCCTGTGGTGTTTGCACCCAACACCAAGCCGGTACCACTGAATCCACCAGTGTTGACCACATTTGAAATGTCTGACCAAAAGGTGTTGCCGGCTCCGTCAGTGGACAATACATAATTTTGTGCTCCACCTGTTAGAAACAAATTGCCAGTGGTAATAACATTGCCGCTGATGTTGGTGATGTTGCCCAGTATGCTGTCCAAGATGCTGATGGCTTGGCTGGTACTTTGACCTGTGGTCAATGCATTGGTGCTGTAAGTGACAGAGTTTTGACCAATGTTGGCGGTAACCGGCACAGGTCGATATGGAATATTGTTTGTTGTTACATTGTTAAGTGACAGTAGAGTCTGTAAACTGGTAAATGCCAAGTTACCAGCACCATCTGTGTATAACAAATTGTTGGCGCTGCCGCCGGCAATATGAATTTGACTGACGTTGCCCAACAACACTTGACTGGAAGGGTTGATGTGAGCGATTGAGTCGCCGTTGATGATAACGTTGCCTAACTGTGTTGCACCAGCAACTTGAAAATCTTTGGTTGGGTTTACTGTGTTAACACCAATTCTTCGATTGGTAACATCAAGGTATATTAGGTTTCCGTCGAACGCAAGATTGCTACCTTGGCGAGCCAAGTTGTTTTGTAGCATTACCCCCGATACTTTACCAATTGCCATTGGTTAATCCCCGATCGTTTTGGTGCTATTAAGGTTGTGTATTACAATAATAGGTTGATTGGCATCTCCAGATGTGCTGGGTTGGAGATACAATTGATTTGATGCTACGTTGGCAGAAAAAGTGTAGTTCACATTGGGGATCTGTTGGACTCCGCCAACAAATACCAATACGCTGCTTTCTTGTCCAGCTATATAACTCTGTGACATTGGATATTGATTTACGCCATCGGCTGTGACCAGTTGATCAACTACCACTTGTACTGTGCCAATTTTGGCCACTTGATTCCATTGATTGTTGTAGTAAAATTCAATTTTATTGGTTGTTTGATTGAATCTGATTTGGCCGTTGACCGGACTGTCGGGACCAATACTGTTGGTACCCATCGGTAGTTGAATAGAATGACTCCCGCCTTTCAGCTGAGTATTTTTAAGATATCGTCCCATCTATTAGGCTCCAACAGAGCTAACTGTCATTATAACTGCACCAGAAGTTCCTGTGCTTATGTTTGCAAAAATACTATCACCATTTTCTAACACAATGCGTTCGCCATCAATCACATAAGTTTCGTATGGTGTAAGTTGAATGTTGGTATAAACCAAACTACCAAGCGGGTCAGCCACGTTGGCCTGTGCAGGTACCAAGTAAACATTTGCCGCAACAGTGACATTGCTATTGTTGCAAAGATACATTGTTGTGACCACTCGAGTCTGACTTGCAGGAGCATAGGCAACATTTGCAAATGGTCCATTTGGTAATTTTGTATTTGTGATAGCCATTTATAAATCCTTAGAAGAAAATCAACGAATAAAGAAGTGCTTGATTTTTAGTTGACAGCTGAGCACCTTGTTTTGTTGTGTTTGTGACAAATACACCCGAGTCTCTAGGACTGCTAGCAGGTGGTGTAGTTGTGTAAATTGTGTTGTAACCAGCTGTAGCGCCAGGAGCCACATTGGAATTTTTTATTGACACGTTTGAATCTATTGTCAACTGTGATTGTGTGCTGGTATATAGTGTGTATTGTTTTAAATCTAGATTGCCGGTGATTTGTAATCCACCACTGCTGCTGGTAATGGCAACGGCACTCAATGAAGATGATGGGTTGCCTGGTGTATTGATCAACCAAGATTTAGTTGTTTCGTCCCATATCAGTTGTGCTAGAGCGCCGGTTCCGCGATTTACTATTATGCCAGATTGAATTGGCAACGGTGGCGCAGTGGGACTCAGATTGGCATTTAGTTCTATTTGGTTGTCATAGATAACAGTATTGGTACTTTCAATGGTCGTTGTTGTACCATTAACAATCATATTTCCGTTGACTGTTAGTGTGTTTGTGTTAATATTGACGTTGCTTTGTGTACCAACACTTTGTATGGTATAATCGCCAAGAATTTTTTTAACTGTTGCCATCCTAGAAACCTTAATTTAGTAGTATTTATGCAATCATAAAATATAACTTTTAATAAAAAAACGGGCCGAAGCCCGTTTTTGTTGAGTCTAACAAATAAAATTAGTTAGCGTCTAATACTTGAACAAAACCCACTGTGCCGGCGGCTGCATCAACAGCATATGGATTGTTTGTTGTAGCAGCTTTGGTCCAATAACGATACTTGTTACCAGCAAAGTCATATACCCAACGGTTGGTAATACGGCTAGCTTGTAACTGTGTAGTGTTGGCTAGAATAATACCAATGCTCATTGTGTTTGCCACTGTTGGTGTTGCCAAATTTACCAGCTTGCAGATAGCAGTATCTGTACCATCTGTAGCTAAAAACTTGTGTGCACCTTTTTGACGCAAAATGCTACCGGTTGTTGCAGAACCGTTAATTTTAACTTGCGGTGCAATCTGTGGTCCAATTTGACTGCGAATACCACCAACAGAACCAACGTGATTACCGCTGATTAAAGTTGGACTGGTGTATGAGTCAACCAGCTGACTGGTAACCGAATGAGTTTTTGCGATTTTTAGTTTGTTTGCCATTTTATTTCTCCTTTGCCCCAAGGGCGTTAGCGTTCTAGGCTATCCGAAGTGGTGCTCCGAAAGTTACTCTTGTGAGTGAACACTATTATTTATGCGGTCAACAAAAAAGCCCCTTGCGGGGCTTTTTGTTTCCTTCCCATCCCTGGGTAGTAATTTTTGGATTACTGGAATGATAAGTTCGCAACTGCAATCTCACCAACGTAGTCACCAGCGTTACCTAGAGATGACGCTGTGTTTGTTAACTCAACATAACCATAACGTGTCATGAAGCTAACTACTGGTTCGAATGTACTTGGATCTAGTACAACACCAGAGCTCATCAATGGGATATATGGGCAATAGAACGCAGCTGCATCAGCCTCGCTTGAACCCTTATAACCAACTAATACAGCTTGGCTGTCGTTTGCATAACCGTCAACATAAATCTTCATTGCGCCGTTCAATGTACCAACAAACTTGGTGTTTGTAGGAGCTTCGAATGTGCCTTCTGTTGTACGAGCGAATGCAGATGTTGTAGCACTTTGTAGTACTGTTAACGCAGCTGGGGAAACAACTGCCCAGTTACCAGCACCACGACGTGTACGCTGAGCGATCAAGTTAGCTGTACGATTGACTAGAACAGCTAAAGCAGCGTGTTCATCACCAACGAATGTAGCTGTACCAGATACTGCAGCTTGGTCAAATGTGTAATCAGTTGCAGCTAGAGCACGTAAAGAAGCCAAAATTTCTTGGTCGATCTCAACTGTGATCTCTTGTGCCAAAGCAGCCATGATTTCAGCTTCAACATCCAAACCGTGCATAGATTGTGCATCTTGCGCAGCTTCGAATGTCCAACGAGCTGATAACTTACGTGTTTTAGCTTCTACAACTTGTTTCAAGATTTGAACGTTGATACGGTTACCTGCTACGCCTTCAAGAGCTGCTGTAGAAGTAGCTTGTGAAGTTGCAGAGTTACCAGAGTATGCTGTTGCAATCTTGAATGGGCTCAATGCCTCATCGCCAGCGTTTGCGCCGTCTGTTGATGTTGTAGCACTAACGCTATCAGCATAACGAACACGCAATGTGTGGATTTGAGCAACTGGACCTGTCATTGGTTGTACACCAACGATTTCGTTAGCGATAACTGTTGGCATTACACGACGGATAACTGGTAGAATTACACGGTTTAGTGTAGCTACGTTACCTGCTTGTGTTGAGCCAGCTGTTGCGTTCTCAGCTAACATTTTACGAGTGTTTTCTAAGATCACACCCATTGTTGTACGACGTGAACCTTGTAGGCCTTCTAACAGGGCTTCTTTGGTTTCGCCCCAACGGCTTTCTAATAATTGTTGTGTCATTTTAATTCCTCTTTCCTTTTAGGGTTTAATTAAGCCCTGCTAAACGTTTTAGTTCAACAACATTGGTTTGCACTTCTGTTGTTCGGCCTTCAACGGCAGTTTTAGCAGTTTTATCACCAGTTACTACTGCACGACTCTCTGTCAAAACTGATTGCTTTTCAGCAACAACTTTAACAGCGGAATTGTTCAATACAGCTGGTAGATACTTTTCGTATGCAGTCTGAAGACGATCAGTCTGTACACTCTCGAGCAAGTCACGCATGATTGCTGACTTCTCTTTGTTCAAAGGCTTCAACATTTCTGCAAGTTTTTCTTTGCGTTCTGCTGACTCTTTGATAATCTTGATTTCTGTTTCTTTTGATTCAACTAGAGCTTTCTTGTCTTCAATTGCTGATACTGCTTCAGACAATTTCTGAGCCAAAGTACTTACAGTACCTTGTAACTCACGGATCTGCTTGTTCTCATTTAAATGAGTACCGGCAAACTCGCTGGCGAATGCTTCAAATAGACGACGACCAAACATATTCTCACGAGCAATTTGGATATCTTCTTTTAGTTGAGTCAATTCTGACTCTAACGAACTGGTAACAGCCTCTTTAACAGCCTCGGCAGATTGTTTTACAAATTTAGCTTGTAGTTCAGCTAGTTTAGCTTTACCTTCAGCAACTAAACGAACCTTGGTTTCCACCACGGCACGCTTGTCTGCTTCAAACTCTTTGATTTCTTCTGCTAGCGCACGGATTGTAAAGTTTTCTAACTTGGCAATAGCTGCTTCGTATGTCTTACGATCTGCACGTAGTTCTTTAATTTCTTCTGATAGTTTTGCTACCATGAAATTATCAAACTTGCTGGCGCTTTCAACCATTGTGCGTTTAAATGCAACACGGTCTTCTGCTAATTGTTTTTTTTCGTCTGCAAATTCTTGTAGTTCTGCAGTGAGAGACTCTGTAACCATTTTGTCTAGAGCTTCAACCATTACAGCTTTATCATGTGAATAACGTTGTGCGAATTCTTCACGTAGTTCAGCACGTACTTGTTCTTTGGCTTCGGTAATACGAGCTTCCCAAGCTTCGGAAATTGCAGTACGAGTTTCCTCGTTAATAATTCCGTTATCCAACAATGGTTTGATAGCATCTAACATTGGATATTTCTCCTATAGTTTTAAATCTTTGATTAAGGCTTCAATGCCTTGCTTCAGGTACTTCTGTACTTTTTGATCTTGAGCGGCTTCACGTGCCGTTTCAAATACCTGCATACCACCTCGCATATTCATCAAGCCTTCATAAATGACTTTTGGATAAGCGTGAGGTGCGCTAGGCTGTGCTACGATGTCAACGGTAATGATTTCAAAATCACTAACGTGTCCACTTCCTTCGTTAACATTACCAGATCCACGTGATGATACACCTAGTTTTACGCCTGATGTGATCATGGCTTCTACCAGTTTACCCATCGGAGTTGGCAACACTTTTAATTTTCCGTAACCTGCAGGGCCATCCATCCACATTTCTGTGATCATATGGCTAACACGGTCCAAGTTAATCTTTAGATCATCTGGGTGGTCTACTTCGCCGAGTACACTATAACCACCTTTGATTTGTTCATTAATAGTTGACACGGCTTTTTGAATTTCGTGAACAGGATATACACGTTCGTTGGCATTCTTAACGCCACCTTCGATGAATATCCCTTTCATATAGAGATCCTTACTCTTGCCGTCAGCGGATTCGCTGTGTTCAACAACGATCCCTGCACGGTCAAAAGTCAAATTCTCTTTAAGATACAAAGCCATTTTGTTTCCTATCTAATACGATTAACGTACTTTTCCACCGATTTCGCTCTTCTTGTTAATTGGAACGGAACCGTTGTTACCTACTGTTTTACCTTCAGCGTCGTGTGACTTGCTGTACTCTTTACCTGTTGGTTTCTGAGCTGCTTTGCCACCTGGAACGTTTACGTTACCAGACTTGATAGTACCTTCGCCTTTGGTATATTCGTTACTTGCCTTTGTTGGGCTAGTACCGTCTTGATTGCTGTCTGCGCCTTTTGTTCTAACTGGTGTACCACCAAAATCAGCACCTGGACCTACTGGATCTTTGGTATTGATTGAAGTTTTTTTGCCAGCTGCGCCAACTGCTGTACCTTCGGCTGCGTCGCCTTGACCGCCGTAGATATCGCCAATTTGGTCAACATATTCACGCATTAGTTCAGAAGTTGATTTGATACGGTTAGATTTAGATTCTTCAGTCTTTTTTGCTTCTTTAGACTCTTCTTCTTTTTCTTCCTCTTCTTCAACTTCTTCTTCGTACATTTCTTCAGCCATTTCTGGTTCTTCACCGTGCTCAGCGCCCATTTCTGGTTCGTTGTGCATAGCTGGCTCTTCGCCGTGACCTTCGTCGCCCATGATTTCGTCAAACTTGGCTAATAGCTCGTCTAACTTGGCATCAATGTTCATTACTTTGTCTTCGATTTCTTCTTCAGCTGGATTGCCTTCGATTTCGTCGTGATCTTCTTCGTCGCCGAATTCTTCTTCGTCGCCGCCTAACTCTAACTCAGCGCCTTCTTCGTCGTCTTCACCCATTGCTTCTTCGGTTCCAACTTCTTTGACCATATCTTCAACCTGATCACCTGCAACTGCTGGGTGGTCAAAGTTTTCTTCCATAGACTCTTCGTCCATGATAGATTCATATATGTCGCGTGATTTTTCTACTACGATGTCGTGAAATAATTCACGTGCTTTTTGATCTTCATCATTAATGATGTATTCAATTAACTTTTCAAACTTGTTCATAAGAAACCCCTTAAAAATATAGCTTTGTTAGTTATTTACTAAAGTACGTATATTTCTGGGGTTAAATGGGTATATTTTGAGGTGTTTTACAGATTTATTACAGAAAACTGCTTATAATCCAGCAAGAGCACCGGCTTCGGGTGCAGGTTGATATTGTTTGGCTACTGCTTCCAACTTCTTTTCGTGTTCCAATTTACGAACGTCGTGACTTTTTCTCAGCCGATTTAGGTGTGCCAATGTCAGTCGGGTTTTACGGCTATCTGACATTTTAAGAGTACTTTGATCGCTCTTTTCGTCGTAATAGCCCTCTGGTGCTGGGTCAAACAATTCCATAATATTCATATGAGTATTTAACCCTTTTTGATTAAATTGGGCTAGCTGAACCGGCTGGACCACCAGGTGCGCCGCCGGCAGCTGGTATTGCTCCGCCTGTAGGACCGGCTCCAGCTGGTGTTGGGCCACCTGCTGTGTCAGGACCTAGACCTTCTAAATCAGCACTTACACCACCGGGGCTAATGCCTACACTACGCAATCCAGGTGCATCTGGCTGTGCCAAATCTGTGTCGCCACGTTCTTCGGCCCAGGCCTGTTCATTTTCACTGATTTCTTGTTCGGTCATACCTAGATAACGTTTCATTAACCAACGTTTGCTAAAATAAGGCAATGGTTCCAGCTGTGTAAATGTAGCAATACGAGCTGAGTCAATGTCGGCTTGACGATACTGTGCAAAGTTTTGTGGTTCGTTGAACGACAAATCAAACAACGATCCATCAATGTTGAAACCTCTCCAACGCATAAACAGTTTGAATTCCGAATCCAACTTGTCGGCAACCATGGCTTGCAAGCGTTGGCAATATTGGTTAAATCGCCATTCCTGAATGAGTGCTGTACCCACGCGACCATCTGTGTATGCTTGACTACCATCCTCGGCAGTGGTTGGTAAGTAGCTGCTTGGAATACGCAAACCGCGGAATAATTTATTAGTAAAGAATCGCAAGTCGGTGATTTCGCCCAGGTTGCTACCGCCCGGCAATACGTCCACGCTGGATCCACGGCTATCGGCTGTTTGTGGGAAAAAATAATCTTCGTTTGTACTCAAGGGATTGTAAGTGGCATCCATCATTGTGGCTCCACCGTTACCAGTTTGTGTGGGAATACGGCGTTGGTGAATTTCGTTTTTGATACGTTCAACAAATGCCATGGCCATATGACTTGGCATATTACCCACGTCAATTTTGAACACACGACGCTCTGGAGCACGTTGCACACGATAGATAATGATACTGTCTTCTAAGAGTTCTTTCTGCTTAAACACTTTAAAAATGTTTTCCAACACCGAGTTACCAAATGGCCAATACACATCCAGGCCTTCAGTCAAGCTGATGTGCATCACGTGTTCAGCATTGATAGCAGCTTCGTTTTTAGCGTGACTAAAACGTGAGCCACCACCAAATGGGCTTTGTGGTTGTACATAAGCGCCTGATGGGCCACCCACCTGTGGGTGATTCGTATAGGTATCTGTTGTGGCCACTGCGGTAACTGTTAGGTTTTGAAAGTTAGGGTTGATATCTTTGATCAAGTACTGCTCGGGCTTTTTGCCTTCGCCTTCGTTGACAATAACTTTAGTAACTTTGGACATTTCGGTCCAGTACAGTTTAAAGTTTTCTGGGTCTCGAATAAACACTTGATCGCCGTACTTGAACACGTTGCGAACAATTTTGAATATGCGTCTGTTGAACTCGTTAAGTGCTACCCATTGTTGCAGTTGCTCTTTGATGATGTTGACTTCGTTGTCGCTGGGTTGTTCTTTGTATTTGATTGTAAATGCTGTGTTATTTTCTAAATTCTTTTGAGTACAGAATTCAGCTAGAATGTCCAAAGCTGCATTGACTTCGGAATCCATATCCATTTGTTCGTACTGATTGTAACGTTCAACACGATTTGGTTGCCCGGTGTAAACTTCCGGCAATTGACTTTGATAGTTGCGATAGCCAGCATCTGGCAGACGACCACCACCTAAAGGACTGATATTACTGGGTAAGTTACTGGTTTTAAAGTATTTTTTCCAACCGGCCATATGTGTATTCTCTGTTTATGCTATATTTACCGTACGTTATGCTGTTGCGTACAAGATCTTTTCCGAAGTTGAGTGCTGTGCTTCCGAAACTCGTACCAAACGATTTACAGCGTCAATCAATTCATCCATTCCCGGCAAACGACCATTGATCAACGGAGTAACCAATTCATCACGTCCGCCTTCGGCCAATTTCATACTGGTTCCACCCGGGGTGGCTTTGACAAATGCACCGGTAGCAGCACCACCGTGATTACCTTGGTTAGCATAGGTATTAGTAATGCTAGACAATTTTGAACCGTAGTCGGGATCTGTAGCATAACCAGTGGCGGCTTGTGCTTTGATAGCATCGTCGATGTTTGTGGCTGCCAACACTCCTTTGTAACGACCATTTTTTTGCAGGAACTCCACATAGTCTTTGGCTGAATCTTCTACTTTGTCGTATGCACGGAATTTTTGCATAACATTGACCATGCCTACACCTTTGACAAACTCCTTGGTCATTACTTCAGCTACAGGACCAGTCCAGCTGGCATCGGCTTTGATACCAAACGCATTGTTGCCGGCCATGTGTTTGCCGTAGCCAGTTTCCAAGCTGGTTTGAGACGCTCCCAGTTTGCCTATCACTTCGGGGTTGGCTACACCGGCCTTTTTGGCGGCTTCGGTGATAGAAGCTTGCATCTTGGCATAGTACTCGTTGCTCTTGCCAACGAAAGGTGTTTGAGCAGCTTTTGTTTTTTCTTCAGCGGCTGGACCTGTTTCTCTGCCGTGCTCTTTGAGATATTCTGTTTCTTTTTTGACACGCTCTTCTTTGATGTCTTCAATATCTTGTCCAAAAATTCCCTTCAAGATACTGCCAAATGCACCCATGGTCAATTTGTCAAGTATAGTGCCCACCCATTCAACTACTCGTGCAAGTCCCGATTCCATTTTTTCCCAAAAGTCCATTACTTTCCAGTTGGCTTCATCTTGCTTGTTGGTCACGTCATTGAATTCTTTAACATACTTGCTCATGGTTTTTAAAATCTGAGCAGTAACTTCGCTGAACTTGCTCAATTGAGGCAGCACCATTTCTTGTATATCCAACGCCAATTGCTGAGCTGCTTTGGAGGCATCAATGGTGCTTGTAGTCAAGTCGTCAGTGGACGCCTGCTGTTGATTTACTAGGTCTTTGCCAGTTTCAACAGCGTCTTTGGTATAGGTATTTGATTGATTTAATACGTCAAGTTGAGCTTTGTTTACATTGGCGATTGTGCCGCCTGCGGCCATACCAGCCACAGCAAAATCTTTCTGTGCCAACACACTTTTCTTGATTTGATCGCCGTATTTTGCATTCAAGTCAGCATTGGTTTTTGTTGTTAGATTGTTGTTGTCCAACAATCGTTTTTGTTCTTCGCCTTTTTCTTTTGCGCCGGCTACTGTGGCTTCGTATATGGCACCTTCTTTGTTGATAACTTCGCCAAACGCCACACGATCTCTAAGATTCTTGCGTTCTTGCTCTGTGGCTGTTGCCATTGCGGCATTGATAGCAGCACGTTGCTCAGGAGTTTTCTTGGCCATTTCAATTTGGAAAGCCAGTACTGCATTTTCCTGTTGTACTTGAGCCACTTTCTTTTTGGCGTCTTCGCCAGTAATGGCAGCAATTATTCTTAAATTTTCTGCGTATTTTTGAGTTTCTTCTGCGACTGCCTTGTCACCGACTTTGCCACCAGCACTCTGGCGCATCTGTGCAATTACATCTGCTGTCAGGCTGGCCTGTTCTTCAAACCCGTAACCCAGTTTTAACAGTTGATCTGTGATGCCAGTGTCTTTCATGACCTTGCCAACACGACCCATTTGTTTAGCGCCTTCGGTTACACCCAGTCCACTGGCTGCCAACTTTTCAGCATTTTGCGACATGACCTCGCTAAACTGTTTGACTGTTAGTCCAGCTTGTCCAGCCGACTGTCGCATACCGGTCATACCATCAGCAAACAAACCACCAGACGCAGATATTTTGTTGAAAGCCGCAACTGTTTGTTCGGCTTCTTTGACCATGTAGTTTACATAGAATTTGGATACTGCAGCAGCCGCATCGCCCAACCCGGCAATAGCAGGACCTGCAACGGCAGCCACTTTGGCAACCATACCAACTGGGCCAGGAACTGCAGAAAATGCTGTGCCAACAGCACCCACTGTGTTGCCTAGAGCATCAATTCCGCCTTTGGCACCATCAATGGCGCCTTCCATCAAACCACCAGCTAGACTAAATGCACTAGATCCGTCTTGTAAACCTTTGGCAAAATTGCCAGCTGTTCTGGCAGCCGCACTTACTACAGACTTGGTAAAATTGGTCAAACCTTCAACGGTGGCTGTACGTGCGACATTTTCGCGCTGTACTGTGGCTGTGGCTTCACGTTGTTGTGTTAGTTGTTCTTTTAATGCGTGTGCCTGATCTTTGGCTGCATCATCTAGATCGTCAAAAGAATCCTCAATTTCTTCAATCTTTTTATCAAGCGACTCAATTTGGTAGCTTAAATCTTGAAATTTCTTTTGACCGGTAACCAGAGACTTGGTTACGCTGCCCCAGGTATTGGTATTGTCTTTGAGTTGTTTAAAAAACTTTTGTAAGTCAGCTGGGTTCATTGCAGCGGTTGAAGCAGTTGCACCACCGGTACCACTGCCACCGCCAGACAAGGCTTTGCTAATAGCTGCTGCTAGCCGGTCGTAATCAATATTATCATTCATCTTTTAAACACCAGGGTATTTTTACCTATAAATATAGTTATATCAATTATTTATGGGAATTAAAATATGGATACAAAACCTAACAATCCGTTGTCAAAGCACTTTAGAAAACCTGTTATGCACATCAGATTGCCAAGCGACGGTAAATTCTGGGCAGAAAACAGTTTAGATTTACCAGTTACTGGAGAAATACCAGTGTACCCAATGACTGCCGGCGACGAAATCACCCTTAAGACACCAGATGCACTACTAAACGGCGCCGGCGTTGTCAGTGTGATCCAGAGCTGTTGCCCCAGCATTGTTGATGCTTGGAAAATGCCCAGTATTGACGTTGATACTGTGTTAATAGCTATCCGTATGGCCAGCTACGGCAATGCCATGACCATTTCAACCAAATGCCCCAGTTGCGGCGAAAATCACGAATACAACGTTGATCTGTCAGGCCTGATCTCAAAAGTCAAAAGCCCCGATTATAGTCAACCGGTTGAATTTGAAGATCTTAAAATTTACACCAAACCACAGATTTACTTCAGTGTTACTGCCAGTAATTTGGTACAGTACGAAGAACAGCGTATTCTACAAACCATCAACAGTACCAACGAAGACGAAGATGTGCGTAATGCCAAATTGGCAGCCAGTATGAAAAAACTGCTAGCATTAGCCAATGAGTTATTGGTCAACAGCACCGACTATATCGAACTCAGCGACGGTACACGAGTGAGCGACCGCGAGCATATCAAAGAATTTTATGCCAATGCCGACGGACGTGTTACCAAATTGTTAGAAACTCGTTTGTCAGAAATGGCCAAAGAAGGTGCATTGCCCTTAACCAAATTGAGTTGCACCGGCTGTAAAAACGAATACGAAACACCTCTAGAGTTTGACTACTCAACTTTTTTCGCGTAAGGCTCTTGACTTTATCGCACCAGGAAGTGGTTGATCTAATTGATCGTTACGAAAAAGATACAAGAGCCATAAAAGAAGAAGCACTGAGATTGAGTTGGCATATGAGAGGTGGGCTCACATATGAAGATGCCATGGCGTTGAGTCCTGAAGAACGAGAAATCATTGCTCAAATAGTCAAAGAAAATATGAAAGTTACTAAAGAATCGGGGTTACCATTCTTTTAAGATTAGCTACGCTAATCTATTTCTTTCACTTCGTTCAGAAATGTTTTTCTTCTTTGATGTTTTTCAGTATTATCCAGATTAATTGGTCACACTTTGCCCGCTCAGGGCAAAGTATAGATCTGTAGCATTATCCGAGTAGCACAGTCACTTAGCGTTACACCATTACAGAGGCGGTTGTCCGGTACCTCGAGATGCGTCTTTTACAACGGCGGTCAATATCAAATACGCTAACATTCAATACCAACGTGTGCTATCACTAGCACGTCTTTTTAGCCTTATATAATCTTCAAACAATCAAACCGCGGCAATTAGCGATCTTCGTCCTGTTAAGGATAGTGATTGAGCACTTGCTACAGCGGCAAGATTTCCGTCCCTCTTGTCATCGAGTTGTCGTAGGCACACGTGTTTAGCCTGTGCGAGCCATTACTGTATAATATTGGGTTTTAATGCATTTAGACTTGTTGTCTGAAGATTATATCTTGTTGATAATGTGTGAGCCGTGTACACGAACCTGTATGTGTCCGTTATAATAATTTGTTGTTTCTAACACTTTGCGTGAAAATTGTTCCCTTGCTTCGATGTAGCTGCATTCAGCTTTGCTTCGACAATAATACAGTATTTCTCTTGTAAAATTTTCTTCGCCCAGTTCAGCCACATCCTTGTTTAATTCCGTATTCGAGCCATAATATGTTTGCCAGTCTGAATCTATTTTTCCCTTGATTTTTTTACGTTTCTTTTTGCCATTTTTTAGTTTGACCATTCGGTAAGTGGTCTTGCTAAACTTGGCCAATTTTTTTCCAACATACATCCTGCCGGTCAGCTTATTTGTAATCAAATAAACAAAACCAACACAGTCTTCGGGTAGAGTTTCTACAAGGGAGTTCTCGAAAAGCCAGGTCATTCATGCTTAGTTATCATCGTAACAAGAATGTCATAATTTTTTCCCGTAAATCCAGCCCAACTGCTGTGTTTCGTGTATCCAAGTAAAAATTGGAGTGGTAATATCCAAACGCCATTCACCATTCCAACTGAGGTAATTGCTGGACATTGTTTCTCTACCTATAAGGAAATAACGTCCACGATAGATGAAATCAGCCAACTCGTACCCTTCAATGTTGACAGTTTTGACTACGACTGCTTTGTCGGCCACAATTTGATTGTTCTCAACCCGAGTATCATCATCCAGCTTGTTGGTAAACCCAACTGCAATAGTGTGGTTACCGTCTTGGAGCGAGACGTCAAAGTTGTAAGTGGCTGTGTCTCGCAACACACCCCGATCCTGAAGGTGGTCATCAATTTTGATATAAAACTCTGGCCAGCGGTCCGCATAGCCCACAGGATCTACAGTTATGCTAAACTTTAAATTAGTAGCCATATTCTATTAAAAAATCTTTTAGTATGGGAAATTGAGCAGTCACGTCAGTGCCACGTCGGGTGTCTAATTCGCGCAATCTACGTGCCGCTTCGCGTCTCAGGTCCACATAATCTTCTGTGTGTTGCAAGCTAGCAATACTGCTTTCTGTTTCTTTGATACAGTTTTCTAGTGCATAAGCTGGATTACGCCAATTGGTCATGCCAGCTGGCCTGTCCTGTTTTAGTCGATTCAGTTTTGTCAGCAACTGCTCAAAATCTTTTTGCAACATTTGTTTGATCGATTTGGGCAAGATTTTGATCTGTTGCCAGACTGGATCTGTGGCAAAATAACTGTCAACTACTAGCCCTTGTGCCGCACACCATTCAATGACATCCACATATTCTGTGATAGTCAAAAATGTAGGCACAGTACGTATAACAAAATCCACGTTTGTGGGCGCATCTCTGCGTGCCTGTGCAATGTTGTCGATCAAGGTTTCAAACGTACTGCCATAACGAATGTAGTCGTTGGTTTTACTCATGGTTTCGATACTGAAACTGACTTCGGCACGTTTAAATTGCGCCAACTTGGGCCATAACTCTGTTAAATCGTGCATACCATTGGTGGTAAAGCTAAAACTGTAGTTGGTGTGCCCTGCAGCAACCAAGGTGTCAATCAGTTGATGAAAACGCTTGTTAATGGTGGGTTCACCGCCGATAATGTGCAGATTAACCAAGTCTGTGGCCAACAATGTTGCACACATCTGATCCCAAATCGCAGGATCATCGGTCCAATTTAATCTACGAGCATCCTGTATCCAACCCAAGGCTCGGTAGTCTTGTGCCAGTTTAAAACTGCTGTATGGACTACACATAATGCAGGCTAGGTCACATTCGTTGCCCAAACTCAAATGATAACTGACCGGCCGTGTAGTGGTCTCACCGTCGTTGTGCAGGCTGTGTTCAAATATGGTTCTGTGCGGACTTTGATCGAAACTCTTGTTGAAGTTGAGATCGTTAAACAGCACACTCTTTAGGTTTTCCTTGATACGCTTGCTGTGACTGCCAATTGAGTCTTGGTGTTGGCAGATAGCACAGGCTGGATTAGGTGTGTCTGACATTTTTTGCAAGCGTTCATCTCGCAGTCGGCGGCTGTTCCAGTATTCGTCCACACTATAGTTGCGTATGTTCCAAACCTTGGCTTGATCTGTTTCGGTAATCAATTCAGTCATACAACCACAGAGGTCATAACTGCCGTCGTGATTGATATGGATCTCATACCAAGGTATGTTACAGAATATATTTTTATTGGGCATCTCTACACTTGTGTTTGCAAATATCTAATGGTGCTACTTCAAATCTGGTATACAGCTCTTCCCACAGCGGGTCCTGTAGTATTTCTTTAAGAGTACGAGTCTTGATGTTGATTTGATCTCTATATTTTTCTACAAAGTCGTTGTACATATAGCCCGAGTTGAACCAAGGGCAAGGAAATACCAGTCCGTCTACATTGATAAACATTTCTTTGTCACCGTTAATACAGCGAGCCCACGGGTGTGCAGCCCGAGTAGGATGTCGGCGCAGTAGTGTGCGATTACCGCCACGATCACTAATGGGCAATCTAGAAACACGATACTTACCTGATGCAGCGATATACATTGGACTTGGCTTAAGTGGATCAGTGCCATTAATTAAGTACGCACCATCAAATTTAGTACTGTGTACAGCGTCAAACGTATCAAATCCTAGCTCTTGTGCTAGATTTTGTATATGGCCCATTTCTTTTTCATTAAAGTTAAAGTAGATAGCCGACCAATTCATAATACAATTACTATTGGCACGTAAGGCTTTAGCACCACGTATGATACTTTCGAAGTTGCTGTTAACTCTATATTGCTCGTTTGATTCTTGATCCCACCCGTCAACACTGAATGTTACAGTATCATCATTGTTTAACAGTTCGCCTAGTTCAATCCACCAGCTGGTATCTTTATAACTACCGTTGGTAACAATGACCAAACGAGTATCAAACCGACTAGTTTTAATATATCTAACAATTTCTAAAAAGTCTTTGGCATAGATGGGATCGCCAATGTCACCACAGAATGTTATTTCATCTATTTCACTCAACAGGTCCGCAGTAAAAGCACGTTGAAACTCAAGCAGGCTAATTTCTCTGTTGAGTGCTTCGGGCCGTAACTCCGTGCGAGGACAGCGTGGACATTTCAAAGTACATTTGCTACTGACTTCGATATGTATACGATGATGATCAAGCAATGTCAATGTCGGTGTTGTAACTTGTGTATCCATTTTCTTTGACCACGTGTAACGTATTGTTTACACGTCCAGACAATTCGTCTTTGTGGCTTACTAGCCATATACTCTTGTGTGCTTCGCGACTCATCTTTTTTAAGACGGCCAGCGCATTTTCAACACCCGAACTATCCATACCCGAATCCACTAACTCATCAATGAACAGTAGGTTAATAGGTTGATATAGACTTTCCCAAACGTCACGGAACGCCCAACTCAAGCTCAAGATCAAACGATTGCGTTCACCGCGACTCAAGTTGTCAAAGTCTAGGTCTCGTCCCAACTCTGTAATACTCACAGTCAAATCGTTGTTGAACTTGACTGTGTGTGGTAAGCCAATACGGTCCAAGTATTGTCCCAAGCGGGCATTTAAATAACTTAGGTTCTGATCAATAATACGTTTGCGAATAAATGAATCTTTGTTGGTCAACAGTTTAAGCAGGAACTCTTGATGATCTCGTAGATTGGTCAACTCGTTGATGGTATCAAAATTGATTTCTTCCACAGCAGTTGCTTGCATTTCTGCAATTTGTTCGGTATACGGATCATTTTCAGCTGCCTTGGCAGTCAACTGTTTGATCAAATTGTCCACAGTGGCCTGATGTTGTATAGCTTCGCTTTCGGTGTCGTAAAATGTCACAGGCCGTGGACCCAGAGTGCCCAGCCCGGTGTGAGCCTGCTGTAGTTCGTCCAAAGTGGCAGCATAGGTTCTCTGATTTTCCTCTGCTGTCGCCAAATCTCTCTGCTTCGATCCCAACACCTGTTGGTGCTTTTCGTCGTGGAACTCTTGACCACAGGTATGACACGTGTGATTTTCCAGCGAAACAAGTTCTGCAGATACCTTGGCAATGGTTTTTTCCTCGCGGGCCAGGTCCAGCTTTGTCCGACCAATCGCCGTCGATAGTTCATTGAGATCCTTTCTAGTTTGATCCCACGTCTTAAACGCTTGGTGTGCCTGAATTTCGGCCTGAATGTCGATCCTCTGTAGTTCTTCGATCGCCGTTTGAATCTTATCGATCTCTTCATCGTGTTTGTTATTCCACAAAGTCTGTCTGCGCTTCAATGCTTCAATTTGTTCTTCAATACGCTTGTTGGCATCGCCCACGGCTTTGATACGGAATTCCTCTTGTGTGATAGCATCCTTGGTTGCTTTGTTTGCTTCTTTGAGATTGTCGGCTTTTTCACTCAATAGTGTAATGCCCAATAATTGTTCAATGATGGTGCGCTGGTCATTGGCTTTTAAACTAAGGAATGGTTCGGTGTAGGTGTTGAGCGCCACAATGTGTTTGAACATTTCGTGACTCATGCCCAACATACGTTCTATTTCGGCCTGTGTTTCTCTACTATCACCCTGCGCATCATCGGTAATTTCTTTTTCTTGATCACCTACCCAGAATTTCATAACACCAGGCTTACGTCCGCGCTCGATGCGATATGCTTCGCCGTCTTTTTCAAAATCAATAGTGACCATCATTCCTTTACTATTGGTTTTGTTGATCAAGTTGTCTTTTTTGATGTTGGTAAGAGCATTGCCGTACAAGGCATAACTGAGTGCATTGATAATGGTGGTTTTGCCTGTGCCGTTACGAGCACCCGAATCATCACCGCCCAAATCTAAATTTTCGCCCAAGACCAAAGTGAGATCTTGTCGATCAAAATCAACTGCTTGTGTGGTATTGCCCACACTCATGAAGTTTCGAACCGTTAGAGTTTTTATTTTAAACATTAGTCTACATTATAGATTGATAAATGGTGTATGTAAATCAAATTGAACAGATTGTTATCCAGCAAAATGATACTCGCTGTTGCTGAAAATAAATTGATTGCCGTCGGTTTGCCAATCCTCCCCCAAGTCTGGGCACGAGTAGTACAACACGTGATTGTCTAATTTAAATTGAAAAAAGTTATCGCGCGGTGCGCCAAAATTATTCATTTGTAATCGACTATCGGGTGTGTCCTTGTCAACAGTTTTTATCAACATACCGGCATTGCGTGGATTGGTACAAAACAGTCGATTAATAGCACGAATATTTTTTTCACGCATCAGTTTTACCGCTTCTCTATTGATGGCAGCAGTGGTATTGACAGTCAGATCAAAATCAACAGCACTGATATTTTTGAGTAAACCTGTTAACGAACCCGGTACCACGTGATCAATAGGAATAAAATTTATTCGATTGTCTGTGATAAATTCGCTCAACATACTCAAGTAATCGTTACCGCCAGGCACGTCAACATCGTTGAATACAAAATGTTCACGACACAGCATAAATCCCGGCAAAAAATTCCAACAGAAATTATAGTCCAGCAAGTGTAAATTTCTAGTGTGCAAAATACTGTCGGTGTTGCTGTACCCCAGTATTGTGGCCATGCGTTGACTCACGGCTGTGATTTTTTTGTGTGTGGCAGCGGCACCGGTGACCAAGTCTTTTGTCAGCACCAATTCGTCAGTGCAACGTATGTCATTTTTTACTGAGGCCAATTGTGCAGTATCTTTGACCTGATAGTCTTGCCAATATGCATTGACCACAACATCTTTGCTCAATGCTGTATACAGTTGGTGATCCCAGTCCGACTTGGTACCAAAATCCAGTATGTAATCAATTGGCTCTAATCCGGTGGGAATAGGGTTGTTCTCCTTGCTATTTCGTATGCGCCAGGTTGCAGGCACTCCATTGATCAAGACCAACCCCAATTCGGCAGCAGCAAACACGCTGGCAAAATAGTCAATGGTCATTACGCTAAAATCAATCAATATGGTTTGACCTGGTTGTACACAGTATTGTTCAATGTAAAACATTTTCCAACGATCAATGCGATCACACAGGTCGTCGTAACTGTAGGTTTTAATGTGTGCCATTTTGTCGTGGTATTGAAATACCATTGCGGAATTGATTGAATGTCTAGTTATCATTGTTGAGTCCTGTGTAGCCCATCGCTTGAGCTATTTCTGTGTGAGTCTTGGTAAAGTCTTGTGAGCGTATACGGTCATAGTACGCCACAGTTTTTATAAATTTTTGTCCGTTGCTGCCGGCGCTTGATTTGATTCTTTGAGCTAGATTACGCAAAGATTCGTTTGAACTAGTTTGATATTTATCAACAACCAAGTCACGTGCCGCAGAAGTCATTGAGTCTATGCTCAGGTAATCGGGATCATCCAAGTAGTTTAAAGTGACCATTATGTTGTGTTGGTCGGCCCACTCATACAAACGATCCAGGTAATAAATGTTTTGTATGTTGACAGTGGGGAATATGCTTACTTTGAACACAGGATCGGCAGTTAACTCTTTGAATCGTAAAATATTTTGTTCAACTGCTGTCCACGTGCCACCGCGCTCTAATTCAAATTGAATGCCCACATTGTCAATACTCAAACAAACATCAACTTCGCGAAATTGTCGCAGAGTATCAATCAAGTCCTCGGGATATACGCTACCATTGGTGTTGAAGTGCAAACGTATATGATCAGCGTGACCATTGGCCACAGCCGAATGTAAAAATGTCTTTAACTCTTTTAACAAAAACGGTTCACCGCCGTAGAAATCTAAATTTTCTACGTCGGGTATGAGTCGATCTAGCTCGCCCCACATAAACTCATTGTAGCCAGCCCAACGATCGCCCACCACCGGAATACTAATACCACGTTGTCGTTGACTTTGTCTCACTTCCTCGGCCACCAAACTACTACTAGTTGGGTTACAAACACGGCATTTAAAATTGCATACATTACCGGGCTTCAAGTCCAAGCTGCGTACTTTTAGGTCATCGTGCCAGGTACTGTAAAAATCACGGCTGTTCTTGCCTATGTGCCATTGGCGATTTGATTGTAAGCCTTCAGCTTCGTGACGCCAACATTTTTCACAGCCCTTGGATTGCACACCAGACAATAGTTCTGTACGTATACGATTCATTTGATCACTGTGATATAACTCTGTTAAGGTATTATCGTTGCCGTTACCAATAAACTCTTTGCTTACACAGCAAGGATATACATCGCCGTTGTGTCTAACTTCTAAATGACCCCACAGCAATGGACAAAACGTGTCACTGTTGACCTGGTATCCTGTTCCTGGTATGCCGGCATCAGAAATATCATTTTGCCAAATACAAAAGAACTCGCCAATGTCCAACAGTTCTCTGGCCCTGGCCACGTGATTAACCAACTCCGGGTCTGGGTAATTACCATAGAATACAATACGCTCGCGGTCGGCAAACTCATCCTTGCGTACACTTTCTAATAACTTGTAAGCAGCCGTTGGTGAGTGGCTAACTTCTGCAAAGTCAGCAAATACCAATAACTTATAGTCTTTTTCCAAGTTGGCTCGTAGTTCTTGCGTGTTCATCGTCGTCTGCAGGTGCTTACACACACTGGTATTGGTTGACTGCTTGTAAAACTTTTCTCATAGTTCTTTTGAAATACGTCACTGCGAATAATAGTGTCTAAGGTATGCGTGTGCAAATCAATTTGGCTGTAATCGCCGACTACTTCAATGATTTTCTTTTTGTTTATTAAATTACTCAGACCATAATTGGGAATACGATGCCATCCCATTAAATGACAGCAAGGCCACACAGTACCATCAGCATATATACCAATCCATTTGGTATCGATAGCTTCACAGTCAATTGCTGTGGTCTGAATATTCTGTTTGTATTCGCCTTCTACGTAGGAATTGACTTTGATTGTGGCAGGCTCTAGTCTGTGTGTTACCGTACCTTTATCATAAACATCTTGATAACCTTTGCCTTCAAAGCGACCTGAGCTACGTAGCCAAAATTTTTGAAATCCTAAGTCGCGACTCAATTGCTTTGCCTGTTCAATTTGATGTTGATTGTGTTGGAACACAATATATTGCCATTCAGCCTGTCCACCCGCAGAAATAAATGTTTGGGCATTTCGTATAGCAAGATCAAAGTCAACACCTATGCGATATAAAGGACTAGTATCAGCTAAACCATCAATGCCAAATACAACCTTGTTGTGGGGGTCTAATACTCTAGCTAAATCTGCCCAGGTATCGGCGGAACCAAGTCCGCCATTGGTGTGTACTGTTATTTGGGCCGGACTATGCAGTTTCATATAGCGCACAATATTCACAATGTCTCTGTGTGCCATACAGTCGCCGGTACTGCCTTGAAAATTAATATTGGTTAATTGCGCCCAGAAGCCGACGGGAATTTGATTGCGAATTACATCTAGTGATAGTTCGTCACGTAAGAATTTATTAACTGTACCATCGGGTGGGGTGCGTAAGCATTGAGGACAACGAGCCTGACACTGATTTGTAGGCTCAATTTCTAGTCTGCGGATATCCTCAAATGCATACATTACTCAGAGATTTCTGTAAATGTCCAACAGTAAATTTTTGTTGTACTGCTCGCTTTCAATGGAATTCAGTTGTCCGAACACAATCTGATCCACCGATTCAAATGCTATGTTGCCTTGTATTTCGTATTCGCTTAGATCTGTGGTTTTGGCCGGTATCAAGGTAATTTCACGCAGGTTGTAAGTGTCAATAAAAGTTTCTTTGATAAATGTGGCTTCTTCGTAGCTGATATCGATATCTAAATTTACCCTTACGTGCATATTGGGCCTAAGCATAACTTCGGTGTGCTTGAGCACATCACTCAACTGGAACACACGATACATAGGTTGATCAGGCCAGGCGTGATAAACTGGTGGCTTGTCCCATTCTAGAATCATTAGGCCGCGGTCATCATCACCGGCATCGGCATAGTTGTGTGGAAAACAGTTGCCCAGATAGGTAATATTGCCTTTGGTTTGACGCTTGTGGAAATGACCTGAATAAACGTGTTCAAAACCTTTGAGGTCGTTTTTGGGATCTACATCACCGTGATCGGGCATGGCAACCATGGCATTCATCAAATAACCTGGTAATTCAAAGTGCCCAAACATATATTTACCAGTTAATTTTTTTAAACGCTTGTGGTCATCACCAATGAGCCACGGAGCAATAGTAACATCACCTTGAGTAAACCAATCATTCACAATCTTGATGTTGGGTAGGTGTTTGGCCCACTCCACGCTTTGCACATCTCGCTTGTCTCTATAGTATAAATCGTGGTTGCCGGGAATAAAATACACAGAGTCAAAATTGTCATTCAAATGTTCCAAAGCTCTGAGACTGTAGCCCAGAGTTAAAATATTGATTGACGCACGATTGTTGTGCCAGTCACCGGTAAAGATGCAGGTTTCACATCCTTCCTCTTTGGCTTTGGCTGTGGCCCATTTGACAAAGGCCAAACAGTCTTCGTTGTGCAAGGTACTATTGGATTTTAAGCCGAAATGTATGTCTGTGAAGACTGCGGCCTTCTTAAAAAGGTTTGTCATAGTTACACAGTATAACTGATTGTTTTGGTAAATGCAATACTAATTTGTTCAATCGTCGTAGCCACCATCACTGCTGCCGGTACTGATTTTCATACCTTGACGTGTGTAGCTTGGTGTTAAGTTGTTCATTTCTAAAATGTCATCACGTAAGTTTTGATTACGTTTTTCAATATTTAGAACACGTGTAAAACTGTTGGTAATGGCCGCTGTGTAATAGGCAAATGGATTTTGACTTTTAGATTCATCAAACTGTAGTCCAATTTGTGATAACTGTAACAATGCTTGACTACGCATTTCGTCGTTGTAGGTGTAACCACGCCAGTTGCTACGAGTGGCATAGCGTTCGCACAGCTTGATAAACATATGAGCCAATTTTGGAGTCATTTTGCCGTGATCTTTGCTGAAGTTGCCCTTGACAAAATCACCTTGCCAGTGACTACGTCCCACCAATACAGGTTCGCCCTCTTCGGTAACTGTGTAGTGTTCAAACGGCGGAAAATTAACTTTGACATATTTGGTATTGCCGGCAATGTCCAAGGTGTCATCGTCGTACTCGGAATGAGTAACAGCACCCTCTTCTTCTTCGTAGGCTTTGATAGCGGCTTTGCGGCTTTTGACATCGTCCACTGGAATATGATCCCATGTCATGACACGGAATACCACATCGGTGTCAGGCACGTCCTTGAGCTTGATTTCAAATTCGTCCATCTTGCGCTTGGTGCCGTCGGCTGTAGCTGCTTCGTGCGCCAGCTTTTGCAAACGCACAGCACGATCTTTACGTGCTTGCAAGATGTTCTTTTTGTTTATTTTTGATACTGCTGGCAAAATCATATCGTAGTCTGCGTAGGCAGGAGCAGTATAGTAGCAATAGGTATTTTTGCTTTTGTGAATTTCTTTTAGAATGTCTTTGTTGTTAAGATAGTTATGGCGCACCTCTAGTTCCTTTAAAGTTAGCACATACTAACATAATTATCTTCGCAAGGTCAACCTTTTTTAAAAAAATCTTTATATGCCCACATATTGATATCAATAAATACTGTATAACACAGGAACACTTATGCCAGTTTTACCTAACGCACCACTACCCGGTAACAGCTTAGACGGCTCATTTGGGCAACAGATCGGGCAGGCCATAAGCTCAAGCCTGTTGGGTTCTGTTGGATTGAGTTCAAGATCCAATGCAGTAAACGTGGCTGATATGTTCAAGTACAGCACCAAAACAACTGCACCTGCACCTAGATTTACCTATCCTAATGCCAATCAGGACTGGCGAGTGCGTATCAGTTTACCGGCTGGCGCAAACTATTTTTACAACGATCCCAACAACAGTTTACTGAGTCCGTTGCGTACTGAAGTCAATGGATCGGGTGGCGGTGGCGATTTTGCCTTGACCGGCATAGCCAATGCGCTATTTGGCGGATCGCAACGAGTTGGTGTAGTTTTTCCGTATACTCCACAAGTGCAGATAACTCATACTGCAAACTATTCTTCGCAAAAATTAACTCACAACAATTACGCACAATACTATTACGAAAGCAGTGAAGTGTCGGCCATTTCAATCTCGGGCGATTTTACTGTGCAAAACATCAACGAAGGTCAATACCTGTTGGCCTGTATCTATTTCTTCCGCAGCGTTACTAAAATGTTTTTTGGATCTGATCCAGCAGACCTAGTAGGTAACCCACCGCCCATAGTTTATTTGAACGGATATGGTCAATACTATTTGCCCAATGTGCCGTGTGTGGTCACCAGTTTCAGTCACACTATGCCGGCTGAAGTTGACTATATGGACATTCCTGAACCAGGCTTGCCCAATTTCAACCCACAGTTGACCGGTGCAAGATTAAACAGCACACGCTTGCCAACTACCAGTTCTATTTCAGTGTCTCTGCAACCTGTTTACAGTCGTACCGCACAGAGTCAAAACTTCAGTCTCGAAGATTTCTCCAATGGTTCATTGATCAATCCGCCTGGTGCTGGCAACCCAGCCAGTGCGTTTGGTGCAAGTCACGGTTCTCAGTATGCCAGCAACAATAAAAATGGTGGATTTATTTAATGGCCAAATATTCAAACACTAGCCCTTACAATGGTACCGGCACGTGGGGGCCATTTTTAGACATATGGGTTGGAAAAACAATTCCTGCTGCCAGCACCGATGCCAGATACGAAATTGACCCACCTTTTAACCTACGTCCCGATCTGCTGGCACACAAATTGTATGGCGACAGCAACTTGTGGTGGGTGTTTGCGGTGCGTAATCCAGATGTACTTAAAGATCCTGTTTTTAATTTTCTTGCACCCAACATCATTTACGTGCCCACTGCTACCACAATCAAAAAAGCATTGGGTTTATAAACCATGGCCGTTCAAGCTCCAATTCCCACTAGTGTAGTACCCAATCCCCTGCACAATTACGCCAGCTATACCTACACTTGGAGCCTATGGTGGTTGGATGTTGCAGACTACAATGCATTGACTGCCAGTCAAGTTGAAAGTGCTGTCACTTATCAGTTGGGGCCAAACAGCTACGTGGTCGCCGAAGATTCCGGTCTATATCCAGATCGCCGACTGCCCAGCACAGCCGGCCTAAATTATTATATTCAAGATGTTGAATTTACAACAGTAATTGGACTTAATAAAAAAAGCAAAAGTACCAACATGATTGAAGGTACGTTTACCATCATTGAACCCTACGGAGTTACCTTGATTGACAGCCTGCTGATGGCCAGTCAAACATCGTCGGGATTTCAAAATTACCTGCAACAGCCCTATATGTTAGAATTAAATTTTACCGGCTACGATGACAACGGCAATCCAATCGGTCGACAGTATGCCAACATATTTAGAAAACGTTTTCCAATAAAAATCATTGAGTGCAAAATCAGTGTTGGTACCAAGGGCACCGAATACAAACTGGGATTTGTTCCTACCGGATCCGGTGATGCACACAGCGACGAACTGCGCACTACTCCACGCAATATGTCTATTACAGCTCGAACAGTTGATGAGTTTTTCAACGGAGACCCCAATGCCAAACCGCCTACCAAAGGAGTGGCTGGCGAATTGGCAGATTTTTATCAGGCCGAAGTCACTGATGGCAAACGCACAGTAGCTGATGTTTTTAAATGGGAATTTGATCCAGAAATAGCCAAAAGCAGTATAGTGTCAGACCAGCTGACCCCATTGAGCCAAGGCAACCCCGATGGCTTTAAAAAAACTGGCGCAGTTGCTCCTGGCATTGATCTCAGCAAAAACACTTTTAACATACCAAAAGGTACTACCTACGTTGACATTATTAACAAAGTGTTGGCACAAAGCGATTGGCTAATCAACAAACAACTGGGATTGGAAAAGCCTGAAAAAAAAGAAAGCACAGAAACTTCTGTGTTTAACGCATTCAAGGTAGTGACTAAATCCACATTCCTGGCCTACGATAAAACACGCAATACCTATGGCAAACAGCTGACTTATAAAATACTACAGTATCCAACTTGGAAAACAGATCATCCTGACTTGCCACAGTTGTCGGACAGCACACCATACACAGCCAAGATTTACAACTACATATACACAGGAAAAAATACCGATATCATTGATTTTAAATTGCAGTTTGATACTACTTTTTACACGGCTGTTAACAAATATACCAAAACAAATGCAGCCACACAGGTTACAAAAAACACCAACAGCGAAGAAGTAACCAGCAAATTGCCAAGTTTTATGCCGAGCTTGAGTTTTCTTTCTCAATTTATTCCACAGCTGGCACAGATACCGTCAGCAACACCAGTTAGATATCACAGCGTGGTGGGCGACCAAAGCAACACAGTTGGTTTAAACATTATCAACAGACCAGCGGCACAACAAAGTGCCGACATATTGAAATCAGTATACAGTAATGCAGCCGGCGACATGGTCAACGTGCATTTGACTATCGTGGGCGATCCTACCTTGATCAAACAAGACGATTGGTTATATACCCCAACGCCCTCAAGCAAAACCGGATCTGGTGCTGTTTCTGCTGATTCGGTACAAGTGTCAACAGATAACAGTTTGTTGGGGCAGTTGGAAAACAGTTTGGCAACAGCAGCCACAAACATTGTGACTGGTGCAGTAAACAGTTTGATCAATGGTACTGTGAATCGATTGCTGGGCGGATTGGGAATAAAAGGTGCCGGCAACTATCTTTCATTGGGACAAGATCGATTCGCTGCACAGTATGGTCATATCAAAATGGACAGTGGAGAAGTGGTTTGCTCGCTTACTGTAAACACTCCGGTAGACATTGATATAGATATCACCAACCAAGGTCTGGTATATCCAAAGCCTGGTATGCGTACCAGTTTTTTTAGTGGACAGTACAAAATTTTAACAATAAAAAACAAATTCAGTCATGGGGTGTTCACACAGGAGTTGGACTTGGTTCGTTACAACAACAGCGATGCAGCCAAAGCATTTGGTGCAGGCAGTACTGGATCGGGCGCAGGCTCAGCATTTGGTCGAGTGGGCAGTACCATTGGCGGTGCAGTTGTTGGCGCAGTTGGCGGTGCAGTCGGCACATTACAAGACAATCTCAAAAGTTTACTGCCTACCAACGGGTCCAGTGCAGCCGGTGATGCAGCCACGTATCAACAAAAGATTGCCGAAAACGGATATGATACTGAATTGGATACTTATACTACCGACAGCCTGGGCAATACATACAAAGACGGATCGTTGTACAGAGCTGCCGAAGTTGAAGATTTCCCCGACGATGGCACAGCCGCAAGATCTGAAAAAATACCAAACGATGGATGGGGTGAGGGCACATAATGGGATCAAATCTAATACGCCGAACCGGTGCAGATCAAAGTACCAAAGCCGATGGCAAAAATTCTGGAATGACAGTGGACCCGGGTCCATACGAAGCCATAGTGGTCAGACACGTGGAAGGATCGCGTATGGGACAACTGGAAGTGTACATACCCGAGCGTGACGGCACATTCGACCCCAACGGCAAATACACTCCTGTCAGCTATGCCAGTCCATTTTACGGAACCACTTACGGAACTGATAGACAAAATTTACCCAATACTGCAGCCACAGCCGGTCAAAGTTACGGTATGTGGATGGTACCACCCGACATTGGTTGCAAAGTATTGGTCACTTTTGTGGCCGGCGACTTAGGACGCGGTTACTGGTTTGCTTGTGTGTACGATACACCAAGTCACCATATGGTTCCTGGGATGGGTCGAGCTGTTGGTAACAAAACTGCTCCTAGCACAGATGCCTTGGCTAGTAAAATATCCAGCAATACTGTGGTCCCGGTGATAGAATACAGCACCAGCGATCCCAAGGCCTTTACCAAAGATGCACTGACCAGTACTCCACGTTACCCACACGATGTACAGACTTCTATACTGCTCAATCAAGGACTTGATCGAGATAAAATACGCGGCGCTATTAGTTCTAGTAGTTTACGTGAATCGCCCAGCAATGTATACGGAATCAGCACTCCGGGTCGCAAGGCCACTGCAACCAATCAAGTGCCTGGTAAAACCCAAGAAGTTATATATCGCAAAGGCGGGCACAGCTTTGTAATGGATGACGGAGCCGCCGGAGATCCAGTCAACCCCGAAGGCACAGATCAACTGATTAGATTGCGTAGTTCAGGTGGACACCAAATTTTGATGAACGATACTGAACAAGTGCTTTACATTGCCAGCGCATCTGGGCATCAGTGGGTGGAGTTCAGTCCCAACGGACAAATCAACATTTACGCAGATCGTGGATTTAATGTACGCAGCAAAGGCACACTGAATCTACACAGTGACAAAGCAGTAAACATACAGGGAGACACAGTACATATCAGTGCCAGTGGCAAAGGTATTACTTTAGACACCGACGGCAAGATAAATCTAAATGCAATGGACAGCGCATCATTTAAATCCATTGGGCCAATGACCTTGCATTCAATGAGCACAGGATCGTTTGCGGCAGCCAATGGATTCAGCGCCAGCTCTGATGGAGAAATATCACTGAATGGCAGCAAGGTAAACTTAAACAATGGTGGCGGTGGTTCTCCATCACCGGCTACACCGCCTACAACAACCCCGCACCCAGATGTGGCATTGACCAACGGCGTATGGACCGAAGGTGACACGTTTGATTCTATCTGTACAGTGGCACCGTCACACGAACCTTGGAAGAGATCAAAATAACATGGATGCTGGAATCTTAGCTGCCAGTCGCGTAGCAGTAGCCAACCCATTACCAAATTCGTGGTTGGGTCGTGCCGACGCACCTATTGCCCCACCGGCTTGGGCCACCGGCAATAATGCATTGACATCTGCACAAATACGCAATTTGTTGGCACAGATTGCGTACGATCAAAGTGCTTGGAATTACGCCTTGATTGGTGACGACAACGAGTTGGGCCGATATCAATTTGAAACAACCATACTGGAACAGTACGGATTGTTGGCACCAGGATCCAACACAGCATACGGGTCAGGTTGTGTAAACTACCGCAACTGCTGGCGTCAGACTGCTGTTAAAAATGCCACCAATTCCTATGCAACATATCTGTACAACATTACCAATTTGAACGGATTTTTAACTAGCCCAGCTGCACAAGAGCACTTGGCTTATCAACGTTTGCTGGATTTGAACTATCAATTGGGCTTGATCAACGCCATAACTGATCAAGATACTGCTGATGTTGTAGCCGGAATGATATATGTGGCCTGGGGGTTAGGGGCAGGATCCAGCGCACACTCAACTTTGCCGATCGGAACCGGTGCCTATGCCTGGAGATATCACAACATAGGAGCCGGGCAAATCTATTACAATGCTGGCCGCTATGCTGTTACTGTTTTAGGTCAATAAATACTATTATGATTACATATCGCGGATTCAGCACAAGAAATAGCCCCAAAAAATACACGTTGACCGACTACGAGTTGGCCAAACAAGACCTCTTGAACTATTTCAACATACGCAAGGGCGAAAAACTAATGCAACCAAATTTTGGCACTATTATTTGGGATATGCTGTTTGAACCCTTGACTGAAGATACACAACAGATGATCACCGACGATATCAAACGTATTGTAACGTACGATCCTAGATTGACCATTGGGCAAGTGGCTGTGACACAGCAAGAAAATGGATTTTTGGTACAATTGACCTTGGCCTATATACCCACAGATCAAACCGACGTAATTAACCTGAATTTTAACCGCGCTTCAAACACCCTGACCACTAATTAACTGACCATATTATTTGCCCTGATAAATATTGAATACAGGGCAAAGATACAATATGGCACAAACAACACGTCAAACAAATCTATTAGTTCAGCAAGACTGGACCAAGATTTATCAGACTTTTACCAACGCAGACTTTACCAGCTACGATTTTGAAACCTTACGTAGCTCAATGATAAACTACCTCAAAGTTTATTATCCCGAGTCATTCAACGATTTCCTAGAAAGTTCAGAATATCTAGCATTGATAGATATGATTGCGTTTTTGGGTCAAAGTTTAGCTTTCCGTACTGACCTAAATGCCCGTGAAAATTTTATAGACACAGCACAGCGTCGAGACAGCATCATGAAGTTGGCTCGTATGCTCAGTTACAATCCCAAACGTGCCAACAGCTCAAATGGCCTGTTAAAAATTGAAAGCGTCAGCACAACAGAATCTATTACCGACAGCTCAGGACAAGACTTGTCCAATGCCACCATATTATGGAACGACACCACAAACGACAACTGGTTGGAACAATTTACCACAGTACTGAATTCTGCATTGATTTCCAATCAAGTGATTGGCAAACCTGGCAACACACAAACAATCAACGGTATTGAAACACAAGAATATTCCATTGGCATCAACACAAATACTTTGCCAGTGGCACAGTTCAGTACCACAGTTCGTGGCAACACTTTGAGCTTTGAAGCTGTCAGTGCAACCACAGTGGGCAAAACTTATGTGTACGAAGCGGACCCTACCACAGTAGGCAAGTTCAATATCCTGTATCGTAACGACAACAACGGCAACGGCAGCGTCAACACTGGATTTTTCTTGTATTTCAAACAGGGCACACTGAATGCCACAACATTTGATATCAAGAACAGCATACCCAACAACTATGTGAGTATTCCTGGCACCAACGTCAACAACACCGATGCTTGGCTATATAGCCTAAATACCGATCAATCGCCTAACCAATTGTGGGATCAAGTTCCAGCTTTGGGCGGAGTAAACGTGATTTACAATCAACAAGTTGACAAGAATCTTTATCAAATCAACACGCTCAACAACGATCAGGTCAACTTGGTATTTGGTGACGGCAGTTTCTCAAATATTCCGCAGGGCCTATTTAAATTTTTCTATCGCGTGTGCAACGGTTCCACCTACAGTATAACTCCGGACGATATGGCTCTAGTGACAGTGGCATTTCCTTACATCAGTGCCAAGAACTCAATTGAAACTATCACATTCACAGCCAGCTTGAAATACACAGTGACCAATGCCACAGCGGCACAAAGTCTGGCCAGCATCAAAGCCTTGGCACCTCAACAGTATTACACACAAAATCGTATGATCACTGGCGAGGATTACAACATATTTCCGTTGACCACTTTTACTGGCATACAAAAAGTCAAAGCAGTTAACCGTACCAGTTCGGGTGTGAGCCTGTACTTGGATGCCATTGATCCAACTGGCAGTTATTCAACCACAAATATTTTTGGTGATGACGGTATCATTTCTTCAAACACCAAAACACAATCAAACACCTTTGATTTCCTGACCAGCAACGACATTTACACAACCATTTACAATGATGTGATTCCCATGATCAACAGTACGGAAATGCGTAATTACTATTACAAAAATTTCCCACGTATTGACGCTGTAGACAGCCAGCAGTGGACAGCCAATACTGTGTTTACCAGCAATACTGTGGTGTCATACAACGGACAAAATTATCAAGTTACAGCCAACGTGTTTGCCGATACCTGGGCCAATGTATCCAACGTGGCAATCACATCGGTGTCGGGATTGACATTCCATCAAACATCAAACAGTACTGCAATCAGCTCAGGTACATTGACATTGGCAAATACCGTGCAGGCTGTGGGCGGATCAGCCACAGGCAATTTGCAATATGTGAATTCTGGTGCGCTGTTGCGATTTGTCGCTCCATCCAATTACCACTTCGACGCAGCTCAAACACTACAACCCGGAAATGTGGCATTGCCCACTGATTCAACACACTTGTATGCTGCTGTCTCCTCAGTAGTAGCCAGTACAGATTTAAACACCCCCAATTTGATCAAGTTGGCCACAGTGGTACCAACCGGTGCAGTCTTGGACAAAGGTGGAATAATTCCAGCTTACAAAAACGATTTTACTAACAGTTTAGTATCCACATTGGTTACACAGGTTCAGGCACACGTGAACTTTGGTTTACGTTTTAATCAATTGACACAGGCCTGGGAAAATATTTTACCAGCCGACATTGGCAACAGTTCAGATTGGCTGTTAAAGTTTGAATATCAAAACGGCTTGTACAACGTGAGTTATAAAACACTGACTTACTCGTTCTCCAGCGCCGGTCATACCAAGTTTTATTACGATCCCTTGTCAAAAGTTTACAGTAGTGCCACTGGTACCAACATCAACGACACTATTAAAATATTGAAAATTAATACTAAACCCAACTCTGATCGTATGCTAGAACGAGATCACATCTGGCAGATTTATGATTCTGTGGTTGAAGTTGACGGATACGTCAACGACTCTGTGGTCAATGTAAAAATTCCTGAAACACAAATGGAAAACGTTCCCAGCAATCCTGAGCTGTTCCAAACAGTGGCAAACACAGCCACTACTAGAGACAGCCTGTATTTCCAATACACGCACAACGCACCAAGTCGCAGTAGAATTGATCCAACCCCAATCAACATCATTGATCTTTATATCTTGACAGCAGACTATTCCAAGAGTTACATCAATTGGTTGCGAGATTTGACCGGTGTGGTTTCTGAACCAGAATTGCCAACAAGTACCAGTTTAGAATTGGCTTACAACAACCTAGATTCATTCAAAGCAATGAGCGACAGCATTGTTTACAATCCTGCCAAATTCAAACCCTTGTTTGGTGCCAAAGCAGATCCTAGCTTGCAAGCCAGATTTCAAATTGTAAAAAATCCATCGGTCAACGTGACCGACAACGAAATCAAGAGTCAAGTGGTTGCGGCCATCAACACATACTTTGACATTGCAAACTGGGACTTTGGTGACACATTTTATTTCTCAGAATTGGCTGCATACCTGCATTCAACCTTGGCGCCCAATATCAGTAGCGTATTGATTGTGCCAGCCGACAACAATTTGGTATTTGGTAACTATTTCCAAATCAACGCAGAGCCTTGGGAAATTATTACCAGCGCAGCCACAGTGGATACAATTGATATTATCACGGCTGTTACAGCAGCAAGTTTAAATCTTTCTAACTCGATAGTAGGCGGTGGTGCATAATGGCATTGATCAATACCCAAAACTTTTTACCTCAGGTATTTAGAACTACAACCAACCAACGTTTTACCGGTGCAACACTGGACCAGTTGGTACAAGACAGCGTTATTGGACCACTCAACGGATACATTGGTAGAACCTTTGCACCCACTTACAAGCTGGGTGACAACTATGTTCCTGAAACAAGTGCATTACGCAAGCAGTATCAACTGGAATCAACAGTTGTAGTAGATGACAACAACAAAAATATTTTATTTACTGCCGACTACATAGACTTATTAAACACAGTAAGTACCAACAACGGTTTTGCAAACAACCATCAGCGTTTGTTCTCAGAAGAAATTTACAACTATGACGGAAAATTTGATTACGATAAATTTGTAAATTACGGAAATTATTATTGGTTGCCTGATGGCCCTGCGGCTGTGGACATTTATTCCAATCAAGTTCCGCTAGCCGGCAACTTTGCTGTGACTAGAAATACCGGTGTAGGCGGTTACACATTTAGCGGTGCTGGCACTTATCAAAATCCGCAGTTGATTTTGGCACGCGGTGGTTCATACGAATTTCAATTGAATCAACCTGGCATTAAATTTTGGATACAAAGCGAACCCGGATTAACCGGTGTCGACCGAGCAGTACCAACTATCAGCACTAGAGAAGTGTTTGGTGTAGTCAACAACGGTAGCGATACCGGCACAGTCAAATTCAACGTGCCACGAAAAACAGCACAGGATTTTTTCCTGCAGATGAGAACAGCTTCTCAAGTTGATGCAGCTGCGGTATTTGATTACACTGAAATACAAAATCGTCGCTTGAGCGAATTCTTAAGAACATACCCCGAAGGCATTGACGGAGTCAAAATTGAAGCCGGCAAAACACTGGTGTTTATTAACAACAAGATCGACGATCAAAACTGGACTGCACCCTTATTGCCGCCAGACTATACTGCACAAGCCACTGGATATTCTGTACCAGGAGCCATAGTAGATCCTGCTCTGCGTACTGGTGTTTGGCAAATTAGCCTGACCCCCATTGACAACGGTGCCGATTCAGTAATACAGATTTCTTCTTTGACCACTGTAGATAAACAACAAAAAGTTTTTATTGTGTCAGGAAAAACCTACGCATCATTTTATTACTGGGTTGACAACAACTACTTGTACAATCGAGTACCATTGATTACAGCCGACTTGGATTATCTATACTATCAAGACAGTAGCAATCCCGACTTTATTGGCGAAATCAAATTGGTTGATACTGCCGGAACTCCTATAGATATTGCAAATGATATCTTGGGACGAGTTGGATATACCAGTCCCAATGGCGTTGCATTTACCAACGGATTAAAAATACGTTTTGATTCAATGGTAGTGCCGGTTGATTATGCCAACCGTGAATATTATGTAGAAGGAGTTGGAACTGGTATTGTGTTGGTGCCAGTGTCGCAATGCATAGTGCCCGAAGCATTTGGCGCAGATATAGCAACTACACCCGATTACTTTACAATCAATCGTGCCAGCCAGGATGCCAATCCCTGGAGCCGCAGTAACCGTTGGTTCCACAAAGATGTACTGGCCACATCGGCCAGTTACAATCAAACAGATATCAACTACGGCCCAAATATTTTTGGCCGCCGTCCTATTATTGAATTTGAACCTAACCTACAGTTGTTCAACTACGGACGCCAACACAAACAAACAGTAGACGTAATCATTGGTGTAAATCCAAACGAAGCACAGAGTGATGCTTTCAATCAAGTTGAAGGCCAGATCACTGCACAAGTGGACGGAATCACAGTATACCCTGGTATGCGTATTATTTTTGCCAACGACTATGATAACACAGTCAAAGGCCAAATTTGGGAAGTGTTATTTGAAACCATCAATCACACCAACTTTATCAGACTGATACCAACCAACGACGACCCGGTGTTGGCATACGAAAACGTGTTGATCACGCAAGGAACACACACCGGCAATACCTATAGATTTGATGGCGCACAATGGCATTTGTGTCAGGCCAAGACCAATTTTAATCAGCCACCAATGTTTGAACTGGTAGATGCTGATGGCTACAGCTTTGCAGATACCACCGTTTATCCTGCGTCAACCTTTGCTGGTACACAGTTGTTTGGCTACGAACACGGCACAGGAACACCCGATGCAGTATTGGGTTTTGCCTTGCAATATCAAAACTTCAACAACATTGGCGATATTGTTTTTTCAAACTATTACGACACAGACACTTTTACCACAACAGTAAATTCTACCGTGACCACACACAACTGCAACAGCGGCTATATGGTCAAAAATTCTGGACTGGACACACAAACAAAATTAAACAACTGGGTGAAAGGTGTTGAACCAACACAACAATATCAACTGTTTACCAAATTCTTTGAAGGATACGTGATAACAGATGATCAAGGTATAGAAAGAGCATTTGTACAAATTGATGTGACGCCCGACAACGAAGCCACAGTACCATACATCAAAGTTTTTTTAAACAACACATTGCTACGCAGAGATGTTGACTATGTGGTAACTACCTATGGTGTATACAATGTTGTTAATCTTTTATCGATGCCAGCCATTGGAGATAAAATTGACGTTGCTGTGTTTAGCAACGAACCAAGCAGTATAGGCTACTACGAAGTTCCTCAGAACTTGGACCTAAACCCACTGAATGAAAATTTCACAACAATCACGCTTGGCCAATTACGAGCACACTATAACAAACTGATTGAAAATACTGTTACTGGGGCAACTGAATCAACACCTTCGCAAGACAGATATTTAAAAGCGCAAGGTGGCACACTGGTACAACATAGTGCGCCATTGACTTATGCAATGAGTTTTTTAAACGATCCGTCGGCCAATTTTGTTGACAGCATTACGGCAGCAAGAAAAGAATACACACGCTTTAAAAATAAATTTTTGGGCCTGTGCACCACGTTGAATGGTATTGATTATAAAAATCCCGTGACCGGTGTTGATGCCATATTACAAAGTATCAATTTGGTCAAAAACAACACATTCCCTTGGTACTTCAGTGATATGGTACCACAAGGTGGCAATTACAACACCACGGTGTACTCTATTTTAAATGCACGTCAAACCAGTTACGAAATCAGCAGTTTCTTTGACACAACCAAATTGAGCAATCGTGCAGTATTGGTCTATTTAAACAATAAACAATTGGTAATGGGACGCGACTACCAATTCAGCACAGTGAGTCCAGCAGTTGAAATCATGGTTTCATTGACATTTGGTGACACACTGACCATCAGAGACTATTTTAATACCGATGGTTGTTATGTGCCGGAAACACCAACCAAATTGGGACTGCACCCAAAGTTTGAACCAGAGATTTATCTTGACAGCACATATCAAACTCCTGTGCGTGTTATTAGAGGACACGACGGAAGTTTAACTCCGGCGTTTGGTGATTTCCGCGACGACTTTTTGCTAGAACTTGAGCGAAGAATTTTTAACAATATCAAAGCCAGTTACGCAACCAATGAAATTAACCTTTACGATACAATTCCCGGATATTTCAGAAATACTGACTACAGCAAAGAAGAATTCAATCAAATTCTAAACCAAAACTTTTTACAGTGGGTCGGCAATTACAAAATTGACTACACATCAAACACTTGGTATGACGCCAACAACAGCTGGACCTGGAACTATGGCGGTCTGGCTGACAGCCTGACAGGACTTCCTTTACAAGGAACTTGGCGAGCAATTTACAACTACTGGTTTGACACAGATAGTCCGCACCTGCATCCGTGGGAAATGTTGGGCTTCAGTCGCCAACCAAATTGGTGGACAGATCGTTATGGTCCAGCACCGTACACCGGAAACAACTTGACTCTGTGGCAAGATCTTGAAGCTGGCTACATTTGGAACGCAGGCAATCCCTACTACGATACAAGATTTGCTAGACCTGGCTTGACATCAATTATTCCAGTGAACGAAATTGGCGATCTAAAATCACCATCAGAGATTCCGTTGATGGCAGGGCTCAATCAAAGAACTATATCTGGCAGTTTCAGCGTGGGTCAGCAAGGCCCAGTAGAAACAGCTTGGCGCAGAAGCAGTGACTATGCTTATGCATTGCAATTGGCTATGGCATTGACTAGACCAGCAAAATATTTCAGCACACAAATTGACACCAGTCGTTTCTATAGAAATTCAGTAACTGGACAATTCAGCAACAGCGACAATCAAAAATTGACTCCAACATTGTTGGCTGTCAATGGCGACAGCACATCGGGTACTGTGTTACGTACCAGCGGCTATATCAATTGGATTTTTGACAGCGTTAAAAATCTTGGCATTGATCCAGTAGCAAAGTTCAATCAGTATTTTATGCATTTGAATATGCAACTGTCTTACAAAGTTGGTGGGTTCACTGATAAAAAGATTTTGACGGTGAGTGCGGAACAAACAAGTCCGGGTTCAACAAATGCCAGCGTAATTATTCCAGATGCAAACTACAATTTGTATCTAAACAAATCGGTTCCGGTTAAATCCATTTCATACAGCGCAGTGATCGTGGAAAATGTTCAGGCAGGCTATAGCGTAACCGGATACGATACAACCAATCCGTATTTTACCATTATTCCAAGTGCGGTAAGCAGATCAGTTGACGTGGTAACTGTCAATGGACTAACAGTGAACCTGTACCAAGACAGCGCCAACGAAACAATGACCATACCATATGGTACAGTATTTGTAAACGAACAACAGTTGGCAGACTTTTTATTCAGCTATCAAAGATACTTGACCAGTCAAGGTTTTGTGTTTACTGACTTTGATTACGATCTCAGTGAGGTGCGTGATTGGAAATTGAGTGTCAAAGAATTTTTATACTGGGCACAACAGGGTTGGGACATTGGCACAATTATCTTACTAAATCCAGCAGCCACATCGGTGACTATCAATTCTACTCAAATGGTTGTAGACGAAATTACCAATTTGCCAAACAGCAGTAAATTGTTAGATCAAAATTATAAAACCATCAAGAGCAATGATTTCAATGTGTTGAGAAAAGAAAACTTTGTCAATGGCAATCAAACAGTTGTGAGTACAGTCAACGGTACGCCAATGTGTTATGGCAAATTCAATTTGATACAGTACGAGCACGTGTTGATCTTGGACAATGTCAGTGACTTTGGCGACATTATCTATGTACCAAGTTTGGGCAGTCGTCAATATCGTTTACGATTGACCGGATCTAAAACTGGCGCTTGGACTGGCGCACTTGATGCTCCAGGATTTGTCTACAGTGACTTTACAGTAGTTACGTGGGAACCAGGAACAGACTACAAGTCTGGCGACATAGTTACCTACAGCAATCAAATTTATGTTACCAAAACTGATTTAGATGCCAGCGAAACATTTAATCCACAGCAGTGGACCAGTATCAGCAAATCTGATATTCAAACTGGATTACTGCCCAGCTTTGGTCAAAATGCTCAAGAGTTTGAAAGAATATACGATATCGATCGTCCGCCTGTCAGCGAAGATTTTCAGGCATTCAGTGCTGGCCTAATAGGATTTAGACAGCGTCCTTACTTGACTGATCTAGGTATATCTGTGCAAAATCAAACAAAATTATACCAGGGTTATATCAAACAAAAAGGCACAATCAATTCTGTCAGCGCATTGACCAAAGCCAACTTTAACAACGTGGGCGGCAGTATCACCACCTACGAAGAATGGGCGTTCCGCGTTGGACAGTACGGTGACCTAGCTAGAAATCAATACACAGAATTTATTCTAGATCAAAGTGTGTTCAAAACAAATCCTGTGGCATTTACATTAACAACTGATTCTTATTCCACTGGCAATATCATTGTGGACTTGAAGTTGGATGCCAATTTAAAATTGTCTAACGTTTACAATGCCAGCAATTTGTCCAGCGTAAGCACATCACTGTACAACAATAGAACAGGTACAGCATATCCTCAAGATTTACCAACTGCTGGATATGTCAATGTCAACGATGTTGACGCAACTATTTTTGATATAACCAACACCGTTACACCAGCAGTAACAGTGGGCAATTATGTATGGGTAGCCAAAGATAACAATCAACAATGGAATGTGTTTAGAATCAACAACACCGGATTGACAGCAACCACACTCACTTACAATTTAGACAACTACGCACAGCTGACATTCAATTCTACACATTCATTTGTGGTTGGTGATTACATACTGTTAAACAATTTCAATATTGACTTGAATCCCTCGTCGCCCACCTACAACACATCAGTGTTTGATGGAATGTACAAAGTAATTCAAATCAACAACAACAATTCTGTTGTTATAGCCATTACCAACGTGGCCAACTTAGTTGCACTGATTCCGGCTCCGGTACAGGGCAATGGTGCAGTATATAAATTTGCATCGGTTAGAGTGGCAACACCTTCTGGTATTGCATCAGTTACACCACCCGGCGGATGGATCACTGGCGATAAAGTTTGGGTTGATAATTACAACACAGGTGAGTGGGGAGTATACCAATATGACGCTGTAGATAATTCTTGGACAGTGATCAGAAATCAAGAACCCCAAGTTGATATCAACAGCATCAACCGAACATTTTTGTACAACAAAGTCAACAACAATATTTTAGCTGCAATAGACTATGTTGATCCCAACAAAGGAAAAGTGTTAAATTTTGTTGCCAGAGACATTGATTATCAACGCACACAAGATCCAGCACTTTACAATGCCGGTAATGTTACATTAAATCCTGGTCTGACCATACACAACGATTACCACTGGGGGCCTGCTCAGGTAGGTAAAATTTGGTGGAATTTGGATACTGTACGTTACGTAGACTACGAACAAGATGAATTGATCTATAGATTAAACCAATGGGGCAATCGATTCCCTGGCAGCTCAATTGATGTTTACGAATGGGTAGAAAGCACCGTACCGCCAAGTCAGTATTCTGACGTGGGTACACCTTTATACAGCAATGACAGCGCCTACAGCACATATGGATACATTGATCAATCAGGATCAGTACAGTTGAAGTATTATTTCTGGGTGTCGGGCAGAGATGTGGCCAACACAGCGGCCGGCAAATACAACAGCGTTTCCAGTATTGTTTCTGCCATTGAAAATCCTTTGAGTCAAGGAATTCCATATGCGGCATTTTTACGCAATGACACCGTGGCCTTGTACAATGTAAATCAATACTTGGTAGCAAAAAATACTGTATTGCATTTGGGCAGTTTTAGTCCTGATGCAGATTTAATACACAACGAGTATGCGTTGGTACAAGAAGGCAATGCCGACAGCGTTATTCCTGCAGCAATATTGGCCAAGTTTATTGACAGTCTTGCTGGGGTTGACAAATTTGGCAATGTTGTTCCTGATCCTGCGTTAACTCCGGCACAGGCCTACGGTATCAATATTCGTCCAAGACAAACAATGTTTGTGGATCAGCCGTTGGCCCTGATTAACTATGTTACTTTGGTCAACACACAATTATTAACCTATCCAGTAACACAACGTAAAGTACTAACAACCTTGCTCAGCCAGGAACCAGTACCTACTGCCAATTCAGGTGCATATGATTTAACAGTTGATACTGTTGATGAATTAAATTACATTGATACAACGGCATTAACTGTGGGTCAAAGTCGTGTATTGGTAAAATCAGACAGCACCAATTTGGGCAAATGGGCAGTATACACTCTGTCGGGCTGTAATGGCACGGTGGGCATATTTACGGTATCAACAGTACAAACTTACAAAACCGATTTGTATTGGACCTATGCTGATTGGTATGATTCTGCTTACAATCCAACTACCACTCCCAACTATACTGTTAAAAATGACATTGAGCTGGGCAAATTGTCACTGACAGCTGGTCAGTTTGTCAAAGTGTTGGATGGTGGTAACGGACAATTTTTAGTTTATCAGATCAACAGCGACCTTACCAAAACATTGGTGGGAATACAAAACGGCACCTTACAAATCACCACTGGCGCTATTCCAAGCAAAGAATTGAGACAAATTATTTCTGCAATGCAAAAAGAAATTTTCATTGAAGACTTGGCGTTGACTTACAATCAAATTTTCTTCTCAATGGTCAAGTATGTGCTTAGTGAACAGAAAAATCTAGATTGGGTATTTAAAACCAGCTTTGTATCGGCCACACAAGATATTAGAAAATTAGAAACTTTCCCGGCCTACATCAAAGACAACCAAGATTATTATCTAGAGTACATCAACGAAGTTAAACCATACAGAACCATACTGCGCGAATTTGTTATCAATTACAAACGCAATGATCCGTATGCCGGAGACATAACAGACTTTGACCTGCCGGCATACTGGGACGCCAATTTAAAAACTTACAGAGCACCAGACGGAACACAAAGTACTGACGTTGCCTTGCTATCTAGTAGTACCTACCAAAATTGGTCCAACAACTACACCTACAAAATTGTTGATGTAAGCATAGAGAACCCTGGATCGGGTTACACCTTGCCTCCGCAACTTATTGTTACCGGTGGTGGTGGTACCGGAGCCAATTTGTCTGCATCCATTAACTCATACGGCCAGATCAATCAAATTCGTGTGATCAGCCCTGGATCTGGTTATACATCGACTCCGACCATAGTTGTCAACGGCACAGGCGCGGGTGCAATAGTTAACCCAATACTGAGAAACGAATATACCGGAAACAATTCGGGACACAACGTGGTCAGAAGCATCAAAACCAATATCAAATTTGACCGTACCACATATACCAACCCAAACACTTTTGTGTTTTGGAGCAATATATCAAGCAATGTTAGTGCAAGTTTGGGACAAACTATTGCAGCCAACTCAGTCATAGTGTTGGATACACATCTATTTAGATTGAGCAACAACTACGTGATCACTGGAAATACTGTAACAAACACAGTCAACTTTCCTTCCCAAATTGTCAAAATTTCTGCCGCAGACTTTGACAATGCCAATGATCGCATTGTGGCCTACAACGGCAATGTTGATTTGAGTTTGATCAGCGACGGAATAAATTATCCTGGGGTGATCATTGAAGGCAACACATACCTGGGTACCACAGTAGATACTATTATACAAAGTCAATATTCCGACAACCTGGGCATTGATATGGCCAATGTGTATGTGGATGGTGGCAGCTATGTAAACAGCTATGTCAGTCACGCACCCGAAGAATTAATACCGGGTCGTATGTTTGACAGTTTTAATTTGAGTGTTTATCAAACTGACAATATTGCTTGGAGATATTTTGATAATATGCAAAGCGAGAGATCTTATTATCGAATTGCCGCGGCATCAACCACAGCATTAGCCCAAGATTTAGCAATGACCGACACAACTATCAGTGTAGTTGATGCTACACGTTTGCCGGCCCCCAATCAGATATCCAGCACACCGGGCATTGTTTTCATCAACGGAGAAAAAATTGCTTACTGGAGAAACTATGCATTGGAAACTCCTATTCCTTGGCAACCAAACATTACAGTACCTGCTGGAAGTTTGATCAGTTACGTTGGCAATGTTTATGTGGCCACTGGTAACGTTTATGCCATAGATTTTGCAAATGTAGCACCAACACAAATTGAACAAGTCAGTATCAATACCTTGGCACAAATTAGACGCGGAGTTGACGGAACCGCAACAGCTAACATACATCCAGCCGGCAGTCGAGTGGTAGATTCTAGTGCAACACAACAGATTCCCAATACCGCAGTTACCTCAACAACATTGAGTCAGGCAACAACTTACCAAGCAACTGATGTGGTTGCATATGGAATTACAACTACAGCAAACATAAGCGTCAATGTTGGTGATATCATCACCAGTTTGACCACTGTGGATTTATGGCAACCTGGTACCACAATAAAACCTGGAGTTCTAACCTACTACAACGGAAACAGTTATACTGTTACCGGAAATGTCTATGGCCCTGGCACTAAAACTTGGACAGCCAACACAGCGTTTCCTTTGCACACATATATTTTTGACAGCGGTGGCAACACTTATATTACCACAGGTAATGTGTATTCTGCCACATTCCCAACATCAAATATCACACCAATATCGTCGGCAAACATAGCTACATCCAAGTTTGCAAATGTACTGGCAGCTGGCAACGTAACCTATGCATTTGAAGGTAATACTGCGGTGAGTGTTACACTAAGAGCACTTGAAACAGTATCAAATCAGCGTTCTTTTGGTGCCATTATTACTAGCGGATCAATTATTGGCACTCAAGGACGTCCTGAGTTTTTTGACACTGCAGACGGATTTGACGAAGATTCATTTAGCAATTCAACCAGCAAACTGCAAATCAACAGAGTTGAAGCTGACAGCTACATTGTGAGTTCTTATATCTTGGGCAATGTAACCGTAGATGGAAAAATCACAGTACCAGCCGGTTCAACAGTTTCAAAATCACAAATTTGGTACAGCCCAGGCCCATACGGCACAGCAACAGATGGCACAGGCTTGTACAACAGTACAACAGCGCAGGTTGCTTTCTTGAAAAACAGTCCAAGTGTTACTGCAGCCGGGGGTAAAACACCGTGATAAATACTGATAACAAACAAAATTTAGAGGAAAAACAAGTGGAAAATACACAAAAACGCCCAGATGAACAGTCTGGTATTTATGTACGTGGTCATATCAAAATTTTTGACCCCGAGTCAGGGCAGGTCTACATTGATAAACCCAATGCAATCCACTATGAAAATTTTAGTCGAGCATTGGCCAGTTCTGTTGCCAACAAAGGCGAGAACTTTATTTACGAAATGAATTTTGGCAATGGTGGTACCAGCGTAGACACCACTGGCATTATTACCTATTTGCCAACCAACACCACAGGACAAAACAGCAATTTATACAATCCAACTTATACCAAAGTGATTGACGATACTGCGGTGGCCAACAAAGATCCCAGCAACAACAAAATGACAGTGAGCCATATTCCTGGCACAATTTATACTGATATTCTGGTCAGCTGTTTGTTAGACTACGGTGAGCCCAACGGGCAAGATTACTTTGACGTTAGCCAAAGTCTAAACAACGAATTTGTATTTGACGAATTAGGTCTGCGCGGTCGCAGCATTAATGGCACTAGCGGACTAACTTCCACTGGATTGTTATTGACTCACGTGGTATTCCACCCAGTGCAAAAAGCTCTTAATAGATTAATTCAAATTGATTATACTGTGCGAATTCAAACCCTGACCAATTTAAGCTCGATCGGATAATACTATGAGTTACCCTATTACCACAACCGACAGTACTAAATTATTTGACCTATTGGACGGTACAACCAACAGCGATCTAGGCGTGACCTTGATTGGTCGTAATTATACCAACTACGGTGAATTTCAAAACGAAAACTTTGTTAGACTGTTGGAAAATTTTGCCAGCGAACAAGATCCCAACAAAAATGGCGCATACACTCCTTTAAAAGGAACACTATGGTATGATACTGCCAATCTTAGAATACGTGTGTACAATGGTACCAATTGGATACCAGTAAGTGAACGTACTGTTAGTCAAACTGCTCCTACTCAAAACAAATTGGGCGACCAATGGTATTCTATCAACGACAAACAATTATTTTCTTGGGACGGTGCTGAGTGGGTAGTTGTAGGGCCTCCTTATTCGGCCACACAAGGTCTAAGCGGCGACATAGTTGAAACCATACTTGATAGTGCCGGCAACGGGCACACAGTGGTAAGCACATATACCAATGGCAATAGAATTTCCATTGCCAGCTTTGACCCTGAATTTACTCCTCAAACTGCCATTGCACATTTTGGCGACATACAGCCTGGTATCAATCTAAGCAATCTCGTAACTGTAAACGGTACAACTTTAAACGCCCTAGCTTTAGGCGGAGCAATAGCAGCCAACTATGCCAGAACAGACATTGCCAGCACATTTGCACAAGATATCAGCGTCAACGGAAACTTACGACTTGGTGATGCCAGTTTATCGTTTGGTAACAAATCATTAACTATACAAAATCGCAATTTTTCTGGCAACATTGAAGTATATGTCAATACCATCAACGGAACCACACACTCGTTGTCAATTTCTGGCATCGACGGCGTTCCTCAAATGCCTATACCGTTGACCAGTGCCAGTAACCCAAATTCGGTAACAAATAAAAGTTACGTTGATCAAAACGTTGTGGTTCTCAACGCCAATATTGGATTGTTGGCACAAACAACCACTACCAATTTGAATTCTGCAGTGGCCGCATTGACAGCAAACATCAACACTTTGCGGTCAGATACAGCAACCAATTTAAACACAGCTACAAACAATATCAACGCCAACGTCAACGCAGTATCCACAGCATTAAATTCCAATGTAGCTACTTTTTCCGGTCAAATTGCCACTTTACAAGGCAATGTGGTCAGCATCAACAACACTATTCCAACATTGGCGCCATTGAATAGTGCAGCATTGACAGGAACACCTACTGTTCCAACAGCGACTTTGAATTCCAACAACACAGTTATAGCCAGTACAGCTTATGTTGATACAACCAGTTCTGCATTAAATGCTGCATTGTCTACACAAATTTCAGCGTTTGAAGCATCATTGATCAACACACTCAATGCTGACTTGGCACTCAAGGCCAACATTGGTAGTCCAGCATTTACTGGAACACCCACAGCACCTACTGCTCCTGCTGGCACCAACAGCACACAGTTGGCTACTACAGCATTTGTAACTGGCGCTATTGCAGCACAAAAATTTAATTATACAGTATCACCTAATCCACCCAGTGGCGGAAACAACGGCGACTTCTGGTTTCAGGTAGGTTAATCAATGGCCGGCCGCGGAATATTTGTCAACAACAATGGCGTGTGGCAATCAGTTGCTGCGCCTTATGTGAATACGTCGGCTGGACACGCATCGAGCATACGTGCTGGTTGGAATAAAAAGAATGGACAGTGGCAACAATTTTGGCCACCCAATGTGTTTGCCAATGTAATTGTAGTTGCCGGTGGCGGTGGCGGAGGTGTTGGCTACGGTTGGGAAGGCGGAGGCGGTGGCGGAGCCGGCGGCGTAGTGATGCAAAACAATGTTGAGCTTTCTGTCAGTCAACCGCACTATGTCACAGTGGGTGCAGGCGGTGGCGCAAACGCCAGTGGACAAAATAGTTATTTTGGAATAACACCACAACCAAGTGTAATTGGCGGAGTCGATCGACCAGTTTACGCTGGCACATACCCAGTATACAACGGATTTCTAAACACATATGGAGTTTGGACCAGTCAAGATTTTGTAAGCCCAGTGGGCTCGTGGGTCACAGTGGACTACATCGTAAATGTTGCTACCAGCGGCTACTATACTATCACAGCATCGGCTGACAATCATATCAGAGTGTACGTGGATGGTAACTATGTGGTTGGCAACGACGATTGGGGCAGTACCAATGGATCAGGTTCGTTTTTTGTCAATGCTGGGGTGCAAACAATTACTGTACAGGCACTCAATGATGGCGGACCAGCACTATTTGCTGCAGCCCTTTACGATCGCTACGGAAATGTGGTATGGCATACCAGAATGACAGCTCCAGTAATTACTGGAAACCCGTTGTTGGCCATTGGTGGCGGCAACGGTGGCTGGGGAACTCCAAACCAAACAGTGGGCGATGGCGGCTCAGGCGGCGGTGGTTGCGGATATGTAAATACGCACGGTGGCGGCTCGGGTGTAAGCGGACAAGGAAATAGCGGCGGAACTGGTATTTGGCAAGGCTATGGACAAGCTGGTGGTGGCGGCGGCGGTGGCTACAACAGCCCGGGAAATCAAAGCAACGGCGATACCGGCGGTGATGGCGGTACTGGTTTAACCATAACCCAGGGCGGTCTGACTTTTCAATTGGCCGGAGGCGGTGGTGGTGGCTACGGAAATCAAGGACCCGGTGGTACAGGACCTGGCGGAAATGCCAACTGCGGAGGCGGTGTGGGAAATGGCGGAAATGGACAGGATGGCACTGGTGGCGGCGGGGGTGGTAGTATGCACAGCTCTTATACCAATGGTGGTACCGGGGGATCAGGCACAGTGATAGTGCAATATCAAGCACTATCGGCATTTTTTACCGGCGGCGACAGCATCACAGTCAATGATGGATGGGTAACGCACCGGTGGAGTACCCCGGGCAACTGGACATTAACAGCGTAAAAATACGATAAATAAGTAATAACAAAGATAAAATATATATGCCATACACAGTTACTAAAGCAGACGGTACTAATTTAATTACCATACAAGATGGTACAGTAGATACCACCACTGCGTTGACATTGCCTGGTCCTAATTTTGTAGGATATGGATCTCTTCTTAACGAAAATCTAGTACACTTACTGGAAAATTTTGCTGGCCCAACATCTCCAAGTGGTATTTCTTTGCAAGGTCAGCTGTATTTTGATAAAACCAATCAAATTTTAAAAGTTTATACAACACAGGGTTACGTTCCAGTATCAGGTGTTACCAATTCGGGTATTCAACCCGCTATATCAAAAGATGGCGACATTTGGTTCAATACTACAACCAACCAAATGAGTATTTGGGACCAGGGGCAGTTTAAACCTGTTGGTCCGATCTACACAAAAGCACAAGGTGTAAGTGGTGCTATTCCGGTCAGTGTAGATGATGCAGGTACATCAGGGCTATCGCACAACATATTAAAATTGCAATACGGTAACGTTGTTATTGCAACATTTAGCACCGACACATCTTTTACTCCTTCGGGATTCGCCACAGGATTTCCGCGAATCAATCCGGGAATTACCATTAACAATACCATTGCTGGCGCAACAATAAACACCAACGTGGTTGGTAATTTAACAGGCAATGTAGCAGGAACCACAGTTCAAGCTGCTACAGTTATAGGAAATGTGATAGCATCAACCATTAGCGGAACATTGACAGGAAATGTCATTGGCAATGTCACCGGCAACAGTTTTGGCACACATACTGGCAACGTGGTATCGACCAATGTCCAAGCTACCACAGTCAGCACAGTCAACGCACAAATTACAGGTGGCGCCGTATCCGGACTAGCAACGTTATCTGCTACCACAGCACAGGTTGCCAATTTTGCATCTGGCAATGTTGCAATCACTGGTGGCACAGCCAATCTAACCAATTTAACAGTTGCCACAGCTTTGGTTACAAATCTAAACTCAAGTAATGTTACTGTAACTGGTGGCTCTGCAACAGGACTAACTGCATTATCAGCCACACAGTCCACACTGACAAATTTAAATTCTAACACAGCACAAATTGCCAATTTTGCATCTGGCAATGTTGCAATCACTGGTGGTAGTGTAAATATCACAAACAGCACAGTGGTAAATGAAACAGCCACAAATTTCTCAACTGCCAATGCACAAATCACCGGCGGTAGTGCTACCAATTTGGCAACAGTAACAGCAACCAACGGAACAGTTGGCCAATTGACCACTGCTAACATACAGGCCACTGGTGGTAATGTGTCTGGTGTAGCTGGTACAAACAATGTGTTTACCAACACCAATTTAGTAAATTCGTTAGCAACCACCGTAAACGTAGCAACAAAAAATGATTCAATTGCCAGCACACAGTTTGTACACAGTTTGTTGCCAACTGGTGCTATCATTATGTACAGTGGCAACACTATTCCGTTTGGCTGGCATATTTGTAATGGCCAAGGTGGTACAGTAAATTTAGTTGATCGGTTTGTTGTTGCAGCTGGCGGCGCTTATACCCCCGGCTCAACTGGTGGAAACACATCAGTGACACTGACAGCTACACAAATGCCAACTCACTCGCACAGTATCAATGCTATCACAGCTACTACTAGTGGAGCGGGAGCTCATAATCATACTGCCACATCCACATCAGTGGTATCAGATGCTGGACACGCACACACCTACGCTACACCGCAAACACTACACGCAGGTGGCGGCAACACAGGTGCCGGCGGATTAAACGCAGATTCTGGAAATAGCCAGACTCAAACAGCAACAACAGGAATCACAGTGGCCACAACCACTACATTAACACCGGTTGATGTACATACACACAGCATAACTTTGTCGGGCAGTACAGCAAACGCTGGCGGCGCAACAGCCGTAGATATTACACCAAGTTATTACGCTCTGTATTACATACAGAAAGTAATTTAAGACGCAAAAATGAATAATATTAGCATAAATATTATCAAAGGATAGAAGATGTCATATACAATTAACAAATCAGACGGCGAATCAATTATTGTCAGCGACGGTACAGTAGATAATACCAGTACCAGCTTAGTTTTAATTGGCAAAAATTACGCTGGCTACGGTGCGTTTTTGAATGACAATTTTGTAAGATTGTTGGAAAATTTCTCCAACAATACCAGCCCAGCCAACCCACTCAAGGGACAATTATGGTGGGACACAACAAACAACATTCTTAAAGTATATTCCGGTACTAGTTGGAAGATTTCAACTGGTGCTACTGCCAGCCCATTCAGCAGTCCTCCGGGCGATCTAAGTGCCCTGGGCGGCGACTTATGGTTTGATACCACACACAGTCAGCTAAAAGTATATTCCGGTACCAGCTGGATCACAGTTGGTCCACAAACCCTAGTGGGTGTAGCAGATACAGGTGCTTTCCCGGCCACAATGACTGACACATCGTCGGGCACACACGTGGTTGTACAGTTCAAAATCAACGGTACAATTTACGCTATTTTATCACACGATGTTCCTTTTCAAACAGCAGTAACCGGGTTTGGTAATGTTAAACCTGGTTTAAATTTCAGCACAACAAATGTACCAGCACTGGGATTAAACACTCAAGACACCGCCGCCACAGCAAGTACATTGGTACAAAGAACAACCACAGGCGGTTTGGTTGCTGCAGATATCACTGGTACCACATTATCAGCTGGCACAGTAACAGCAACAGCAGTCAACAGTCCAAATCTCAACGGCACACTGACAGGTAACGTGGTTGCTACCAGTGTAACAGCCACTGGAGTAACAGCCAGCTCGGTCAGTGCAAGTCAAGGATTTACCGGTACACTTTTAACGGCTAGCCAGCCAAATATTACCAATTTGGGTAATGTTGTCAATCTAAACGCCAGCGGCACTATAAATTTAACTGGTTATGCCACATACAACGGTTCAGAAATTGCCACAACATCGGGTGGCAGTTTAACAGTCAGTGGCGGCGGTATTCAAAATACCCCAATTGGTTTGATAACGCCAAACGTGGCCAAATTTACCACAGTGACCATTACCAACAGTTTGACCCCAGCATCCAATTTAGTTATCAATTTGGGTGCTACCAACGCTTATTGGGGAACCATATATGGCAACGTGGCTCAGGTCAATTCTGCAATCATCGGCGGCGGTTTATCTGTTGGCGGTGCGTTGACAGCAACAGGCACAGCGGCATTTACCAATGCTACGTTGAACGGAACAACCGCAGTTACAGGCAATATTGTGCCAACCAGCACACTACTTTACAATTTGGGTACTCAAAACAACCAATTTAATATTGTGTATGGTAGATCAGTTCAAGCACAGTACGCTGACATAGCCGAACGATTTGAAGCCGACGCAGAATATGAGCCAGGTACTGTGGTAGAGATGGGTGGCCCGGCAGAAATTACTAAAGTGGTAGCTGATTTAAGCGATAAAGTGTTTGGCGTCATAAGTACTAATGCAGCTTACTTAATGAATTCAACTGCTGGCACAGATGCTACTCATCCACCGATTGCAATGAGCGGACGTGTTCCTGTAAGAGCCGTTGGTTTAATTGCCAAGGGCAGTCGTTTAGTCAGTGCCGGAAATGGGTTAGCCCGTGCCGGACAAGCACATGAATTAACACCTTGGAATGTTATTGGACGCAGTTTGGTTGACAAAACATACGAGGGTGAAGGTATAATTGAAGCAATAGTTAAAATAAATTCGTAAGTACAAAGGGAAATAAAATGGCATATCAGCAAGGCGGACTAATTACACAAGGCGACTTTAATAACACGTTAGTCGGCGCTAATCCATCAACCACCCGCGGTCAATTGAACGCAGTTTGGGGAATTGGATATGGCGATGCTGGATACGGACAATCTTTTACACAGTCAGCTAGCACTGGTACCAACGTAACAGCTACACAGTGGGGAACATTGATGACCACAGTCAACAATATGTCCAAACACCAAAGTGGTACTAGCAGTCCAAATCCTGCACTAATTACTCCAGTAGTGCAAGGTAACACAATTTCCTATATGTCAGCTTTGCAAACTGCATTGGGCACCTTGTACGACAATCGTTTAAATTACGCCAGCCAGGGTAGCACATCACAAAGTTCTGGGTACACATTCAACCCAAATTCTGGTTCAACTTCGGCTGCTTTAGATTATTATGCTGTTCGCACAGTGACATTCAGCGGCGGCGCTGATGCTGCACGTTATTTCTTCAATGCCGGCGGCAAATTAAACTTTGTAACTACCAGCGTTACCAACAATGGCGGCCATGGCCGTGCCGGCGACTTGACCACATTGATCAATTGCATTGGCAGTATCAACAACTACGGTGCTCACAGCAACGGCGGTAGAACCGGTTCAGGTTATAGCCAAACTGTCAACAACACCAGTATTGGATACTACAACACTGGCACCACTGAGCAATCAATTGTGTACATAACCAGCAGCAACTATCCATACAGCGGCGACTGGGCAGCAGTCAATGTGTATTCAAACGGTACACAAGGCAGTCACGGCGACGCCGGAAGTGTAATTTATTTCAAAATGTATGTGCATATGGGTGCATTAGTATCCGACTTTGGTAACAAAGACTTTAACGTCAGTTGGAATCATCGCATCGACGTGGTATACCCAGAATCCAATTTCTTAGGCGCTAGCTGGGGATCAGTCAGCGTTTCTTAAACCCAACCAGGTTGACCTTAAGGGTGTAGCATAGTATAATAACTATCTACACCTTTTATTCTATCATGAACGAAATCGAAAAACTTACAACCGAAGTACGTCGTGCTACCAACTACCAGGCCAATAAAAAAATCTTACGGGAAAAAATACAGGCCGATTTACATATGGCCTGCAACGGCGGACTGTTTAAAATTACACCCGAATTGTATGCTTTTGTATCAACCTGGCGCGGAGATCCGGACAGTTTATTTTTGGAAGATACCTACGGTAATCCAATAAAAATCAATCAGCAGGCATTTCTTGAAATGGCCACCGAACACTATCAGCAGGTAATGAATACCTGGCATCAACAATATGCAGAACTCCGACGTATCCGACGTGTCTAGAGGCGTACTGGTATTTGCCTTTAATACCGAAAAAGTAGATTATGTTGCCATAGCCGATCAGTCCAGTCGATTAATACAACACAATCTAGGATTACCTGTGACCATTGTGACAGATTTGGACAGCAATCCTACCTTTGCATACGATCACATCATTCGACTGACTCCCGATGCTGGACAGGTAAATTATCGTGGTGCTATCAACAATCAAACCATAGCCTGGCGCAATTTTGGTCGATACTTGGCTTATGAATTAAGCCCGTACGATGAAACTGTATTGTTGGATACCGATTATCTTGTGTTGGACCGCAGTATCAATACCTTGTTTGAAACAGAATTTGATTATCAATTGATGCATCATAATCAATCAACATCCGGCAATGATAACGATGTCATGGGCAATACCAGTTTACCTTTTGTATGGGCCACAGTGGTGTTGTTTAGAAAACGTGAACGCAGTCGTATGCTGTTTGATCTAGTGGGACGCATACAAAGAAATTACAGATATTATCGAGCTCTGTATAATATAACCACCGATCGATTTAGAAATGATTATGCGTTTGCCATAGCAAACAATATATTAAACGGCTACTGCCTAAACGAATCAGAAAGTATTCCTTGGACAATGCTCAGTATCTATCACGAAATTGAATCTATAGAACCTGTCGGTAGTCTGTTAAAAATTAACCATACCTTGTCGTCAGATGGAACTTATCCAACAACATCAATTCTGCCACGTCAAGGCCTGCATATATTAGATAAAGATTACCTGCTGACTGACTCGTTTAAACAATTTGTGGAGACCATGTGTGAGTAGAGAACCTCAAGGATTTGTTACGTTTGCACAGAACACAGCATCAGTAGATTATTTGGAGCTGGCTTACCTGCAAGCTCTTAACATCAAGGCAACGCAGAAAAATAACCGGTATGCGGTAATTGTTGATGCGGCCACACGGGAGAAAGTAAATGACCTTCATCGTAATACTTTTGATTATATTATTGATTTGCCCACCGATAATAATGACCCTTCCAGCAATTGGAAACTGGCTAATGAATATCAAGCACTACGTCTATCGCCATTTAAAGAAACTGTCAAACTAGAAAGTGATTTGTTGTTTACTGGCAGTATAGATCACTGGTGGCCAGCTTTTAGACTACGCAATATAGTGCTCAGCACAGGATGTAAAAACTACCAGGGAAAACCCAGTGATGTAAGAAAATATCGACAATTTTTTGACGATAACGAATTGCCGGATGTGTACAATGGTTTGATGTATTTTAGATACAGTCAAGAAGCGTTTAACTTTTTTGCCTTGGCAGAAACAGTATACCGTAACTGGGCAGAAGTTCGAGACTTATTTAAAAATTGTCGAGAGGAAACTCCCAGCACCGATGTGCTTTATGCAGTAACAGCGTTGTTGATTGGCGAAGAGCTATGTACTATTCCTTCAATGGATTTTATCAATTTTGTACATATGAAGTCAGGCATACAAAATTGGAGTGATGCACGTAGCTGGTTAGAAACAGTGGTAGCCGAACGTGATGGTGATATGATACGTATTAACAATCAAAATCAATACCATCCAGTTCACTACTATGACAAAAAATACGCAACCAAAGAATTGATAGAATACTATGAGTCCAGAAGAAATTAAATTTTGGGAAGAAGTTAACGCAGTAATGGCCGCACAGGAAATACCAGTGCCGGTGATTGAACATAGATTTTATTATGACGAGCTTGGAGACATTGTCGGTTGCTCGATGCAAAACCACCCCGAGTCTGGCAATTACATAGTGGTTGATAAATCTATCTACAATACATATTTTTTATATACTGTAGTTGATGGCAAACTGGTAAAAAAAGACCCCGACAACAAGTACCGAGTGCTATTGAAACGTGGCACAAAAGGCCATTGTGTGGTAAAAAATCACGCAGGACTAATATTGGAAGAAAACGAAACGGCACAAGAAACTGAATATTATGAGTACAAAAATAATTGACATTGCAGATTTAGACTGCATATTTTTAACCTATGACGAACCAAGAAAAGAAGAATTCTGGATACAAATCTCAAACATGGTTCCGTGGGCCAAAAGAGTGGACGGAGTTAAAGGCAGTGACGCCGCTCACAAAGCGGCTGCAGACGCTAGCGACACAGACCGTTTTGTTCTTATCGATGGGGATAACATTCCTGATCCTGAATTCTTCAATCTCCAATTGGCCCTCAATGATACTAATGACTCTTGCGTTTTTCGTTGGCGGGCTCGCAACGCTGTTAATGGATTGATGTACGGCAACGGTGGTATGAGTTGCTGGACCAAAGAATTTGTTTATGCAATGCGTACTCACGAAAACTCAGATGGCACAGCAGAAAACGATGTGGAGTTTTGTTTTTATCCCAACTACTGGGCCATGGCCGACTGCTATTCAACCACCTATCCCAACGGCACTCCTTTTCAAGCCTGGCGTGCCGGATTTAGAGAAGGTGTTAAAATGTGTTTAGATCGTGGAGCCAAGCCAAGCCTACTGGAGTTTGAAAGCAAGGTTAACAATCGCAACTACGATCATTTGTGTGTGTGGCAAACAGTGGGTGCAGATGCCAACAATGGCTTTTGGGCCATATATGGTGCACGTCTTGGCACATATATGACAATGCTGGGAGACTGGGATTATCGCCAAGTACAAAATTTTGATGCCTTGGCAGAGCTATGGCTGCAATACAAAGACCACGGCGCCGACGAGTGCCGAGACATCGGAGACAAATTGCGTATGCGTTTGAGTCTGCCTATTGTGGATATGGATGCAGAGGAAAGTCGTTTTTTTAAATATCACTATCGTAGTAATTTTAAAAATAAAGGACCAATGGCAAGGGAATGACGCTATTTTTAAACATCAACGATAACCATATATTCAATCGGCTGGAGCTGATTGCCTTTTTGGCTCGCAATCAAGATCAAAATATTATTCTAAATACCAACTACGAAGGTGGGTGTTTGGAATCCCTGGGCATATACGAACTGCTGGATTGTTTTAGATTCAAATCGGTAACTATTGTGACTGGTAACGTGGTTGAGTATCACCCGGTTTATCAAATACGTGTACACGATTCGGCTTTTAGATTCTTTTATACCACTGGCAACACAGACTATACACCGTATCAGGTTTGGAATCGTCGAAAAATATTTGGTGCATTGTATAATCGAGCCACGTGGAATCGTATGGGCATTGCTGGGCATTTGCAAATTAACCACGCAGACAAATCTGTAATTAATTTTCGTTCTAATCCACACGACGATGTTGACCGCCGGTTATTTGAAATGCAACGATTGTTTGAAATTGATTTGCCATCGGCCCGGAACTTTTTATTGGCCGCCGATCATTTCCCTGTACAAATTGAAAATCAAGATGGTTACACCATTGGGGTGTCAACTCAACAGCACACAGAACAATTGGCCAATTTTTATCAAGACTTTCTAATAGACATAGTGGCTGAAACTTTTGTGAATGGACGTAATTTTTTTCCCACAGAAAAAACCATTCGCCCAATGCTGTTAAAAAAACCGTTTATAACAATGGGACCAAAATGCCACCTGATACATCTAAGACAAATGGGCTTTAGAACATTTGGCAGCTTCTGGAATGAAGACTATGATGGCTACGGAATTAAACATAAATATACTAAGATTCTCGATCTTATTGATACGCTATCGTCTCGATCAACAGATCAGCTGGCACAAATGTACGCTGATATGCAACCAATACTAGATCACAATTACAATTTACTAATCGAAAAAAAGTTTTCAAAAACCATAAATTATGTTGAATGAAACAACTGGATCATATCGTGTGGCCGCCGGCAGCGACTACAAGACTTGGTTAAAAGATGCCCTGGTACACTATATGTACGATTGTTTAAAAAACGATCAAAACATTGTGATTGACATCACTCCCGAAGCAGCATCATTTAGAGCCAATGGTCTATACAATGTACTAGATAGATTTTGCGATCATACCGGTTATGCCAAACAGCGTGTTACCATACGCACTGGCAATATGCTGGAGAATCATGAATCGTATCAGATACAACGTGTGGCCACAGCCTGGTATGAACTGACTCGCATACGTGGATGGATAAGACAAAATCCTGTCACACCAGAATTTGCTCCAACATATCATTTTGGTCATTTTGTTGGCAAAAGTAACTGGAACCGATTATGGACAGCTGCATTGTTACACAGTCGTTACGCAGACAAAACTTTGCAAACTTATAATTGCGGAATAGGCACACATTATCTGAGAAAATCCGAGGACCTTGTTGATTACGTGGGACTAGAAGATTTGGTTGAGTTTGGTTGTGACATATTGCCTGAGGTGGTTGCGTTTTTACAAGACTGCCCTAGAACCATTGCCGAGGACGTGGAGTTTATCTCTGGCAAAGGCAACTACATCAACCAAAGTCAAGATTGTTATCCTATACAGATGCCTAACAATTTAAACATACTGAATTATTACAATTCAATTTTTGTTGATGTGGCACACGAAACTTATATGGCCGATGGTGTTTTCTTTTGTACTGAAAAGACCTGGCGACCAATGATTGCACGTAGACCTTTTGTTTCAGTTACTCCTCGCAATCATTTGGCCAATCTTCGTCGTTTAGGATTTTGTACTTTTAACAAGTATTGGGATGAAGGATACGACGAGTACGGATTAGCCAATCGTATTCACGAAGTTAGTAAATTATTAGAAACAATAAGTCGTTGGACTCCGGCTGAAATGGCCCGAGCACTTGCAGATATGCAAGAAATATTTGAGCACAACTATCAAACACTTTTGTCGTTGACTACTACCACTGTAGAAAAGATCTTTGTAAATGACAACTAAACACCACTTGCCGTTTGTAGAAATGATGGTTACACAATTCTGTAATCTAAGTTGTCTTGGGTGCAGCAATTACGCTGACCTAAAGCACACAGGTTATGTCAAATGGGAGGACGGTCGCAGAGAAATTGAATCTTGGTTGCCACGTATGGATATCGAAGACTTTGGCATCATGGGCGGCGAACCCTTGATCAATCCCGAGCTCAAGCAATGGATACGTGGACTAAGAGAACTGTTGCCTACAAGTCCCATACGCTTTAGTACCAACGGTGAACTGCTGGACCGACACTTGGATGTATTAGAAACAGCACACGAAGTGGGTAACTTTGTTTTTAAGATTACTGCACATCAACACAGTGAGCGTGTAGAAGCAGTGATACGCAAAATATTTTCAATGTACAAATGGGAACCTGTGTACGAGTTTGGCATCTATCGTTACAAGACCACAAACGGCCTGCGATTTCAAGTCAATCGCCCACTGACATTTATCAAGTACTATAAGAACGACTATCCAAATATGATGCCGTTTAATAGTAATCCAGCAGAATCGTTTGAAATTTGTATGCAACAAAAATGTCCGCTGATGTTTCAGGGCAAGTTGTACAAGTGTAGTACGTTGGGCGGGTTAGAACAAACACTAGATCGTTTTGGCATAACAGATCCGGCGTGGAAACCATATCGCGGGCAGTACATTACACCCGATAGCCCAGATGAGGCAATTGCAGCATTCCTCAACAATTATGGTCGACCACATCGTGTATGTACTATGTGCCCCACAGCCAAGGATGACGAAAGCATAGTTTTACATTACAATAACGTAATTACAAAATGAAACAAGATCAAAGATTCTTTGCATTTGGCTGTAGCTTTACTAACAGCATATACTATCCAACCTGGGCCGACATAGTGGGACGTCAGTACAAATCGTATTCCAATTGGGGACAAGATGGTGCAGGCAATAGTTTTATTTTTTATAGCCTAATGGAATGCCACAAACGTAACCGTATCACCCGGGATGATGTTGTGATGATTATGTGGAGCAGCATAGGCCGCGAGGACCGTTGGGTTGCAAGTGAACAATGGATTACTCCGGGTAGTATCTATAATCAAACAACCTACAGCGAAGATTTTGTTGCAAAATTTGCCGACCCCACCGGCTACCTAATTCGAGATATGGCACACTTGTCTGCGGCTAAAGCTGTACTGGATTCAATTGGCTGTGAGTACAAGTTTTTTAGTATAGTGCCGTTTAATGTACCTGATGATAATATTTTTAAAATTTTTAGTATAGACAACGAAATAACCACACTATACGCCAACGAACTAGCTGCAGTTAAACCCAGCGTATACGAAGCAATATTCAATTTTGATTGGTACAGTCGCAAGGGGTATGTAGACATAAAAGGACTTGAACAAGAATACACAGTTTTACGTGGCGCCAATTGGCCAACGTGGGAACAATTTGTTCAGCAGGACTTTAGTGGAGTCGACAATCGTGTCAAGGTAGAGATCAACGAAAAACATCAATTCAGCAAGCGTTTGTTATTTAGAACCAACACACATCCAATGCCAGCCGAATACTTGTTGTACTTGAATACGGTAGCACCTGAAATAGAAATTAACAGCAATACAGTAGAGTGGACCAATACAGTGAATGAAATGATAATGACCAAACAACCACTTGGCCGTGTATGGGCCGGCCCACAATTACCCAGGAGATTTTAAATGAAAATTTTAGTCAATGGACCCAGTGTTGCTAGAGGTGCTGGATCGTGGCCTTATATACTACAAGAGCAACTGGAACAAAATATCGAGTGCGATATTATCAATCTTGCACAGGCCGGAGCAGGTAACGAATATATCTATGCCACTACCATATCCGAGTTAGCACAAAGAAAATACGATCTAGTAATGGTCATGTGGTGCGACTTTAGACGGTTTGATATCAAAGTCAGAGACATCACCAAATTTGCTGATACTACTTACACCAGCCTATATCAAAGCCGACAGAATGATTGGCCCAGCAAAGTTATTTGGCCTGAAAACGATCAAGACTATGTGGAAAAGGATTGGGTATTTGGTTGCGGTTACATCAATAACGAAGGTGAAAGCGTCAAACAACTGTTTGACGAATTTTACAATCATACCGATTATGAAAGCCATTATCATAGAAGTCTTACCAAAATTATAGGACTGCAAGGTGTATTAAAATCAATGAATCAGCCATACCTGTTTTGTTCTGTGAGAGAGTTAAAAGATCTGCGAGTCAATTCACACTTGTATGATATGATCGACAAACAAAACCTAGTGTTACAAACTCCGCACAAGATTGCTGGCGAAATTGACAGCTGGGCCGATCCAACCCATCCCGGTCCTGAAGCGCATACAGAATTTGTCAAATACCTTATTGCTAACCTTAAAGAGAGAAACTTGGTTTGAGTAAAAGCGACTTTATGTCTGCCGCTGAGCAGATGAAAGAAAAATTAGGACCAGCACTCTGTTTGGCCAAATGGAAACAGGTGAGTCTACACTTGCCTACAGGACTCAACAACAGTTGCTATCATCCGCCCTTGCATCAAATTGATCCCGCAGTATTAAAAGACAATCCGGGTGCATTACACAATACCGAGCATAAGAAAAAGCAACGTGTTATTATGCTCAAAGACGAACGTCCACAAGAATGTAGCTATTGCTGGACACAAGAAGACTTGGGTAACCTAAGCGATAGACATTATAGATCAGGAGAGCCTTGGGCAGCAGAAGATTATGAACCTATTAGATCCAGTGCCGGAAATGAAGACGACGTTGTTCCGTCGTACGTCGAAGTTAACTTTAATCATGCGTGTAATCTCAAATGCAGTTATTGTAGTCCCCAGTTTAGTAGTAGCTGGCAGCAAGAAGTTGATAGGTTTGGCGGATACCCAACCAGTACTGTTCATAACGATGCTAGCCATTTTGTTGGTCGCAACAGGCCTATTCCTCATTCCCAAGATAATCCTTATGTTGATGCATTTTGGGCCTGGTGGCCTACACTTTATCCGCAACTGAAACATTTCCGTATGACCGGTGGCGAACCCCTGATGGATCGTAACACATTCAAGGTATTTGACTATGTGTTGGCCTTGCCTAATCCTGAATTGCACCTGAATGTGACATCAAACTTCAGCGTAGAACCAGCATTGTTTGAACGCTATCTAGATTATGTAAAACGCTTGTGTTCAACTCAAATTGAACACTTTATGCAGTACGTGAGTTTAGACTCAGGTATACCAGCTCACGCAGAATACATACGCAACGGTTTGAATATGAATCGTCTGGTCAGCTATGTTGAACGTTACCTGACAGAAGTTCCTTATCGCAACAGTCTTACATTTATTATCACAATGAATAACCTAAGCGTATTGGGTTTACAACGACAGCTAGATTATATTTTGAGTCTACGCAGAACGCACAGTACCACATATCAACGTGTTTGGTTTGATACTCCGTTACTACGTCAACCGCGTTGGCAAAGTTTACAAATCTTGCCTGAAGTTTACGTGGGGGTATTGGAACGTGTGGCTGACTGGATGGAACTGAATTTGGAAACTGCCGAAGATCCATTTCACGGATTCAAGGACTACGAAGTACAACGTATGCGCCGCGATATTGATTGGATGAAGGAAGGTCGCAATTTGGATCCAGGATATGTTAAACTACAACGTGCAGATTTTTATAGATTTTTCCACGAACACGATCAACGACGCAACACCGACTTTTTAGAAACTTTCCCAGAGATGCGGGAATTTTGGAACGAATGCCGATACTATGCCCAGAATTAACAATGAAACCGATTTAGAATACAAACGCCGGGTGATCGACATCAAGTCGGAAAGCTTCTGCGGAGCCAAATGGTACAATGCTACTATATGGTTAGGGTCAGGGCAAACTACTAGTTGCCATCACCCGTTGCCACATCAGGTTAGTGTTGACGAAGTACGTGCCAATCCCAAGGCATTACATAATACCGCTAAAAAGAAATCAGAACGTGCTCAAATGCAACGGGGCGAACGTCCTGTCGGTTGCGAATACTGTTGGAAGATTGAAGACATTGGTCGCGACAACATCAGTGACCGTGTGTACAAAACTGTTATATATGATGATAAGGATTTGGATCTTGCTTACAACACTCCTGCAGAAGAAGATGTGGATTTACAAACACTTGAAATCGCGTTTGACCGTACCTGTCAATTTGCTTGTAGCTACTGCAACCCTGCTTTTAGTAGTAGCTGGGTACGTGACCTTAAGCAACACGGGCCATACACCCAATTGGTTAGCGACGGCCGCAACCACTTTACTCACCCTCACGATAGCAGTCAACTTTATCGCTTCGGCGAAGTTAACCCGTATGTAGAAGCATTTCACAAATGGTGGGAAACAGATCTACACAGAACATTAAAAGAATTACGTATCACTGGCGGTGAGCCACTTATGTCGCCAGAGACCTGGAAACTAATTGAATGGTTTAAAACTAACAAAGGCAAGAGTTCTACACGTCTTGCTATTAACAGTAACCTAGGTACTGATGTAGACGTAAATCGTTTGCTAGCAGCCATTGATGGAGTCACTGTTGACTTATATACCAGTAATGAAAGCATCGGTCTACAAGCCGAATACATACGCGATGGACTTGTCTGGGACGACTGGGCCAACAACTGTGAAAAGATTATGGACTCAGGTAAACTACGTGGCTTCCACGTGATGTGTACTATCAATGCCTTGTGTTTAGACACACTAGACAGTTTCTTAGAGTGCTGTATGAATTGGAAACGTGAGTACGGAAAGAACTTCCCTAGTTTCTCGCTAAATATTTTAAGATTTCCAAGTTTTCAAAGTCCACTGGTTCTTCCAGATGTATTACGAACACACTACAAAATTCGCTTGCAAGATTGGTTAGACACAAACAGCAATGACGAATTCTTGCACGAGTATGAACGCAATCAACTGCAACGCTTGATTGACTATTTGGATGTGGTCAAAACACCACACGCAGATGCTGCAGAACAATCAGTACTACAACAAGACTTTAAGAAGTTTTATACACAGTATGACCAGCGTCGCGGTAAAAACTTCACAGCAACATTTCCTGCCTTGGCAGGCTGGTACAACACGTTATGAGCAAACAAGATTTTTACAACAAGGGTTACGACTACAATGCTCGTGCGCCTTATTTCATTGAACGCACAGAATTGACAGAACAAGAGTGGCATCGCTTGACTCAGAGCGAAACATTCTGTATGTTGCCTTGGACTCATATGCACGCCTTCCCAGACGGTCGTGTGTATCCTTGCTGTTTGGCTGACTATTGGCATCCAGTGGGCGACTTACGTCAACACACAATGCGAGAAGTGTGGAACCAAGACCGGTACCGGCAGTTGCGTGTCAATATGCTTGCAGATCAACCCAGTAAAGAATGTACCAAGTGCTACGAGCAAGAGCGGCACGGTGCGTTTAGTATGCGTAACGATAGTAATCGTAACTACGGACATTTAATTAAGGAAACAAATGCGACACAAGATGATGGCACACATCCTGAATTCAAGATTAGGTATTGGGATGTGCGTTTTAGTAATCTCTGCAATTTCCGCTGTCGTTCCTGCGGTCCTATTTTCAGTAGCAACTGGTACAACGATCACGTTAAGTTATATAACCGCGTTCCAGATGTGCTTGGTCGTGATATGTCACGAGTGGAGTACGCTGCAGGAGACGAGGATGCAATGCAAGAGCAAATGCTTGAGCACGTTCCGTATCTAGAACAGGTTTACTTTGCTGGCGGCGAGCCGTTAATTATGAAAGAGCATTATGCTTTATTAGAAAAGCTAATTGATGCCGGCAAAACTGATGTACGTATTCAATACAATACAAACTTCAGTGAAATGCGTTACAAAGACAAGCACGTGTTTGAATATTGGAAACACTTTAAGAATGTTTCAGTAGGTGCTAGTCTAGATGGTATGGGTCCTCAAGCAGAACTTATACGCAAAGGTGCAGACTGGCGTCAAACAGTAGAAAACCGCGAACGTATGATGGCAGAAGTGCCACACGTGGATTTTTATGTAAGCTCAACTGTTAGCTCAATGAATGTACTACACGTGCTGGACTTCCATCAGGAATGGACTCGGTTGGGATTGATTCAAGCCAAGGATTGGAATATCAACATTTGCCAAAGTCCCGAATGGTATAGAATTGATATCTTCCCGGAGGAGTTTAAACAGCGTGTCATCTATCCGGCATATGAACGTCATATTGAGTGGTTAGATCCACAAGACAGTTTGCGTCGTGCTACCACAGGATATCAAAGTTTACTGAGTCTAATGCGCGGCACTGATGGTACCAAACATTGGCCACGGTTTGTAGAAGAAACTGCCAAACTAGACGCAGTACGAAATGAATGTTTCTGGGATTTATTTCCTGAATTTAAGGAATTAAACGGTGGCTGATCACAAGTGTATGTTGCCTTGGACCAGTCTGGCTGCCAACACAGTAGGCACAGTACGCCCTTGTTGCATTAGCGAGGACGTAATCAAACGTGATGATGGCACTCCATACAATCTTGCTACCGACAGTATAATGGAAATCTTTCACAGCAATTATATGAAAGATTTGCGACAAGAATTCATTGATGGTGGCAAACCTCGAGCGTGTCGTCGTTGCTGGAATGAGGAAGCTGTGGGCAAAATCAGCAAACGTGTTAATCATTTGCAGAAAATGAATATGCTGTTGCCTTTGGTAAATTTTAATACTGTCGTGCCTAAACATTTTTTATACTTGGATTTGAAATTGGGCAATATCTGCAATCTCAAATGTCGTATATGTGGTCCTATGATCAGCAGCAAGTGGGCACAGGAGAGTCTAATGCAGGTTCCATACAAAGAAAGACGAACTCATCAAAGCAAGACCTGGCTAGTAGAAGGCGAATGGCCACGTACCAGTACAACATTTTGGGAAGAAGTACGAACTTTGATACCCAAGATTAAATTTTTAGATTTCACTGGCGGTGAGCCTTTTATGATTCAAGAACACTTTGACCTGTTGCAGTACAGCGTAGACACAGGTTCCAGTCGTTATCAACATTTATTTTACAATACCAATGGAACTGTATTCCCCGAAGGTGCTGAAGAATTATGGAAAAACTTCAAACGTGTTGAAATAGCATTTAGCATTGACGGATTGGGCAAACGTTTTGAACTAGAACGTTCAGGAGCCAAGTGGTCGGAAGTCAATGCAAACATACAAAGATTTCGTGCAATGAAAGCTCGTCTTCCACATATAGAGCTACAGGTTAATCCTACTGTGAGTATACAAAATGTTTATTATCTTGAGGAATTGTGTGCGTGGATAGCCGAACAAGACTTTGATCACGAAAACTTTGGATTAGTTCACGAAGCGGCCTATTTGAGTATTGGTACAATGCCGCCGGAAGCAAAACAATTGGTAATTGAAAAATTAAACTCAGGCAAATTTATTGACCGCCACCGTCGCGAAATTGATCAAATAATTGATTTTATCAACAATGCTGAAAGCAAAGACGGAGTCAGATTCCGTGAGGAAATGAAACAGTTGGATCGTATCCGTGGAGAAAATTTTGCAGACACACATCCAGAAATAGCAAAAGCAATGCGGTATGACGTTACCTAAAACAATTTGTATGTTACCTTGGATCTCCATTGAGACCAGCCCGATGGGCACTACACGTCCTTGCTGTATGGCACACGAGGAAATAGTTGATGCCACAGGTAAAAAATACGATCTAAATGAAACCAACTTGGAAACTGCATATCACAGCGAGTATATGCAAAATCTACGTAGACAGTTTCGTGCCGGGGAAAAGCCAGCAACCTGTAGTCGTTGTTGGGATGAAGAAGCTGCCGGCCGCGACAGCAAACGCATCCATAGTCAAGTTAGACTCAAGCACTTGTACGACAAGGTTGACTGGGCGAACGATAATCCTGACCAGCTATGGTTTGTGGATTTGAAGTTGGGTAACATCTGCAATCTCAAATGTCGTATTTGTGGATCGTGGTCAAGCAGCAAGTGGGCCGAAGAAGAATTAGCATATATGCCCAAAGACTTTGATAAGAAGAGTCACATTGCCTACACCTGGCTAAAGGCCGGTGCCTGGCCACGCAAAACAACAATCTTCTGGGACAACCTACGTGAACTATTGCCCAACATCAAGTATTTTGAATTTACCGGTGGTGAACCCTGGATGATACAAGAGCATTTTGATCTACTGAGATATGCGGCTGCCTTGGGTTACAGCAAGAACATTGACATACACTACAACACCAATGCCACGCAGGAACTGAGTGAAAACACACAGATTTGGAATCAATTTGGTCGTGTAGATATTGCGTTCAGTATTGACAACGTAGGCGATCGTTTTGAATATGAACGCTACGGGGCCAAGTGGGATTTGGCAAATAAAATTATCGACGATGTACACTTTGCCAAACGTGTTGACACACCCAATATCACCACACAGTTGTGTTTTACTGTCAATATTCAAAATGTCTATTACTTGGATGAATTACTAGACTGGGCCGACACCAAAGGGTTTGGAGACATTTATTTCAATATGATGCACAGTCCTGATCATATGAGCATACAACGTATGACTCCGGCTGCCAATGAACTGGTGTTAAACAAATTAAAAACTACATTTTGGAAAAACAGTCATTATCAACGAGAAATCAACAACATAATCAATTTCATTGAATTAGGTTCAGGCAGCGACGGATCGGAATTTTTGTTTAAGATGCAACGTACCGATGCACACCGCAAACAAAACTTCTTGGACACGCACCCTGAAATAGCCAGAGCAATGGGATATGAAGATTAAACTGGTTGGTTTTTGGGATCACAACAACTATACACAGATAACCTTATTAGAGTATCGTAGTATAATTGGTCAGGCTTTTGATTTTGAATTCTATGATCCGCACCGTGCATACGACAAACAATCAACCTTGTTTGTGTGCAATCATTATCAATATCACAAAAATAAAACAACTGTTGATCAATTGGTCGGGGATGGTTATCGATTGGTGTTTGAGTCGCTGTTGGAAAAACAAAGCAGTTCGTCGCATACTGAAACAACGGTGTTGCACGTGGTTGGATCAGAGAGCACAAATACTCCACCAAATACCTTGGAAGTTCCGTTGTATTTTTGGTATCACGAAAATCGATTGAGCAACTACACAGTAGAACGTACCTACACACCAGACAAAAAGTTTTTGCTGATGATGAATTTTGCTAGACCTTTTAGAGACGATATATACAACAAGTTTACTCCAATCTTGGAGCAAGGACTATACAGTTATGTTGATCGTGGAGTGCGTATCGATGGCGATATTGAACACGACAGCCCCGGACACAAAGAGTATTGGGATAGATGGGATCGTTACATAAATCCTGCGTGGTACAATCGTACAGAAATCAACATAGTGGTAGAAACACAAATGAACACAGACGAAATATTTGTCACAGAAAAAACAATGAAACCTCTAGCATTACAACAACCGTTTGTGATGCTGGGCGGAGTTGGTACATTGGATTTTTTACAACGCTCGGGGTTTGAAACATACAGTAATTTATTCGACGAGTCATACGATTTCAAACTCAACCGATTGGATCTAGTGTACGAACAGATAAAAAATTATCAGCTGCAAGGATACAGTCAAGAAACTCGAGACAAAATGGCGCACAATTCCAGTTTGTTTCACAATAGATCTGCTGTTGATGTATCGTTCTACCAGTCAATAGTCGAACCCTTAATGGAATTTATAAATGGATAAACCAGCAACACTTTGTATGGCACCTTGGACTCATACCTATCTCAGCCCGCAAACTGAGCGTAGAATGTGTTGTGCGTCAAGAGAGCCTGCGCAGAATTTTCAACAGTACATTGATACTACATCGGGTACCGGCAAGTACATACCTATTTCATTGGATGAGCATTGGAACAGTGAACATATGAAAAGTGTGCGCCGTCGTATGATGGCCGGAGAAACCTTGCCCGAATGTGATGTGTGCAACAGCAAGTTGCTGAATACCGACGTTTACCGCTCGTATTTTAACAGTTTATTTGGTCATAAGTATTTACAGGCCCTGGAACATACTGATGATACGGGCTACACGACAATGAAGCCAGTCTCGTGGGATTATAGGTTTAGTAACCTGTGTAATTTTAAATGCCGTATGTGCGGCGATATGCTGTCGAGTGCTTGGGAGAGTGAGCAACGACAACATAATATGATTGATTGGGACAATCCTAATACACATTGGATGCGCCCTGAGGTCAAAGAACAAATAGTAAAGTTTCAAGACACCCAGGTAGAGCAAGAGTTTGCTACTGCTGTTGAGGAACACCGAGTGGAAGAGGTGTATTGGGTGGGAGGTGAACCGTTGATGTACGAGCAACACTGGAAGTATATGCAACGGATCATAGAACTTGGAGATGGAAAAAATGTTTACGCTAGGTATAACACAAATCTTAGTCGCATCAATTATCGCGGTATCAATTTGTTTAGGGATATACTATCTGGGTTACGTGACTGGCAAATCTGTGCAAGCATCGATGGCACGGGCCGAATTGGCGAGTATATTAGATCAGGTCTTGATTTTGATCAGTGGCTTGAGAACATCCGCGAAGGACTTGCGTACCACAGTCACCGCCGCCAGATCCGTTTGGACTTCACTCTTACTACACCAGGACTCTTTGAAGTACAAGCGATACAATCGCTCGCAGAAACACTAGGTGTAGACGTACTAGCCAAAGTAGTTTTTAGTTTTAGCCCGGACATTGTTATGTCGCCGTTGGCCCTGCCCAGATCCATTTTGGAACCCTGGGTAGACGAAATCCTGAATGGCACTCCTGAGGGTAAACCTCTAACCGGCCCGTTACGGGATATACTTGTCCAGCTAAAAACTAGACCCACATTTGCTGAACAGTGGCCCGCAGAATACGAAGCCGGTCTCAGAAAGGGCAAAGCTCGTATATTAGAACTTGAAAAAATCCGAAAAGACCAGTATACTTTTAGAGACATCATGTCCTTAAGACCTCAAGCACTCGAATGGTGGGATTCAATTGACAATTAAAGTAGTATTGCGTAACCCTTTAGACCGGAACGATCAAGTAGACTATACTATCGTTCCCAACGACACCTCGCTGGCCCAAGATTGGCAAGTGGCTCTGCGAGATCTACTGGAGTCTGGTAACCTACTAGAAAAAAACTTTTGTTTTATGGGTTTTCCCAAGACTGCTCGCACACTGGAATATCTGTGTAACGAACTCAATCAACACACACGAACCATTAATCTTTTCTTTAACAGTGAATACTTTATCTGGGAATTGTTTACCCCCAAAAATGTAGTTGGATTTGATTATGCCGAAAACGGCATCAATCACGATATGATGAACCGGTTACACAATCATTTTGAACGCTTGCAAGGTACGGTATGGGGACTAAGTGAGTGGTACAAACGTGCTGACTATGATACCAAGTATGCTATTCGTCAACTGAACAACATCTGTCACGAAATGGAAAACTTGATCTTGAGTCAACGCAAATTGGCCACAGATCCTTATTGGGTACGTCCCAGTCAAATTACCACATTTATAAATGCACGTCGATATGATTTAAAACCCGAGCACCGTGAGGGCTTTCGCATCAACGGATATGATCGTGTGTTGGGCGGTGTATATATGCACTGGACACAGATAGGTAAGACTTTGTACGAAGTATTCCGTGATGAACACGCACCTGAACTCACTGACACAGTATGCGAAGCTATTACAGAACTGAGATATTACTCGGGCGAGTTTGATGTTGAGTGGGGCAATGATGTTGTTCGCAATGGCGGGCACCCTTGGCACGACAAAGAACAAACAGAATTTGAATCTTGGTTGATCAAAAACAATAGAGATCCCAGCGATACCACGTTGAGTCTGGGTTACCTGCCGCTGGGTCAAATTGATCTACAGGCCAGTTTTGGTACCACAGACTACAAGACCATATGGGACATCTTGGGCAGCCACTTGGACATACAGCGTATAGAAATTGACGGAGTTGTACAACAGTACGACTACTGCTGGAGCGATTCCACTTACAAACAAATGCAAATAGATATGATGAAGCCTGGATATGATTATAGTAGCCGGAGGTGACAGTTTCGTATACGGCAGCGAGTTGGCAGACTGTAACGGCAGACACAGTCAAAGCACCTTTGCGGCTTTGTTGTCTCAAGAACACCAGTATCAATGCGTGGCCTGGCCCGGTTTAGGCAATGATGGCATAGCACATCGTGTTATTGCTGAATGCGAAGCCATATGGCCTGAACGTCCTGCTGTGATAGTATCGTGGACCTTTCCTGGTCGCTATGAATTTCGCTTTAATTATCATACCAATCAACGCGGCAGTCCTTGGTATACTATTACTCCGTGGACTGTACGGGATGATCCTGCAACTATAGAAAAAGAATTTGTAAATCAAAATAGCAATATTTTGTATGAGCAAATTAAAAATATAACCAAAGCCAAGGAAAACGGTATAGCCGACTTTGCCAAATCCTTTTATAAGAACGTGGGCGACAGCGAGTACTGGGAAATTTATACCACGCTCAAAGAAATTACATACTTACAAAATTATTTAAAAACCAACAGTATACCTTATTTGTTTACCTGTGCCGATAATTGCATATGGTACAATCATACAATACAAACAGCAGATGCTAGCATACATAGTCTAACTGAACAAATACACCGGGATCAAGCCAATTGGTTTTGGTTTCCAGCCGGAACAGAAGCAACACAAACAACGGACCCAAGAGGTTTTTATCAGTGGGCTTTGGAGAATAAATACCCAATAGGTACTACCCATCCACTAGAAGCAGCACACACAGCGGCAGCACACATAATGAAAGATCAATTCAATGCAATGGTTACGAAATCTTTACAATAAAATCACTTTAGAATTACGTTATCGTAAAAAATTAAAAGAACTACGTAAACGAGATCCATTTATCTATAAATGAACATACTAGGAATCAGCGCCGGTTTCCACGATGCATCCGCCACGGTGATCAACAATGGCGAAATAGTGTACGCTGGTCACGCCGAACGGTACAGCAAGATCAAAAACGATGCCAATCTGCACCCTGCAATGTTTTGGGAGTTATCAGATGGTCGCCACATTGATCATATTGCCTACTACGAAACTCCTTGGAAAAAGCAGTTACGTCAGTGGTACTCGGGACAAGGTGTAGAATGGAACAAGCTGACCACTAGACAAGTACTCAGGCAACAGTTACGTGGGTATTTTGACAATGTTCCAATCAGCACACACGGGCATCATCTGAGTCACGCAGCTGCTGGTTTTCAAACCAGTCCATTTGATCGAGCCACTGTGGTTGTGATCGATGCCATTGGCGAATGGGACAGTATTACCATATGGGGCGCACACTATGTTGATGGTCGTGCTGAGTATAAGCGACTGTGGGGTCAGCGATATCCGCACAGCATAGGACTATTTTATAGTGCCATGACCAAGCGTGTGGGATTGAAACCCAACGAAGACGAATATATCCTAATGGGAATGGCTGCTTATGGAGAACCCAAGGCCGCGGCACAGATAAAATCGGCAGTGATGACCAACGAATGGAATATTGAATTTTCACAAAATTTGCATCTAGGAGTAGATGAAGAGTTTTTGGCCAAGCACTTGGAATACGATATTGCCAGTTCCAGTCAGGCCTTTTGTGAAAATTTGATATATAATGTTATGCGTCGTGCCAAAGATTTTGGCTGGAGCACAAATTTAGTATATCAGGGCGGTGTAGCCCTTAATTGTTTAGCAAATAGAAACCTCGGTGAGTATTTTGAAAAGATTTGGATTATGCCTAATCCTGGCGATGCTGGTAGTAGTCTCGGAGCAGCCGCACTGGCCTACGGCGGACCAATTGAGTTCAAAAACGCATTCCTTGGTACAGAAATCAGCGGCCCGTATCCTGTTAATGCCGTCCTTGATTGCTTACTCAGTGATAGACTCGTGGGGGTGGCCTCCGGAAGAGCAGAATTTGGCCCCCGAGCCCTTGGAAACAGAAGTCTCCTCGCCGACCCCAGAGGACCAGATATAAAGGACAAAGTAAATGCAATCAAACGTAGACAAGAATTTAGACCGTTCGCGCCAGTTATTTTGGAGGAATATGTCAATGAGTATTTTGATATGCCTAGCGGTTTCGTTGACACTAGGTATATGCAAGTCATCGGTCGTTGCAGGGATCCTGACTTATTTCCTGCTATCGTTCATCGCGACGGCACTAGTCGTATACAAACAGTACCACGAGATGGTTCGGGAATTAGAGAACTGTTAGAAAAATGGTATGTGGTAACAGGTTGTCCTATGCTGTTAAACACCAGTCTTAATATCAAAGGTGAACCCATTGTGAACGACAGAGAAGATGCTGATCGTTTTGAAATGCACTATGGAGCACGAGTATGTTCGTAACAGTTACAGAAAAATTTTATCGTCTTGACAATGTTTTTAGCAACAGCTTGTTCCAGCAGTTGGTGTCAGTCTTTGACAGAGACACCACCAATTGGTTAAAACAATATGACGGCAACTCTGCTTTTCCTAGACTACAGTTTCGCCCAGAAGAAACAGAAGAAACAGAGGCATTGTACAACCACTTGTGTGAACAAATACGCATTGAGCTAGCTCCTGTTATTGAATTTGCTGAATCAGTTACTGGTGTTAAGTTGTATCAAAACAATCCGCAATTATGGCGTGACCCTGATGGATATATCAATACCATACACGATGGTGATGTAAGCCCAAATCATTATGTCAATGTGCAGGTGTATTTGTCTGAAGGCAATGAAAATATGGGAACCTACTGTTACGACCAGGATGCCTGGCACACAGTACCATTCCGCCCCAATTGTGGTTATATGATGTTGTATCCAACACGTACACCACACGGTATGAAAAATTTTGTAGTAGACAAAAGATACAGTTTGTATCAAGGCTTCAGGGCCACAGAAATTCCATCGGATATTTGGTAAAGGAAAAATCAATGAGTCAACGTATTCTAATAATGGGCCTTCCTGGCTCAGGCAAAACAACCTTGGCGGCTGCACTTAAAAAATACCTAGAACTACACGGTTCCATCAGTTACAGTCGTGCTATTATGGAACCAATGGACAATCAAGTCAAAGTCAACTGGTTCAATGCCGATGATGTACGTCGCAAGTACAACGACTGGGATTTTTCAAATGATGGACGTATTCGTCAGAGCTTGCGTATGTTTCAATTCAGTATGGAAGCTGGCGGTGACTATGTGATCTGTGACTTTGTTGCACCCTTAGTTGAGCAACGCAACAATTTCAAGGCCGACTGGACCATCTGGGTAGACACTATCCGCGAAGGTCGTTATGCTGATACCAACAAAGCATTTGTTGAACCCGAACATTACGATTTCCGCATCACCGAGCAGAATGCAGAAAAGTGGGCCGAGTTTATTGGCGAACATATTGTGGCCAATCGTCGCCGTCCTGTATTTGATTGGAAACGCGAAACAGTACAAATGTTGGGACGTTGGCAACCGTGGCACGATGGACACCGTGCGCTGTTCGACCGACTGATAGCACGTACAGGGCAAGTGATTATTCAAGTACGCGATGTACAAGGATGGCAAGGCTCAAATCCGTTTGAAATAGAAAAAGTCAAGGCATTTATTCGTCGTGATTTGGATCCTATCTATCAAGGACAGTACGAAATACAAGTGGTACCCAATATTGTACACATTGGGTGGGGTCGTGGAGTTGGTTATACTCACGCAGAAGAAACTTTTGATGAAAGTGTAACAGATATCAGCGCCACTAAGATTAGAAAGACTCTAGGACTTGAGTGATCAGCCTATACGTAGTTTGGCAAAAGCAATAAGCTGGCGAATTACCGGAACTATAGATACCTTTGTTATCAGTTGGCTTATAACCGGGCAAGTATTACTGGCCAGCGGAATTGCTTTTACAGAAATATTGACCAAAATATTTTTATTTTGGTTACACGAGCGTGTATGGAATCGTATTACTTGGGGGCGATCTTAAATCCAAACGGTTGTTGGTCGTCTGGCAACGGGTGTGGATTAAAATATCCAGGTTCAGCCTTCCATACCAGTGCATTGGGATTTTTATCTATAGGATAATCCATTGGAATTGCCTGCCCTAGTCTATGGTTGGGTCTATATGGAAACTGAAATCTATAAAGATCGCACATATCTCGTAAACTCTGTTTTAATCTAGCCCATTCCCGATCTACCAATTCGTTGTTAAACAAATTGTAATTGTGATCCAGTATCGGTTGCATATCCAACAGCATGGCTTTCTGTTCGTCCTTTGACATTTGATCAATGGTTTGTAATACTTGCACAATGGCCTGCAATCGAGCCACAGGATCTTCTATTCGATCATAACTTTCGTCCCAGTAGTCCGAGAATGTACGGAAACCATAACTGCGTAAGTAATCTAGATTGTAAGCACAACCGGTCAATATAAATGGCATACGCAACACAATGGGTTTAAAAATCTTTTCAGTCAGGTGAGTCTTGCGTTGGAAGTAACAGGTTTCTGTTACCACATAAACAAAACTACGCATAAGATTCTCCAGTGGCCCTAGGTTCATACTTTGATTGGGTATTGGTTGCCCGGGAAAGTCAATACGCAATTCTGGTATTTGATTGATGTTGGCAATGGCTTCTTCTATGTAGGCTGGATCAAATTCATATTCAGGTACACCTTTGCGTAGGTTGTCGTCAAATGCACCATCGTCGGGACAATGATGACTGTAGCTCACATAGCCCGAGTCTAGTAGATTGTTTTTGTACAATTCGTTGACCAGCAAGCTACGATAGATACGTCTATTACTGGTTAGTCTATTAAATGATATATAAGTTTTTTCTAAGACGCGGTCAGCAGGAGCAACCAGGCCTGGCAAGTATTGGTGTCCACGAAACCAATCGGCTGCAGCAAATATATGAAAGAAGTAATTTAATCGAGCAAATGGGTATTCTGCATAAACCAGTTCTGCATCGGCACTTTCTTGTTCGGTGGTAACTAATATACAAGGTGCGTGTACTTTCCATTTTAAATGATCAAACAAGGGTCGATTGTAATCAAAATCAATTGGCTCTTGATCTTGAAACATAAACAATGGACCGTGACGCTGTGGTGGATCTCTTTGATCAGGCGGATTTGAATCGTCCCGCAAGATTTCTATATGTTCTGGTTGAGTTGACCCAAAAGGATGTAGATATCCGACCCGGGCATCTGCTATAATAGTACGTAGGTAGTTGTAGATATTTTCGTAATGAACGGATAAGTTATACATTATGTTTGATGTTTTTTATTATGGACCAAAACCAAATCTATTTGCTTTTGAGCGTCCGGCTGAGTCAATTGATCAAGCTGCCGAGTTGAGTCGTACTAGTCACTACTGGTATATTTATGGGGGCAATGACTACACAGGATTTGATTTTGACTATGTACCAGTTCCCTGGGAAACAGAACACATACACACCTGGCCTAGTCAATGGCAACGCACCGGCGGAGTGTATCTGGCAAACCGACGCACAGTGGCCAATAGACAGTACAATTTTCACGCAGATCAGTCAGTGACTCGACTGCCTAATCGAGCAATTTGGTCAGTCCCCGACAACATAGATGACAGTCAGTTTGATTATTCGTGGCACCCAGACGAAACAGAAGAGCCGTACGAGTATCACTTTGGCACACAATGGCAACGTGATGGCGGTCCTGTATATCCTGGCACAGCTGGCATCAAGTATATGTTAGATCAAAAAATACGAGCCAATGCCACACAGATATTTTATATGGATTTTTTAAATCCTGAAAGTGCCGCACAGTTTCAACAACTGAAAGCTCGGTACCCAGACATCAAACTCACACGTTATGTAGACAATCATCTCAATGTGTTCAAGCGCATTGCCAACCTGGCTACCACAGAGTTTGTATGGATTGCCAGCAGTATTTGTGACTACACTGATTTTGACTTTACCTGGCATCCAGAACCACACCAGCGTGAAATGATTCACTGTTTTCCATCCGGTAACCAAACACGTGGCGACACATTCTATGTACACGTGCCCAGTTTTACACAGCAAATGGTGGACTTGGAGTTGCTGGATTGGTTCAATGTGATCAACTATTGTGAAGATCAAACAGTCGCGCGATTTGATATTCCTGTACACTACTATGAGTCGGATAATCTAATTGAAGAAATCAAGAATTACAACTTCACCGCACCTTATGCAATGTTTACTCGAGTTGCAGATTTGAAGTTTGCGTCCTGGCATTGCTTGTGGAGTCAAAAAGATCGCATCTTGAGTCGTGCCAACAGATCAGGTGACACAGCCTTGGTACCACGTGAAGTTAAAAATCATCTGCGAGTACAAGTGTACGATTATCCCTATATTGAAAAACGCACCAACACCTATGTGTTACAGGACGAACGTCCAGACGTGGTGTTTATCAGCAATGGCGAACCCATGGCTGAAGATAATTGGCAAGCACTGGCTCGTATCTGTCCTTGGGCCAAACGCAGTGATGGAGTCACTGGGCGTGAAGCTGCTTACAAAGCCGCTGCCAAGTTGAGTGACACACCCTGGTTCTATGCAGTATTTGCCAAGACCGAAGTGTTGCCCACATTTGAGTTTGACTTTGTACCGGACTATTTTCAAGAACCCAAACACTATATTTTTCACAGTCGTAATCCCTTAAACGGTCTAGAGTATGGTGCCATGAACATCAATTTGTACAACAAGAAGCTGGTGTTAGAAACCGATCCGGGATTGGACTTTACCTTGAGCAAAGCACACGAAGTGGTTCCGGTGTGCGCCAGTATCAGTCGTTTCAACACGGATCCTTGGATCACCTGGCGTAGTGCTTTCCGTGAAACAATGAAACTACAGCGTGAAGTGGTGTTGGGTGCTGGCTTGGAAATTCAACACAGACTCAAAACCTGGTGCACAGTGGCTGAAGGGAAAAACGCCGAGTACTGTATTCAAGGTGCCGCAGATGGTGTCGAGTATCACGACGCAGTTGGGGGAGATTACGAAGCACTCAAACTCAGCTTTGACTGGGCTTGGTGCCAAGATTACTACTATAACAAGTACAAAACCAAAATTTGGTAATCTGTTGTAAAAAAGCGACAGACTTTTAAGTTTCTTTAGTTTATACTGTTTTGACTGTATGCGAGTGCGTACAGTATTTTATAAATCAACTCTACGGAGTTTAATTAAGGAAACTTAAAATGAAAAATGCCTCACATCTAGTAGTACCACGCACGGTCAACCGCGGACCAAATCCATATGCACCAATTGCGGCAATCCAAAATCAATTGTTAAGCACACCACAAACCAAGTACGTGGATATGCCAACTCGCATCGCTCCATTGATCAGCGATCCAAGAATAATTGCAAGCATACAGAATCTTAAAAAACGTCTCAAGAGCAATGTGTATACACAGGCACACTTTGGGCGTCTTATGGAAATCGACGTGGACCTGATTGACTTCAACGTCGATATCCAACGCGGTATTGAAATCGCACACATCGCCGACAACATTATTGAACTGTTTGATCCACGTGTTATGCAACCACTTAATGTTATCTACATCAAAGAAACTGGGCGTTACAGTTCCTGGGAGGGGCAACAGAGTGGTAGTGCATTTGCAGTGATGTTACATTTTGGTTTAATTGCTCCGGGTACTAAAATTCAATGCAAAGTAGTCGATGACGATTTGACAATACCGGGATCAACTTTAACTGGCGAAGCAGTAGGCAACTATGGTTTCCGTAGACTTGGTGGCAACGGTCGCAAGCCAATTGGACAGTATTGGACACACCGCTCGCGTGTTAACGGTGTTCGCTTGTACGGTTCTACTCTGCGTGAAGATGTGCAAAGTTTAAAAATACAAGAAGTGTTAGAACGTAACAATATGTATCCGGCACCCAGCGCACAAGGTCAAAAGAAAAAGCCCGGTATGATCACATACATTGCTGGTATCAATAATATTGCTGGACACGGTACTCAAAACAATCAGGACTTTGAAGATGGCCTTGACAATTTGGACTGGGCACTCAAATGGCACGATACCTATTTCCCACACGAGGACGGCGTAGACGGCGGCTTTATTTTGGCGTTTGGTAGGTTGGCTGCCGAAGCACGTGACACAGGATTTGTCATTACTCCTGCATTTGAAGCCGACTTGTTCCGACACGTACAACACAATTACGGAACACCCAAAGCATTCCACGAAGACTGCAAGTCACGATTGAAAAAGTTTCAGAAAAAACAAAAGCTGAAAGAAAGCTGGTCCGACCGTTGCTTGACCCCGATTCTGATTCTTGATTACAAAAACTGTGGCGGCACATTGGCAGCACCAGCAATCAACGATATGGTGCTTTATGTCGGTATCTGATCAGGCGTGGTTGTATCTTTGGACCAAGCAGATCATATTGGAAGACGGTACCATTGCGACTCGCATTTGCTTTGGTATCACTTCCAACTATGTTAGGCGGGCTATCAAGTACGAAGGTGCAAACGGACACCGAGTAGTATTTTGTGATTTGTGGACCGGTCCTAGCCGAGTAATTAAAACTTTAGAGTCACGTATCAAAACAGTTTTTAGTGATCACCTGGTTGTTGGATCTAGAAATACCAAATACGAATGGTTAATGGAAGATATAACACTGGAACAAATTAGAGGTTGGATCAACTATGAAATTGAAGAGTTGCCAACAATTAAATATTTTACGGAGGAAGTATGAGACCAACTTGTATAAACCCTGGATGCGGAAAACCTTGTACTCCTATCAAAGGTCGTGTTGGGGTACCGGGTGTACGATATAGAGTGTACTGCGGTAATTGTCATATTGCTAGTTATACCGGCGCCGCTTTACCTTGGGGTGTGGCACCTTATAAACAAAATGCCTGTAAGAATCAATCTGGACATTTAGGATTTCCTTGTGCAACAGATCATTCTTTGATAAGTGATGTGCGTGGTAAGTTTCATATTGATCATATCGATGGTGATAGTACTAACAATGACCCTGCTAATTTGCAAGAACTATGTTTGAATTGTCACCAAGAAAAAGGTATGCGTCAAGGTGATTATAACGGTCATCGAGATACTCCCGGTAGAGACGATAAAGGTAAAACATCTATGTCGGCTGTTGATATGTTTGATGAACTGTTTAAAATGACCGGTAAATGATACTTAACCAATACTATCAGCAATTATGTCAGGAGTGGGGTTACACCCCCACTTCTGCCGTATGCACCGGATACGAATCAGTCCTGCCACAGTTGCGAGCACTCAGCAAGGAACGCTGGCTGGCTGCAGATGAAGCTGGTCGCGAAGCTATTCAGCAAGAAGTGTTTGATATATACCGAAGCATCAATCGTGTACCTATCACTTACTTTGATCTAGATGGATGCAGAGAACAGATACGTGAGGTAGCTCGTGCAAATAAAAGTGTGGTCAACCGTCAATTAGGCGTGGGTAACAATGATGGACTACCACTGGGACGTTTTTGGTTTCCTAATATGCAAGATGCAAAATGGAACGACAACGCAACTGTGAGTATGAAAGCTCGTTTCAACCACGACAATAAACTCAAACGTGCTATTAAACTGTGTTATGTGCATCGTGACGAAGGCAAGGACAGCGTTATACCTAAAAATCTGCGTCGTGCGTTGGAACTGGTTAACGGCGGCACTATACAAAACTTCAAGCCAATGAATGCTCGTGCTGTTTGGGAATATATCTGTCCTACTATGTGGGGCAATGTGTTAGACTTTAGTTCGGGTTACGGCGGACGTATGATGGGGGCAATGACCAGCCGTATGGCATACAATTATACCGGCATTGATCCCAATACTAGAACTTTTCAAGGTCTCCAAGCTCTGGGCGAGCTGTTGACTGAAGAAGGCCAAGGCAGTGGATTCAGTATGAATTGTATGCCCAGTGAAGAATTTGATCCCGAACCAGGTACCTACGATGCGGCATTTTCAAGTCCGCCCTACTTTAACTTGGAAACCTATACCGACGAGCCCACTCAGTGTATGAACAGGTACAACAACTTGGATGCGTGGTTTGAAGGTTATGTGGCACCCACACTCAAAATGATTCACCGGGCCCTGGCGCCAGATTCAATCTACGCTGTCAATATTGCTGACTACAAAAACGGTAAAGAATCGTTTGCTATTGTGGATCGCTGGAAAGCTCTAAGTGAAAAGGTAGGATTCCAATACATAGAGCAGATAGATATGCTGTTAAACGTCCGCCCGGGAGTTGGCAACGGCAAGTTGGAAAAAGCCTATAAAAGCGAAGGAATTTACCTGTTTCGCCGCCCGTAGACTGCCATTCTGCTGTAAAAAATCCAATAAAATCAACGACTTACAGCACTTAATATTCTGGTAGACCCAAAATAGCCAAAATGCTATAATACTTGTATAGTGAATAACAAGGAGCAAAAATGATTGGATTAACAGTGGTTGAAGGTGATACAATTCGTGCATATGACTTCAAGCCAATGTTGGGCCGCGAAGACTGTTTTATTGAAGGTCGTGTCGTTGATGCCCACAATACTGAAATGGGTTTTCAAGCCTACAAGATTGTAGTTACCAAAGATAGTTGGAGCGATGCAGAAGATAAAGGTCGCGTCGGTATCGAAATGTTTGTGCCTTGGCGTGTGGACTTCAGTGAGTTCCAAGGTCGTATAATGAATCTTTCAAGATAAGGAGTGGTTATGCCTAAATATAATCCAGTTAAAGAAGTTGAACGTATTGCTCAGTTGTTGGTAAAACAATTTAAATATTCTTCAATGGCAGATTTTACCGCTGAAGATATTGACTATATTGCTAGCGAAGCGCAGGTATCGTTCGCTGAAGTGGTTGATATTTTGCAAGCGGAATTGGTTTAAGGCTGTAATGGGGTCGTGCGATCCTTGGGGAGCCTTGATACCCCAGAAACTTGCGGTCACTTTTTGCTGGTTTTTGACTCTAAATAAAAACCAGCATCTTTTGCTAAAAAACAACAGACAAATAATTGTCAATAATGTATAATGTAGTTTCAGTAGTTAAATTTTTAGGAGCCTGTGATGAGTCAAGTAAGTGAAAATCGTACCGTAACGCCAAGCGAATGTCGTAGCCGTTTGCTTCGTGCGTTCAAAGTAAAACGTCCTGTTTTTATCTGGGGTCCTCCCGGTATTGGTAAATCAGAGTTGGTTGCTGGTTTGGCCAGTGAATTGGGCGGTCATTGTATCGACCTGCGTTTGGGTCAAATGGAGCCGACAGATTTGCGTGGTATTCCATTCTATAACAAAGATTCAGGCAAGATGGATTGGGCTGAACCTGTTGATTTGCCAACAGAAGAAATGAGCCGAGAGTATCCGGTAGTGGTCTTGTTCTTGGACGAGATGAACGTGGCGGCACCGGCTGTACAAGCCGCGGCATATCAGCTGATTCTCAATCGTCGTCTTGGCAAGTATCATTTGCCAGAAAACGTAGTTATTGTTGCCGCAGGTAATCGCGAATCAGACAAAGGTGTTTCATTCCGTATGCCAATGCCCTTGAGCAATCGTTTTGTACACCTAGAAGTACGTGCTGACTATGATAGTTGGAACGAGTGGGCTGTGGCTAATCGTGTACACAAAGACGTGGTAGGTTACATTGGTTTTGCCAAGCAAGACTTGATGGACTTTAACCCACGTTCAAGCTCACGTGCTTTTGCTACACCACGCTCTTGGAGTTTCGTGTCAGAGTTCTTGTACGACGAAGATGCCACAGATGCTGAATTAAGTGATTTGATTTCGGGTACTGTAGGCGATGGCTTGGCAGTGAAGTTTATGGCTCATCGTAAACACGCTAGCCGTATGCCTAATCCAAGTGATATTTTGAGTGGCAAGGTCAAGGAATTAGAAGTCAAAGAAGTGTCGGCTATGTATTCGTTGACAGTATCTATGTGCTACGAATTACAAGACGCCTATGCCAAATTGGGCAAATCTAAAGTTGAAGAATGGCACAAAATGGCCGATTGTTTCTTCCGCTTTATGATGGATAATTTCAGTACTGAGTTGGTTGTTATGGGTGCTAGAGTTGCATTGACCACTTATAACTTGCCCTTAGTACCAGGTAAGCTCAAGAACTTTGATGAGTTCCATAAACGCTACGGCAAGTACATTATTGCCGCAGGCGGTAAGTAAACGGTTGCTGTCACAGGCAGGGGGCAGGTGCAAGCCGTAAGTCCTCCTTATTCTTATGCTAGAAACTATCATTCTTGTGCTGGGTATTTCCAGTGTAGTCACGTATGAAACCACTGGCAAGGGCCTAACCGATCACGCTGTCAGTGCTGTGGCCAATCAAGACTGTAAAATAGCAAGGGTCATACACGATGAAAAGATCTGTCAAGAAGAACGCCAAGGCTCTGTTACCGTATCAGCGCCAGTTTCTACAAGTTATGACACAGTTGCACGGGCCAACGATGTGTTCGCCGCAAGGGCAAGGAAATACAATGAAAGTCACTAAACTAGATCGCAGATATAACGGTCATATGATATTCAAATATGTAATAGAGCCTAATGTTATCGGCAAGGATGAAAGAATCGAAGAGTTTAAAGGCTGGCGCGAATGGTGTTGGTCGGTATTTGGACCCAGTTCCGAGCTTGGGTTTATTCGAATGGTTCCCGGGAAAACAAAGATGGAATCAGACCGAGTTTGGTCCTGGGACACAGAGTTTAATAATTTGAGATTGTACCTCAAAGATGATGCCACTTTAAGTGCGGTTATGCTACAGTGGGGCTAAAAACTGTGGCAAAAAAGCCACAGACACATAATGATCAAAATGCTATAATATATACATAAGTTAAGGAGCGACTATGTCAACTACACTAGCAGAAAAAAGCAAAAAAGTAATAGAAACAGATCCCAAAGTAGATGCGTCAGCACGTGAAAAATTGGTGACTGCACGTATCGGCTTGTTACTTCGTGCTCCGTTCTTTGGCAACTTGGCCACTCGTATGACATTGATCAATGCTGATGGCTGGTGTCCTACTGCCGCAACAGATGGTCGCAAGTTCTACTACAATAGTGAATTTGTAAACTCACTACCACTCAAACAGTTGGAGTTCTTGGTAGGCCACGAAGTGTTACACGCGGTCTATGATCATATGGGACGTCGTGGTAATCGTGATCCCAAACTGTGGAATATTGCCGATGACTATTGTGTAAACTGGGATTTGGTAGAACAACGAGTTGGTGACAAGATTCCTGTAGCACTTTACGATTCTAAATACAAAGGTATGAGCGCCGAAGAAGTCTACGATGACTTGTACGAAAATGCTGACAAGATCAATATTGATGAATTGATGAAACGTCTATTGGACGAACACTTGGATGGTGAAGGCGAAGATGGTGAAGGCGACGGTGATGGAGACAAACCCGGCAACGGCCGCCCTAGACTGAGTGAAGAAGAAAAGAAAGCAATCCGCGACGAAGTCAAAGAAGCAGTACTAGCGGCGGCCAATGCTGCAGGTGCTGGTAATATTCCCGGCGGTGTCAAGCGTATGATTCGCGATCTATGCGAGCCGGTTATGAACTGGCGCGAATTGCTACAGCAACAGATTGAGTCAACTGTAAAAAGTGACTTTACCTGGGCTCGCCCAAGTCGTCGGAGTTGGCATATGGATGCTGTTATGCCCGGTATGAAGCCCGGCGAACAGATTGATGTAGTAATTGGCATTGATACTTCGGGTTCTATTACCGACAACGATCTTAAAATCTTCCTAAGTGAAATCAAAGGTATTATGGAAAGTTACGATGAGTATCGTATACACGTGGTAGGTTGGGATACCGAAGTACACAATAGCGAAGTGTTTACCAGCGATAACATTGCCAATATCGAAGAGTTTGTGCCCGGTGGCGGCGGCGGTACAGATCCGCATTGTGTATGGAAGTGGTTGGAAGAAAACCAAATTGAGCCCAAAAAGCTGATTATGTTTACTGACTACTGTTTCTTTGGTTGGAGTCCAGAAGAAGTTGAGCAGTATTGCGATACTGTTTGGATTATCAAAGGCAACAAGAACGCAGAGCCCGAATTTGGTGTATACGCTCACTATGAAGATGCAGAAAAATGATAGCAGTACAAGAAGTAAATGAGTTTGAACGTCTGGTGGTAATAGAAGAAATGCGTCGCAATGGCTACGATGACTACACTATGCAACCGGGTAATGGATGTGTATGGGTCTCGGTACCGCGAGGTGGTTACAGTTTAGAAATGTACTATATCTTTCGAGACGGTTGTTTGGTCGACGTGCAAATTGATTGAGACTATGAAAAAACAAATTAAAGATTTTGCTCTGCAGGCTGGAGTAGCAGATAATCCAGATCCAGAAGGATTAGATCTATTTGCCGAGTTAATTGTGAGAGAATGTGCTGAAGTGGTAAAAAATCAATATAGTGAAGATTGGGGTAAGTGGTCAAACAGAATGATTCTAGAACATTTTGGAGTTGAAGAATGATCGAAGGATTAGAGCACGTGGGCGATACCCACAAATGTAATGTATGCAGTTGTGAGTTTACAGATGACGAAGGCGGAGTACAAGGCTACTTTGGAATATTACCTGTAGCATTTTGTCCAACTTGTTATAGTTCGATGTATGATATGGTGCAACAGGATATGGAAGGTGCATTTGAATGAACGAGAAGAAGATTAGAGAACTTAGTGAACAGGTTGGCATTACAGAGGCTAATCTAAGTGACGGCAATATGTCATACAACGAATTAGAAAAGTTCGCCGAGTTATTGTTTAATGAAATCGCCAATACGGCTGTAGTTAGCGACGGAATGTTTAACGGAAACGAGCGTCGTTTATCTGTGGAACTGCGGTTAGGTGATATGGTTAAGAAAATTTCAGTTTTCGGAGTTGAAGAATGAACGAAGAAGATATTAACTATAGAGCTACTATTACCTGGGACGATATGACCACAGTAATAGAAAACGGTGTTGAAGTTGATAGAGTATATCAAGACAATAAAGTTAAGAT